CTTTCCAATCAAACGAAGCTGTTGCAAAAGTTTCCCATTTGGATTGATCATCTTCAAGATAAGTTTGAGAAGTATGCCCTGTTGAACATATATAGACTAAACTACCCCATGTAACTAGATCGCCTAGCTTATAGTATGTGGATCCTGTCCAATTACCTTTGTATTCTTGGCCATCACTGGCTAAGTTCCATTTTGCTGCATCGAGGTCAATGTAAAAATCGCCTGCTGAAGTATGTCCTTCGATACATATATACGTTTTTCCGCCATAACGAATTACGTCATCTCTATAGTAGGTAGTAGAAGAATTCCATAGGTTTTTCCAAACAAATCTAATTCTACCTAATTTAAACTCAGCCATCTTATACTCCAGTATCCTTAGTTATTAATATTTATCCATTATCGCTTAAAGTAAGCAAGTGCTAGTAAACTACCTTCAACACCACCAGTAAAACGTGCTACTGCATCAAAATCTATACTGCTTGTTGCCGAAGTAATTTGATTGTTGTTAATAATTATCTGTCCAGCACGTAATTGGCTAACGTTGAGATCCTCACCACCACCACCAATTTGAGCAGCTATGTAAGTTTTTAAAGCTCTTTGCGTAGGCACAATATTGTTAGAATTTGCACCTAACGTTGCATCAGTGCTGAATTCTCTAATTACAGCACCTGTTCCTCCCAGTACAACACCGCCTAATCTTAACTCAGTTAAACCTGTTAGGTCAAAAGCGTCAGCATTTAGTGTAATAATACCTGTGGCCTGTTCAACTTTAAACAATTCGCCTACACGGAAGTTACCGTCTTGGTCGGTTGAGGTATAGAATACTCGTCCGCCGCCTGCGTCATTTGTTTCTCTAAAAGCTTCAGGTTCATTTTGAGGAAGTCCTGGATAATTTGTTTCTACAAAATTACCTGTGCCAATATCTAAGAAGTCATGACCTGTTAGTCGTACTTGACTATAGTTTTCTCTAACAGTAATTGCAGAAGAATGTGCGGGTGATTCATACGTATCTATTCTAGGACTTACTCTAAGTTTAGCACTTTGATTTCCTAAACTACCGGTTATATCTTCTATAGTTACTAGTCTATAAACGGTAGAATTTCCATTAAATTGTACGTTAGCACCGGGTCCTGGTTGTCCAGTTAAACCAGTTACCCATATGTAACTTCCTGTTTGGAATGCATCTTGTAGACCAACACCAGTAACTGTTGCATTAGCCGTAACATATCCGGTTCCTCTATTAGAAAAAGTAGGCTGTGCTAGTACACCACTTCCTATTCTTGCTGTCCAAGTACCTGTAGAAGTAGCATTAGGATCAACTACAGTAATAGTAGGTTGATTCAAATATCCTGAACCGGGATTTATAATCCTAAAACTTCCTATTCTACCAGAAGCTATTGCTACTCTAGCTGTTGCTCTAGTACCAGTTCCTACAGAAATAATAACTCTTGGTTCAATCTGATATCTGCTGGTGCTAGCTGGATCAACAATAGGTGTGCCGGATAACATGTGATCCCATCCAGATGTATCATCTGATTCTTTAGATATAGAAGCTATCTTAGTAAGAGGATCGTATGCAGATATATAACCATATTGTCCTACGCCTGCGCCTGATATAATAACTAACTTCATACCAAGATAAACAGATTCTTCACTCTCATCACTATTCGCTAGAGTTATAGTACCTGATGAACCGCTGCCCCCTTGTGCATAGTTTTGTCTTATTAGATAACCAGTGCCGCCCACAGTTCCCGAATCGTACGGGTCTGTTATTCTAATTTCATAAATTCCGTTTGTTACTACGTTTGCACTGCTAACTGCTGCGTTAAGACCTGCACCCGTAAATGTATAAGCTGCGGCAGAGTCGTAGTTAATACCAGCGTTAGTGTATTCTAAACTTAGTATTTGATCTCCATCTGTGAACACATAACCAATTTGTGCTTCAAAATTTCTATTGTTTACACTACCAGTAATAGGAGTTTCTGTAGCATCAATTCCTTCTGCTATAGAACCGTAGTCTCCATAAGAATTATTTCCGTTAGTAGCACGAATTTTTCCGCCAGCAGTTGCAAGATAGCCAACATGACAGTAGTAGGTAAACACAGAAACAAGTTCTGCTCTTCCTAGATCTGTAATCCAACAACCTATACCGTCACTTATGACTTGTGTAAAGTCGTTGGCAACTATAGAATCATTGCCGCCTGCATGTAGAGAGCCATCAACCTTTAACCCTACGCACCCTGTACCAAATGTAGTAACGTTTTGAATATACGGAGATTTATTAGTAATCCATACTGTTGAGTCGCCTGTTCCTGTGCCAGGATCTAGCGAAACAAATTTTACATCATTTAATGGTCGCTGAGTAAAATATTCATTGGGTGTTGACAATGTATCAAATAATCCCTGCAGAGTCATGTTTCTTATGCCTGTGGCATTTCTAACATAAAACATGTCAGTACTTTCATATCCAGCTGCTGGTTGTACTATAGTACTTCTTAACTCGTCACCAACTAATGCTACACTTGCAGGTATACTAATAGGTAACTCTTCTTCGTATACACCTGTTTTTATAAAAATAGTTGCAGGGCCTGTTATGTTTGCACAGGCATACTTAATTGTTCTCCACGGCTCGTTAAGCGTAGTTCCTCTTCCAGCTGCGTCAATGCCGTCTGTTGCTACGTAGTATACTTTCGAAACGTTGCCAAATAAATCCCAATCAAATGTAGTTCCGTTAGATACTTTAATTAATTCATTTTCGCTACCTTTTGGAAACCTATCCTTTGCTCCACTGTTATACCATAGAATATCACCCTGTGCTGCTAGAACGTTAGATGAATGTCCTTCTACATATACATCCCAATATGTTCCCGGACCTGCTATGTCTGTGTCTGGGCGTGTAGGTGATGACCCTGTGTGTGCTAATTTACAAACATAAGTAGTTGAACCGTATGTTGCTAAGTCGCCTAGTTTATAGGATATACCAGTTATCCATAGACCTCGCCATGCTTCGCTGGGAGAAACTACTTCCCAATAAGATAAGTTTGGTGGTTCTTCATTAGTATTATCTGCTACTGCAACATAAAGATAACCTTTGTGTCTTACAACATTACCAACTTCGTACGCTGGACCTACTGCCCAATCACCGTCAAACGTGTATCTTTCGGAGACTGGTTGCCAATATGTACTAGCAGTTACAGGATTTTGATTAGTGTTGTTTTGTTTTGCTCTATAATTATAACCGCCGTACCAAACAACATCACCTTGTTGATAGTATGTAGAACTATCGTAAATACTTTCAAATTCTAAACCTTCAAGGTAAACTGTCCAGTTAGCTAGATTAGCAGCAAAACCTGTAGATGTATGTTCTGTATTTGCTACCCAAAGGGTAGAACCGTACTTAACTATGTCGCCAACTTTATAGCGTACAGCTTGTGCCCAGTCACCGATAAAATGTGTACCGTCATACACAGTGTCCCATTTTTCAATGTCAGCTTCTAATCCGCTTGACACTGTAGATGCACCGGTATGTCCTGTGTTGCATCTATAAACTATGCCACCGTATACTACTAGATCTCCTACTTTATATCTTGTACTAGTTAGCCAAACATTTTTCCAGTCTTCAGATTCAGTTACTTCTCTCCAGAAACGTTGATTGACTTCTAATCCTAGTGAAGCTAATATTGTTGAGGTATGGGTAGTTAAGCACTCGTATATTTTACCGCCATAACGTACTTTATCTCTTTCGTTGTAAAGTGTATTAAGTTGCCATGTACCGCGCCAATGTGATCCTTCAAACATCAGCTCCCAAGTTGAACTTGTTGATGCAGCTATTGAGTTTCCGTAGCCTGTAGCAGCTTGTGACCAATAGTATAATGTGTTTGGAGTATCATCTTTAATTTCAATTCTAACCTCTCTAAGACCAGCAGAAGAAAATCCTGAAACATATCCAGTAGCACTTACTTCAACATTGTCTAGATAATAAGTTACGTTTTTTGTATAGTTACTGCCGCCACCGTAAAATCCATTGGCTGTAGATGAAAAGTATAAAGGATGTTGACTTGCTGAAAATGAAACGTTAGATACATCATTTTGATTAAAAATATAAGGTCTACCCTTTTTAAGTGTTAAGGCAGGTCTTTCAACACCATTAATAAAAAACACATCAGCTGTGTCTGCTGCATTTCTAGCAACAGTTACTACTAGATCTCTCGGTGTACTACCAAAGTCAGTATAAAAGGCACTACTCGAAGTATGCGAATCTAATGCTACATAGGCTTTGCCTGCATAATACACTACATCGTCTTTGGTATAGTCTGTAGCAGGTGCCCAGTTACCTGTCCATCTAAATTTAAGTCTATCTATTTTAAAATTAGCCATAGTTGTAACCTTTATTCTGTTCCGTCAGAGCTTATACCAGAAGGATATGTGTAAGCTGTATTCAATCTCATAACTAGATCACCGTCATCATTTATGTAGTAAAGAGCGTTTCTATCATCCCATCTGTACTGTTCATATACTAAGTTTTGATAAAGTAGTTCTCTGTCTTGATTTCGTCCTTCGAAGAAATCTTGACCTATTTCAAAATAAGGATAGTTGTCTTCTTCTGCACCGGGCTTGTTTACGCTAATTGAATCAGAATTGTTTAATTGATCAACTTTACCAAAAAACAATTCTCCCTTGTCTGTTCTTCTAAATCCGTAGAAAAATCTGCTGCTGAGAGTAGCTGCTACAGAATCCGGAGTAAACCCAATATAATTTAATGACATAATTTTTCCTTATACGATATCTACGTAGCTTATCACAGCATCTAGCGCACTGTCTTGATCAGCCACCAACAACAATTGATTTAGTGGTGCTAGTATTAATTTTTCACCTGCACTTAATGCTCTTAAACTTGAGTGTGCTGGTATCATTACATCTCTAAGATAATAACCTTCAACACTAGTATCATCATGCACTAGAACACTTGCATAGACAATTCCAGAAGTTAAGTTAGCAAGACTTAGTCCAATTACAGTTGATCTTGTACCAGCATTAGTTTCAAGTGCAAGTATAGGTACTGTTCCTATTTCTTTAATTACTTTATTTTTAAACGTTGTTGCCATTCTTTTATCCTAATGTCAAAATATATTCAACTGCTAAATTTTCAGCGGCAGTAAAAGTAATAGCACCAGAACTACCTGCTACAGATACCCAACTTACTCCGTCCCAGATTTCTAAATAGCTTTGATCAGTATTATATCTAACCATACCTAATTCTCTATACGGAGGAATAGGTCTTTCAGTATCTAAACCAACTGGGACAACAAAACCTTTATTGCCCTCTATTTTAAAATAACCGGTACCACTGTTTCTAAAGTATGTTATACCGTTGTTAGTTCTATTTATAATAGATGAATCTTTAAATCCTAGTTCGTCAATAACAACTGAACCAATTCCATTAGCATTTAATAACAGATCTTGATTAAGTGTTGTAATACTAATAGTGTTATCGTCTATTGATATATCATCTACTTCAAATCTATCTGCTCTAAATCTAGCCGAAGTCATATCAGCAACTAAAGAGCCATCAGCATAAAATCTAATAGTGTTATCATTTGCACCAGGAGTTAATTCAGCAGTGATATAGGTGTTTAGATCTAAGTCGTAAACACCATTAAGTGCTATCCAATTTCCATCATACCCTTCAAACAGGTTAGTGTCAGTGTTGTATCTTATCATACCAACACTAGGTGTTCCTGGTCGTTCTGCTATAGATCCTGTGGGTAAATTAAATGCGCCCGTGGCATTTAATCTTACAGTTCCGCTAGCTGCATCTAGTATAATATCGCCTGTGGTGCTTGATATTGTATTGCCACTAATTACTAAATTACCAGTATTAATTTGTTCGCCAGTAATTGTTGTTGTGCTAGCACCAGTTGTAATAGATATACCAGTACTAGTTTCAATATTAAATGTTGCACTAGTAAAGTTTACTGTACCCGTCTGTTGATCTACAAAGAATAAATCACCAACTCTAAAATCACCGTCATGATCAACTGAGCTATATCTTATTCTTGCATTGTTTAGTTCTATAACTTCGTTAGTTTGTATAACAGTTAACGGATCGTTTGACGTTTCTTTTCCGTTACCTATATAAGCAAAGTTTTGACTAATTAGGTACATCAATACGCCCGGACCGTTTCCGTAAGCACCGTAATTTCCGTATACACAAGCACTGGCAATCGAACGAACCTCGCCACCAAAGTCAGTAAAGTCAACCAGTGTTATTGCTGTAGCAGTTGCGCCGCCACTAAATCTAACATCCTGCACCTGTTGAGCATCGTCGTCAATAGTAATAGAGCTGTCTGTGCCGTTAAAATGTAGTAGCAGTACAGTGTATTGATCGCTTAGATATTCTGCTGTAGGAACAGTAAAAGTACCTGAACTACGACCACTACCTTTTGAAATTCTTACTTCGTCAATGCGTCCAGCAAATGCAAAACTTCCATTAGGGTCTGCACCTATTCTCACAGGGCGAGCTGCATAGCTATTAGCATCAACATAAGTAGAACCAACCTGTACACCATTTATAAATGCTCGTGTATTGCCACTTACTCTAGATAAACGCACATGAGTCCAAGTGCTAATAGGAACTGTTCCAACAGGGCCTATTCTAAAATTAAAATTGTAGTAGAAATAAAGCTGATTAGCATCTGTAAGACCTAAGACAATGCCTCCGCCATCGCCGGGACTAGCAGTTCTTAGGTCAAAGATAGTTCTATACGTACCTGTTGTAGTTGGATACAACCATGCTTCTAAGCAAAAATCACCTGTACCAAATCCAAAATCAGCATGGGATGGATAAGAAATATAATCCCCTGTGCCATCAAGTTCTAAACTTGCTGTGCCAAACTTCTTAAGAGAAGTATCTAATCTAGCTTCATTTGCAATAGTTGCAGTCTTACCGGCTCTTTCAAGATAAGTTTCAAATCCCGTCTGCTTACCAGTTATATAAAATTTACCGTCAACGTCTTTACTTGCAATAGTACCTGTTGCTAGAACAGTTACTCCGTCAGTATCATAATAGGTTACAGTTTCACCTGAACTAAATGTGCCTGTTACATTATCAACTCTTAGTGCTGTTTTACCTTGACCTTGTAGTCCTGTTGCACCATCAAAAGCGTACATGCCTCTGTTGGCAAAATATGTAAAGCAGTTGAGCCATTCAACTCTTGCACCGTTTGTAATTACCAGTGCATCTACACCAGGTGTGATAAAAGTTACTGAGTGAAATAAACAACTTGCTTCGCGTGAGCTTACACTAGCTACTGCACCATCAATGTACGCACCTTTGCCTGCATCACCCGCTGCAAATCCTCTAGGATCACTGCCGCTGGTTACAGAGCCTGATGTAATAACTGATACGTTTCTAACATAAGGTGAACGACTGGTTACTGTAAATCCAGGTGCAAATTTAAACGCATATCCTGTAAAGAAATCTTTTACAGTTATATCTTCAACTGTTACTTCACCGTTAAGTAGGAATGCGTCATTATTTTGTGTAGCAATGCTAGGCTTAATGTTAACGCTTCTTAAACTGTGTCCTTTGACAGTTACGCCAGCTGGAACTGTAATTGGGAATGTTTCTGTATATGTTCCTGGATAAATGTGAATAGTATCACCTGCACCTGCTACTGTTACAGCGTGTGTTAGACTAGCAAACGGAGCACTTGGATGATCACCGTCAAGCGAATCGCTTCCGTTTTCCGCAACATAGTAAATGTTACCCTGTCTTAGAGCTAGTTCTACTCCATCAACTGTTAAGTTAGCGGTATTGATAGTTGCAGTGTCTGCATAGATATTATCTACATAGGCATTGCGCCATTGTTTGCCGCCGGCTCCTGGATCAGAACCTAGATCATAGGCATTTGAACTATCAGGAATTATGTTTGATACTATTTCCGCATTAAAGACTACATTATCAGTGTCTTGATTACCAATAGTAATGTTTCCGTCAGCAGTAATAGATCCTGTAGCTACTATGTTACCGTAAACATTTGTATCTGCAAATATCTCTACAGTACCTGTACCGTTTGGACGAAATTCTAAATTTTCATTAGATGTGTTTGTACTGATTATGTTATCTTCAATACTAACACTGTCAACAGTTAATTTGTTTTGATATACAACAGTATCAGCTGTACCTAACTCTAGTGTAGGCTGTGTTGTACTGATTGTGTTGCCTGAGAATGTAACATCAGCAATATTAGCTAATGTACTTACTGTTAGATTTGTACTGTAAACTGAACCGTTTACATCTAGATCGTATTGAGGTGATGCTGTTCGTATACCGATACGGCTGTTGTTAACATCAAGATATAATAGATCAGTCTCAAAGGCCAGATTTACTCCCTCGCGTAGGAGGTTAGCCTTTAAGAGCGGACCACTAATACGACCAATAGCCATCTCTTCTCCTCAATACGGGGATCCTGTCCCTCCAACCAAATTCTCATCCTTACGGCTCTTTGCTGGTTGACCACAGTTTGGTCCTGCGAGAGTTGGTCGCTCCTGCATTAGTAGTATTTATCGATTTTTGGATTTAACCTAAGACAAGGGTGTAAATATCAAGAATTTCACCCATAAGTTCTGCAGTAACAATTTCGCCTTCGCCTGCTGATCTCTGCCACTCGCTGCCGTTCCAAGTTTCAAGATAGTCTCTGTCAGTGTTCCAACGTGTAGTTCCTTGTGGCGGAACTGAGGGACGTTCTACATCTGTACCTGTAGGAATTACTAGGCCTCGAACATTATCAAACACTAGATAACCATTATTAGTATGACTAACACTTAGATTATTATTACTAGTATTATCTATAACATTATCGTATACAGCTAAATCATCAAAATATACAACTCCAGTTCCGTTAGCTTCTAGTTCTAAATTTGAATTAGAAGTTGATGTTGTAATTAGGTTATTCTGAATTAAAACATCTCCGGTATACAATCCAGTTAACTGTATTGCACCTGGTATTACTCTACCTGCTTCTATGCTATTTGCAGTAAAAATAATGTGTCCTTGAAGGTTGTTAGCATTAATACTTGTATTTCTATTTTCACTGAATACTCCATTAAAAGTAGTTGTAGTAGTACTATATCCTTCAAATCGTTGCGAAGTTGTATTATAACGTATATCCGACTGTTCAGATATACGCTGTGCTGTAGTTCCTCTAGGAAGTATTATATTTGAATTACTAGATACATTTAAAAAACCAGATCCAGGATTCCATATTAGGTCACCGTTTACTGTTACTACAGAATTTCCGCTGAATCTAATATTACCTATATCAATGCGTTCGCCGTCAATGTAAGTAATTTCTCCGCCAGTGTTTATAACTATTGCACTTACGCCACTAAAGTCAATACTGCTAGCATCAATACTAGTTTCACCTGTATCAAAGTCTACATAGAATACATTGCCAACTCTAAACGTTCCTCTAGCATCTGTTGACACATAATAGATTTTTCCGCTGTTTAGTTCTACAGCTTCTTGATCTCTTAGCGTTAGCGTTGAATCGTTATTTGCATCTGTGCCGGCGCCTATGTATGCAAAGTTTTGTCCTATTAGATACATCAGCGTGTCTGCACCGTCTGCTACAGCACCGTAATTTCCGTATACACTGGCCGATCCAATAGAACGAATTTCTGCTCCAAACTCTGTGCCTAAATTTGCAAAGCCTGCTGATCCCTGTAGTGCATACAATCCTCTGTTTGCAAAATATGTAAATGAGTTAAGCCATTCTACCCTCACGCCATTTGTCATAGTAATACAATCAACACCTGGAGTTATAAATGTAGCACTGTGAAACAGCATACTTGCTTGTGTGCTGGCGCTGTTTAATTCGCTGCCGTCAATCCATGCTCCGTGTCCTGCTATTCCAGCATCGTTGTTAGTAATAACACTTACATTTCTAACATAAGGACTACGCTCGTTAATTATTGCACCAGATGCAAATCTAAATGCATATCCTGTGTTGCTTCCGCTATCGAACGTGAAATTTTTAATAGTTACATTTTCAACTAGTGTGTTTTGATTTAAATGAAATATGTCTTCTCCCTGGCTAGCAGTGGTTGGACTTATTATTGTATTCCTTAAATCTTCGCCGGTGATAGTTGTATTCTGTGGAACTATTAGAGGAGTAGTTTCTTCATACTCTCCGGGATAGATATGTATTGTTACAGGGCCTGCTGTGCTGCCGTCTGCGACTGCAAGAGCATGGGCTATTGTTCTAAACGGACCTTGAGGATGATCACCTACATTTGTGTCATCACCATTTACGGCAACAAAAAAAGTGTTGCCTGGTCTAGTTGCTAGACTAGCATCTTCAACAACTACAACATTAGATACTAAGTTATTACCAATTAAATTGTTGGTATATAAATTTCTCCAACGTTTTACACTAGTACCTAAGTCGTAGGTTGACGTAGCATCTGGTATAATGTGGCTGTTAATATCTGCATTAAAATCTACACTGTCAGTATTGTCATTACCTAAAGTTAATGTTCCGCCAAAAGTTATATCGCCTGTTGCGTGTAAACTTCCAGTAACATTTGTATTAGCATGTATTTCTAATGTACCAGTACCGTCGGGTCTAATTTCTACATTAGAATTAGGTACAGTGGTACCAATAGAATTAAAATTTATATCAAGATCGTCTGTGCGAAGATTAGATAATTTAATTTGATTAGCTGCATTTAAAAACATGTTGCCTGGTGCAACATTAATTGCTCCAGACTGTATTGTAAAATTAGCAACTTTTAAGTCTACGTCTTGTATTAGATGACTGGCGCCCAGCGTAGTTGCTACTTCAAGAACATCTATAGGACTTTCAGTATTAACACCAATTCTAGCTGTGTTTACTTTGAGCTGTAGTAATGCAGTGTCTAGTGTTTCGTTTTTAAAATTTAAATCAACACCGTTTCTTACAAGGTTGTCTTCTAAAACTCCACCACTGATTCTACCTATTTGCCCTGCCATTTAGGTCTCCTTTGACAGTAGTATTTATTTGTCAAAGTTGTGGATTACAGTTACGTCTTTTCCGAATGGAACTGCTGTACCAAACTCGATATACCATCCTTCTGCTTTTCCTGGAGGATTCTGCGCTAAGGAATAGTTTGTTCCTGGAATTTGATAAACGTTCTCAACAAATACTAAAATATTTCTTTCTGTTGCAGGTACTGGATAATCTGCATCGCCTGAATTAAGTATACCAAATACTGTTTCTATAGCATCACCTGGACCAAATGTTTGTTGAACAATACCAGGATTTCTGTTTGGTTCTTTAAATCTTAGTTTTCTCCAAGCACCGTCTTGATAAGCTTCTACTTCATCTGTAGTTGTATTATATCTTAGATGTCCGTCAGTCGGGTAAAATGGTCGTTCAGATGTTGAACCCTTAGGAAGTCTAATAGAATTATTAGAATCCATAATTATTTGATCATTAGTGTCAAAGTGAACACCTTTGCCCGATAGGCTTCTTAAATTTGTGCTTTGACGCTTTAAAAATCTCATGTTATACTTCCAAATAACTCACAGTTGCAGAAAGATTTGTAGGTGATTCACCTAAAAGAATTATACGGTCACCTTCTTCTAAAATAATCTTTTCAGAATCAAATGTGAAAGTTTCTCCTGCGGGTAGAAGCAAATTTCTAACTACCATGTTTACATTACCTTTGGCTTGTCCGTTAGGTACTAAGTGCATATCAAAACTGGTCAATCCGTCTTCTTCGTGTCCTGGATTTGGTGTCCAAGTATTGCAGACTAGGATTGTTGTGATAGCATATCGTTTGCCTACAGGAACTTCTAAAAGTTCTGTGTCAATATTTGTTACTAATACGTTTGCTATTGCCATTGTCTGTCCTTAAAATATCATACTGTAAATAAGAGATCTGTTGTTACTTATAATTTCGTCTCTTCTTAATTCTGCATTTACAAAAAATAATCCTGTTCCTCCGGTGGATTCATTTTTAACATAAAGTTTTAAACCGTCTGTTGAAATTGGAGGAACAACTGAAGGATCATCAGGACTAGGCAAATAATTTATCTGCAAAGTATCGTCAACTACTATATGACCTAACCCAGGAGCAGATAGAACTAAATCTTCATCTGATGCTGTGGTTTCAATCCTAGTACCAACAATTCTAATATTTCCTAACTCAAATCTATCAGCATAGATATTAGCTACTACATTAGTATCAATAGCAATTTCTATTCTGCTAGCAGTTCCTGTAGTTTCACTGTCAAGTGCTTTTACAGTTGTTGGATCTATAACACCATCACCGATCTGTGTTAATAGTGTACTAGCAAAAGCTGAAGTAATTGCATCATCAACATATTTTTTATTTGTTATATGATCATCATCGGTAACATTTGTTTCGTAGTTATTAGTGCCTTCTACGCTAATAACTCCTGAACCTGCATTAATTAAAAATAAATCGCCGCCACCTGTGCTAATGCTGTTTGTTCTAATACCTACTAGCGTTGATAGATCATTCCTAAAAATAAATCCGCCAGTTACTGTTGTATCTGATACAGGGTCTCTCCAAGTTACATTTTCATCAAACAAAATGTAAGCATCTGGTTGTACTCCTCTATCAATCCTTATACCTGATGTGTCTAAAGTTATTCCTGATCCTGTTTCACCAGCGTTAAGAAGGATAATGTTATCAGTGACAGACATATCAGTTGACTCAACCGTAGTTGTAGTTCCTTCAACTAATAAATTACCTGTGATTATCACAGTGCCTTCACCTGAACCTGTATTCAAAACGATTTCATCACCAGGTTCAACTGATATCTTATAACCGCCTTCTGTAACTCTTAAAAATTTAGACATTCATTGTTCCTATAAGGTAAGGGGATTTCTCCCCTTACTATTAGATAGCTGTTAATCGCATTACAGTTTCTGTCGAGTCGTTCTCAATAGTCCACTTGTATCTTGCGTTGTTGAAATCTCTACAAGTACGATTGAATAGTTTCTTAATACGAACCTGTGTACCACCAGTACCAACAATAGTACCTTGTATTGACATTTCATTAGCTGCTAAAGAACCAACAGCTTTGTCAACTAGTGTGCAAATTCCTACGTTACCTGTACCAGAACCGCTTGGTGTTACCTTAGTACCTGCTTTAGTATCGTTTACTAAAAACTTGTTTGAACTACGCTGTCTTAAAATGTAGCCTTCGTCGCTAGCAGAGTTGCTGGCAACTTTTACGTTTACTGTGATGTTAAAAAAAGTTTCGTTTGATGCTGGTGCATAACGTGTATCGTCAGCGTCTGCTAACCAACCAAAGAATTTCTTATTTACTGGACGTCCCATTTGTTTTCTCCTTTATGTTGACGTTCTAGGTCTACGCAGTGGGTAACTGCATAAGTCTTAGACAAAGTATTTATCATAAAAGATAAAAGCCCAACAATGTTGGGCTTTTTAAAAGAACTATAGTTTATCTGTTAGCAATATACATTGTAACTTCAAAACCATAGCGCATTTCTGTTGCTACTGGTTTGGTCCACATAATGTTTTCCTCCTTTGCACTATTAATTATACACAGTTATAGTAGGAAAAACATACGTAAAATCATTAAAATATCATCAGTCAAAGAAATAGGGCCTTTCGGCCCTATTTCAATTTGCTTACCTAACAGGTAGTATTATCTGAAGCTTACGCTTGAAGAAGTAATACCAACAGTTGCTAGGTAGTCTGCTGCGTTACCAAGTGACGAAGCTGTGTTGGTTAGCTCAACATAACCATAACGTGTCATAAAGCTGACAGTTGGTTCGAATGTTGATGGATCTAGTACAACACCGCTGCTCATCAATGGAATGTATGGGCAGTAGAATGCTGGAGCATCAGATTCTGAAGTTCCCTTGTAACCAATGATAACGTTAGCATTGTCAGCAGCATAAGTGTTGACATATACCTTCATTGCATTGTTTAGAGTACCAACTAGCTTTGTGTTAGTTGGAGCTTCAAACGTACCTTCTGTAGTACGTGCAAATGCTGATGTTGTTGCGCTCTGTAGAATTGTTAGTGCAAATGGTGAAACTACAGCGTAGTTACCAGCACCACGACGTGTACGCTGAGCGATTAGGTTTGCTGCACGGTTGATTTGAACAGCTAGTGCAGCATGCTCGTCACCAACGAATGTAGCAGTACCGCTAACAGCAGTCTGGTCGTATGTTTCTACAGCAGCACCGGCTAGAGTGTTTAGCGAAGCTAACACTTCCTGGTCGATTTCAGCTGTAATTTCTTGAGCAAGAGCAGCCATAATTTCTGCTTCTACGTCGATGCCATGCATAGACTGTGCGTCTTGTGCAGCTTCGAAAGTCCAACGTGCGCTGAGCTTACGAGTCTTGGCTTCAACTGTTTGCTTCAAGATTTGAATGCTTAGTCTGTTACCAGCAACACCTTCTAGCGCAGCAGTTGCGTCTGCCTTAGCTGTTGAAGTATTGCCTGAATAGGCTTCAGCAATCTTGAATGGGCTTAGAGCTTCTTCACCTGCAACTGCACCTGAAGCGCCTGAGCCTGCTGTGTCCGCATAGCGAACACGTAGAGTGTGGATTTGACCCACGGGTCCTGTCATTGGCTGAACACCAACTAACTCGTTAGCAATAACGGTTGGCATTACACGACGGATGACTGGTAGGATAACACGGTTTAGTGTTGCGACATTACCGGCAGAAGTAGCACCAGCAGTAGCACTTTCTGCAAGATACCTACGGGTATTTTCCAGTGTAGTGGCCATTACTGACTTTTTGTTGCCTTGAAGGCCTTCAAGAAGTGCTGCTTTTGTATCCTGCCAGCGACTTTCTAGTAGTTCTGACATTATTATCTCCTTAATTTAATCCAGCTAGACGCTTAATTGCGATAACATTATCGGCGTCTGCTTTACTACTAATTGTAATTTGATCTCTGTTGCCTGTTACTTCTTTGCCTTCTGTTAATGTTGCCTTCTGCTTTGCTGGAGATTTACCGTCTATTACTGCCGGTAGGTATCTTTCAAACTGTGAGCGTAGCTTGTTTGTTTGAACACTTTCCAGTAAGTCTGTCATAATTTCGCGCTGATCCTTGCTTAGTGGAGCAAGTAATTCGCTAACTATTTCTTTGCGCTGTGCAGATTCAATTAGGCGTTGCTTTTCAGCTTCCTTTGATTCTGCCAACTGTTTTGCCTTTGCAGCAAATGCTTTTGCTTCTGATAGTTGCTTGTCCTTAACGGCAAGAACTTTTAGAAGTTTAGCAGTTTCTGACTTCTCATTTAGGTATGATGTGCCAAACTCTGCTGCAAATGCTTCAAATATCTTACGACCAAAATCGTTCTCACGTGCTGCATCAATGTCTTCCTTGAGTGCGCCAATTTCCTTAGTTAAGGCTTTAGCAACGGTCTCTTGTACTAATGCGGCACTTCTTTCGATAAAGTTTTGTTTAACCTTAGCGAAGTGTGTCTTAGCTTCACGTACTAAACGTACTTTTGTTTCAGCTAAATCTTTCTTATCTTCATAAAACTCTGCGATTTCAGATGATAAAGCTTCTACTACAAACTCTTCTAGCTTAGAGTACTGTGACTCCATAGCTTTCTTGTCTGTACGAAGTTCCTGGATTTCGTTTTGTAGTTGTTCAACTACGAAATTACGTAGTAGACCTGCATTCTCACGCATAGCAACAGCATACTTTGCTTTTGCTTCTGCTAGTGACTTACGATCTTCTGCAAATTCTGCGATTTCTTCTGCTAGGCGTTCTGACAATAGCGAGTCAATAGCTTCTACCATTGAATTCTTATCGTGCTCGTACTTCTGAGCGAACTCTTCACGAAGTTCGGCAACTGCTTGTTGCTTATTCTCGTTTACCTTTGCAGTCCAAGCTGCTTCAATATCTGCTCTGATTTCTTCTGAAATTACATTGTTTTCGAAGAGTTTTTTCAGTGCATCCAACATATTCTTCTCCTAGTTTACTGGAGCTTGTTGATGATATTCATCAACGATTCCTTGAGGTACTTCTGAGCCTTTGTATCGCCTCTAACTTCTTGTGCTATTTTATATGCCTGATACCCGCCACGATTATTCATTAAGTGTTCATAAATGGGTGTTGGGTATGCACCGGGTGCGCTAGGTTGAGCTACTACATCCACAGTGATTATTTCAAAGTCGGAAACTTCACCGCTTCCGTCTTCTTTAACATTTCCGCTACCGCGTGATGAGACACCTAGCTTAACTCCGCTTTCAAGCATTGTCTTTACTAGGTTTCCCATCGGTGTTGGTAGGATTTTTAGTTTTCCGTAACCGTTTGGACCATCCATCCACATTTCTGAAATCATGTGGCTAACACGGTCTAGGTTAATATTAAGGCCTTCTGGATGATCAACTTCGCCGAGAACTGAGTAACCGCCGCTGACTTGATCATTGAGAGTTTTGACAGCCCTGCCAATTTCATTTACAGGATACACTCGCTGATTTGCGTTTCGAACACCACCTTGAATGCAAATACCCTTCATGTAAAGGTTCTTACCTTCATCGGTGGATTCTACTACAATCCTTGCTTGGTCAAAGCTCAAATTCTCTCGTAAGTTTATCATCTAAACTTCCTTATTATCTGCTGCCAATAGTTGACTTCTTATTGTCAGCTTGCTCGCCTGCGCCTTTTTTTTCAGCGCCGTGGCCTTTTGACATTGCCTTTAGAGACTTAGCTGCTTTACCGCCTGGTACATTTACGTTACCTGCGTTGTCTTCCTTTTCAGTGCCCTTAAATAGGCTGCTGCCCTTTAGCTGTCCCTTGTTAGCTTCAACAGGAGACTTTTCAGTGTCAGCTTGATTTAGATTCTTTACAGTGCCGCCCATGTCGTTCTTGCTAGCAACTGTTGACTTGGTGTTTACACCGTTGTCGCCCATTGTAGCACTAACTTTTTCTACGTATTCACGCATCTGTTCAGCTGATGACTTCTTTTCGGCTTTCTTATCAGCCTTCTTGTCATCCTTCTTCTCTTTAGCTTCGCCAAAGTTAAAGGCTTCTTTTTCTTCGTCGCCTTCGTCTTCTTCGCCCTCGTCGTCGCCCATGTCCATGTCCATGTCATCAGCGCCTTCTTCGCCGCCTTCGTCAGCCATTAGCTTTTCAAATTCAGCTTTTAGATCTTCAAGAGCATCTTCAAGGTCTTCAACACGATCTTCTACATCGCCTTCTGGACCTTCTTCTTCACCTTCTTCGTCACCGCCCATATCAATGTCACCCATCATATCATCTGTTGGGTCACCGCCCATAGCGGCCATTGGGTCAGCTTCTACTTCAAACTCGTCTAGATTAAAATCTTCGTTAGTTTCTTCGTCAGTGTCCTCATCAGAAGCTTCGTCTACTTTATCTTCGTCTTCATCTTCGTCTTTTGAGGCTTCATCTACTTCTTCGTCGTCTGATGCTTCTTCAATGTCTTCATCATCTTCTAGTAGATTTTCATAAATTTCACGTGACTTTTCCACAACTAACTCGTGGAATATGGCTTGTGCGCCTTCCTTATCTTCATTGATAAGACGCTCTAGCATTTCTTCAAATTTCTTACGATCGGCCATTTGTTTCTCCTATAAATGTATAATACCATACGAAATGGTAAGGCTGTCATTTTTATTTAGTTGGAATGGGAAAATATGCGTAGAAATAGAGTCAAAACGACTCGTTTTGAATCGCAACAGTGTTTTCGTTGAACTTTTTATTAAACTCAACTACTGTCATATGCTGTAAATTAGTTAAACTTTGCAGTTCTCTAGGTATAAGAGTGTCCTCTTCTACTACTCTTATATATCTTTTTTTATTAAATTGATGTATTGTAGATGTAGTTTGTTTTAACCAATTGCCGTAATAAGTAGCACGTTCATCAACTCTTTTGTAGTTAAAAGACCCTGAATAGATGTTGTTTACTTGCTGTTTATCGTCACCTATACCTGCATAATCAAAACCTAAAATATAGATTTCTTCATTGTCGTGCTCAGAAGCCATCCACAATGCTGTTGGGCCACTACTCCAGCCTTTAGCAGGATTAAAAAAATTTAATCCTGGTATTTTTAGAAAAGTTTTATTTGAATTGGTCCACACAGGTATTTTATGCTGATACCTAGCTTCTGCTAGTTCAAGTACCATCTTTATGTCTACTGCAATTAGATAATCAGGATCAAAGTCTCTGTACAAAGCATTACAGCCGTAGATTTTTCCGTGTGTTCTAAGTGATTCTAAAGAAATAGATTTGCGACTAATGCCGTTACCTATAACAAATGCTCTGTTCAATTATCATGCTCCGCCTGCTGCTGCGTTGGCTGCAATGCCATACATCTGCTTAATAAAGTCAAGTTCTGACTGCTTGTCTTTTTTATGTAGCTCAGAAGCTTTGCGGATACGGTTAATTTGAGAAAGTGATAATCTAGTTCTGCGTGTATCGTCAAAGTCAATAGGACTTTGATCGTGTTCAGGCTCGTAGCGATTATCTTCTACGGGCTCAACAGTCTCTTTATCAAAATAAAATAATTCACGCAGTATCATAGCAAAGTATTTATTCTATTTAGGCAATTGGAGCAGCAGTTGGTGCAGTAGGTTCAACTCCGGTTGTTTCAGGAGCTAATTCAGCGCCTGCTGCTGCTTCTGTTCCTTCTTCAGGAGCAGTATCTTCCATAGATCCTGCATCAGCACTAATACCAGCAGAGCTAATACCTGCACTTCTCAATTCTGCACTTGCATCAGTTGGTAGTGTAAGGTTTTCTGCGTTTTCTTCTTTCCACAGACGTTCATTTTCAGCTAGTTCTTCTTCAGTCATTCCTAAGAATCGTTTTAGAGCGAACCTGTTAGACATGTAAGGAATCTGTGCCATCTGTGTATAAGTTGGTACTCGCGCATTATCAATTTCTGCTTGACGATAGCTAGCAAAGTTCTGTGGTGGTTGAAATTTAATATCAAACATGTTAGTATCAATGTTGACACCTTTTTCTAACAAGTATCTTTTAAATTCTGTATCAAATGCTTCAGTTACTAATCCCTGAAGTCTTTCGCAATAGGTATTAAAACGCAGTTCTTGTATATAAGCTGTACCTACTCTACCGTCATTGTACTGTGCTGCTGAGTCATCTGCACCTGTTGGTAAGTAGCTGCTTGGAATTCTTAGACCTCTAACCAGTTTGTTGGTAAAATATCTTAAATCGTCAATTTCACCTAAGTTAGTACCGCCGGGTAATGTTTCAACTTTACTTCCGCGACCCTCTGCTGTCTGCGGGAAGAAGTAGTCTTCGTTAATACTTAGGGGATTATACGAACTGTCAATTACATTTGCTCCGCCTCCTGTAGAAGAAGGAATACGTCGTTGATGTATTTCTGTTTTTACTCGCTCAACAAACTGCATAGCTAAGTGACTAGGCATATTGCCAACATCAACGTAAAAAACACGGCGTTCAGGAGCTCGCTGCACACGGTAGATAATGATGGCATCTTCTAACAGTTCCTTCTGCTTGTATACTTTGAAAATAGTTTCAAGTAGTGAATTGCCAAATGGATAGTTATTATCCAAACCTTCTGATAGACTTAGATGCACAACATGTTTGGCATCAACTGTAATTTCATTTTGATCATTTTGAAAACGTGTGCCGGTTGATTGTGAACTAGATAAACCAACCATGCCGCGAACGCCGCCAGTTAAGTAACCACTACCTCCACCGGTAACGTTGCCGTTAGTTTGATACGGAGTTGTTGCTACACCTTCAACAAAATTTAAATTGAAGTTTTTAACAACGTATTGTTCTGGAATTTTGCCTTCTGACTCGTTAACAATAATTTTTGTAATATTTGCAGGATCTACATGAAACCAACGTTTTGTTTCAGGATCTCTTACAAAGAACTGATCCCCATACTTGAATGTATTACGAAACAGTCTAAACATTTTAGTTTCAAAGTCTTGCAGTTTACACCACTGCTGCAAATACTTTTGAATAACTGTTATTTCGCTATTAGTAGCATCAGTTTTATAATTTATAATAAAGTGTGTATTATTTTGTTTGTTAGTTTGTGTACAAAATTCTGCTAGAATATCTAGTGCAGCGTTTACTTCAGAATCAAGATCCATTACATTATATTGACCATAACGCTCAACTCTGTTAGGACTGCCTGTGTAGACGTCAGGTAAGAAGGAACTATAGTTGGTTCTCGCAGGACCAGCTTGACCTCCATATCTTCTACCGCTCAGAGGCGAGTAGCTACCTTCTGGATTATCACCTGTTCTTACTGGAGTAAAAAATTTCTTCCAACTCATTTATTTTTCCTTAGAATGACGTAACGTCTCTATTTGCAACATCTACACCAGTGCCGCGTTTGGTGTTCTTTTCAATCTTATCACTGATTTCTTTCATTTGTTGCAGTAGTTCAACCATTCTCGTCATTGTACCATTTAATTGTTCTGTATTGCCGGCACCTGTACTTGTATTTACACTAATGTTCTTTAATATGTCCCCAGCATTGGCTCTAGAATCGCCCATACCAAATAACCCGCCTCTGTTTTCATTAGCTAATTCTTTGTTAAGATCTGCTAGAGTTCTTGTTAAATCTCTCAATGCTGTATTGTAGGATGATAGTTTAGTTGCATCAAGTCCATTTAGAGCTGTTAGTGTAGTTTGTAGATTTTGAACATTTGCAATTGATTGTAAGCCGGCAGCAGTTTGTTGTAGTCCACCATTACTACCAATAGTTGCTAGTCTGCCCAAGCTAGCTACTGAATCAGGCGGTATTGAAAGATTAGCAGTGCCTTGGCCGCCACCTTTAAAAGCATTTAGTGCATTTCCAAACGCTGCCATTGCTTCTGCATTTGCTTTTATTCGCTGTGCGTCAATGCGCAACTCGCCAAACTGTCTCATACTGTCCCATGGCATCTGTTGACTGCCACCAAAGAAACTTCTTAACCCTTCAAGTAATCCTCCGCTTCGTGTTCCATCTATTTGTGGAACTTTACTCAAAGCATCACCAAATGCTGCCATTGCTTCAGCATTAGTCTTAATTTTATCAACTGGTAATGTAAGCTGACCAAATGCAACTGCTTGTGCCCATGGTACTTGTTGAGAACCCATAAAGAAGTTTGCTACAGCACCAATTAATCCGCCAGTGCGTTCACCATTCACAGTAGGAATGTTACTCATAGCTTCAGCAAATGCTTTTACTGCAAGACTGTTTTGCTGCATCTTAGTAGCATCTAGATTGTAAGATTGAAATTCTACCATCTTAGCGTATGGTAATTTTACTTCGCCGCCAAAGAAACCAACTAAACCGTTAACAGCATTAGCAACTAAATTACCTAGTGCTCCTGTTGCGCCACCGGAACCCATTGATGACATTGCCTTTGAATAAGCTACAACAGCATTTGCATTAGCTTCAACTCTTGCTGCATCAATATTAAGTTGAGAAAATTCTTGCAGTTTATCAAACGGAGTTTTACCGCCAAACAAACTTGTAATGCCTTCTGCAAGGCCTCCTAGCATTCCGCCAAGACCAGACACAACGCTTGAAGCACCCATAGCAGCCATTGCTAAACTGATTGCTCCAATACCTTTACCAACCTGTATTAAATTGTTGCCATCAAGCTCGGCAAATTTCTGCATACCTTCTGCAAAGGTTGGAAGAGCTTTTCCTACTAGCCATGTAGCGCCAGCAATGCCTGCACCTATTACAACTATAGCACCACTTAGTATACCAGCGCCTATTAGTATTTGCGGATTAGCAAATGCACCAAGACCCTTAGCTAATCCTTCTAGTATTCCGCCAAGACCTTTGCCAATTCCCTTACCAATTTCACCTACTGTTTTTCCAAATTCAGCAAAACCTCTAGCAACTCCTGTTAATAGTTTTTGTATTCCAGCACCAACAGATTTTAGTGCTTGACTTGCTGATGCTGCTGCGTTGCCTGCGCCTGCTGCTGCACCACCTGCGGCATTAGCTGCTGCACCACCTGCAATATTTGCGCCTGCTGTTGGGGCGGCTCTAGCACCAAAGCCGCCCATCATTCTACTTGCTATATTATCAGTTACTCCGCTCAGACCTCTACCAAGAGCTCCTATTACAGATTTCGCTAGGAACAGAGCACCAATACCTGCTACCATTGCAGCTACTACAGTACCGTTAGTAAATATTCCTGTAATAGCATCGCCAACTAATCCTAGTACTGCTGGTAGGAAACCTTCTACTTTTACCTTTTCAGTAAATGCTTTAATAGAATTTGCCATTCCAGTAATCATTTCAGCTGCTTTTCCTACTCCTACTGCAAACAGTTCTAATAGACCACTGTCAATAAAAGCTATTTGAATAGCTTCGCTCATTTTTCTAACAGAATCTTGAAATGTAGTTAATTTTGTTGTAGTTTCATTTCTAGTTTGTGATTCCTTTTCAGCTGCATCGATGTTTAGATTGCTTATTCGTACCATGTCTCTGTTTTGATCAATAAGACTTCTTAGTACAGGATTAGCTTGCTGTAATGCTCCAAGCATAGCAGCATCTCGCTGGCCTCCTTTTGTAAATCGACTTTCTATTGTTTCTCCGGCTTTTCTTAGAGCTTCTTGTAGAATTTTTGGATCAGCGCCTTGACCAACTTGCATCATCGCATCTCTTAGCTCGGGGCCAGCCTGAGCTAAAAGTTGTTGTGCTGCTTCTGTGTTAGCTACACCGTCAGCTAAATCTTTCAAAGCATCGCCAGTTTCTTTTGGCAACTGATCTAGCAGTGCCATACTTCTATTAAAGTTTTGAGCTTGTATACTTCCTTCTTCAAACTGATTTGCTAGTGCTCTAAACGATGCGTCAGCAGCTCGTGCAGCTTGCTGATCAGCTAATTCTTTACGACTCTTACCTGTTAGCTTAGCCAGCATATCAAGTTCTTTAAGATAGCTTGCTGAGCCAGCTGCTAGTTCCTGTGTACTTTTGCCTTCTAGTCTACCTAATCTGCCCTGTAATTCAACATAGCTAGCCATACCTTCATTAATTTCTGATATACTAAATCCCATACCTTTGAGCTGTTCAAAAGTACCTGTATCCTTTAAAGCATTGTTCATAGCAGTAAATCGCTGAACACCTTGAGTAACAGTGCCTCCAAATTTAGCAAACGTCTGTGTGTTATTGCGTACTAGAGTTGAAAATTCTTCTAGAGTAAGACCGTTCTGTGCTGCTGCACGACGCATAGCTACAATGTCGTTGTTAAAACCTGCACCTACAGCACTTAATTCTCTAAATGCGTCAACAGACTTATCTAAGTACCCTGCCATTGCTCCTAGCAAAGATCCAACAATAGGAACCTGCGAAGCATAAGCTGCCATTGAATCTTCACCTGCTAGTAATGAACGAGTCATACCTGCAAGGCTGGCCATTACTTGGCCAACGCCACGCATGGCCAGCGCACCAAAGCCTTTAGCTAAATTAGATGCTGCTTCTGTTGTCTTATTAGTAGCTGCGGTTTGTGCTGTAGTAGCTGCGGTTTGTGTTGTAGTAGCTGTTGTTCCTGCTTGTTGAGCTTTGTTGTACATTTCTTGTACTTTGGAACCAGAACCACGTTGGCCTTTCTGTCCTCCCATTCGTTCAATGGCACGAACTAGAGCCAACAGAGTGGCTTCGCTGGCTACGCCACTTTCACCACCTACATTACCAATAATTACTTCATCAGCCAATTTTGTTCAACCTGAATAATGTGCGTATATAAATAGAATAGATACATACTTATACATTGTATTTATTCGGAGACAGAAATGGCAGATTTTAACCCGCTAATGGCAGGCAAGCAACAGTCAAACCCACTACAGAAGTATTTTAGACAACCTAAAGTTTATATTACTTTACCCAGCAAGGGTAAATTTTATAAACCCGGCGCTGTTGATCTTCCGGAGAACGGAGAACTACCAGTCTTTCCTATGACTGCTAAGGATGAACTAACGCTAAAGACACCCGACGCACTATTAAACGGACAAGCTACTGTTGATGTAATACAAAGCTGTATTCCTGCAATCAAAGATGCGTGGCAGATGCCATCAATTGACCTCGATGCTGCACTAATAGGTATTAGAATTGCAACTTATGGTGACAAGTTAGAACTTACAACAAAAATTCCTGGTCTTAATGAAGAAAGAGAATTTAGTGTTGATTGTAAAACACTGCTTAACAAGTTAGTTACTAAAGAATTTGTTGATACTATTGAATACAACAATATGGTTGTTAAGATACGTCCATTAAATTATAGAGAATTTACTACTAACAGCATTAAAACTTTTGAAGAACAAAGAATTTTCGCTCTAGTTAATGACGGTAAGATGAGTGAAGAAGAAAAGTTATCTAAATTTAATGAAAGTTTTAAAAAGCTAACAGAGCTTACTGTAGATACAATGGGTAAAACTATTGTAAGTATAACAGTTGACGATGTTATAGTAACTGATAGAAATCATATTCAAGAATTTCTAACTAATACAGATAAAAACTTTTATAGTGCAATTTTAGAACACATTGAACAGCAGAAAGAACTGTTTAGTATTGAACCGCTCAAAGTTGAATGTTCAGACGAAGACGTTGAACGTGGTGCTCCTGAAAGATTTGAAGTTCCTATTACATTTGATCAATCAAATTTTTTCGGATAAGGATCTTGCCCTGGTCTCTTGACGAGATTCTAGACGAGGTCCGTAATTTTGAAAATCAACAAAAAGAATTAAAGCACGATCTGTTTAAGGTCTGCTGGTACATGCGCGGCGGCATAACTCTTGAAGAGGCTTACAACTTGTGTGCCGAAGATAAAGAAATTATTGGAAAAATAATTAAGGAAAACCTAAACACTACTAAAGAGTCAGGTCTTCCTTTCTTTTAAATGTAGTTTATGCCAACAACTTCGTTGGTGTTTTCAACTAAACGAATACGTAATCCTAGATCAGCCCAACCTAAGTTGTACTCTCTAAGCATCTTAGTAATAGCATAATACACGCTCTGTGTTAAGAAACGCTCGCCCTGCTTGGCATTTGCTGTCCAAGCAGGCTGAAGTTTAGAAATATCATATCCTGCTTTAGCAAAATTCATAATCTTTTGAGCAGCAAACACACCACTCTCCTTGTCGCCTTTGGCTAGTTTAGCTAGATCAGCTTGTATGCCTTGTGACATCTTGTCAGGCAGTGGTTTTGTACCACTTTGAACTGTACGTATGTTGCTTTTAGCCTTTTCAAACGAATCACTACCAGCTTTATTAGCTGGATTAGCAGCGGCAGCTGGATTGTTAAGTGTAGGTTCTACTCTACTGCCAGTAGGTGCAGTAGCTTTAGCTGGTCCTGCTGTAGTAGCAGCTGGCTTAGCAGGAGCCGCAGCAGTTGTTGGAGCACTAGCTGGCTTAGCAGGAGTTTGTAGTGCTGAAACTACAGATTTTTGATCCTGTGGTGAAAGAGATTTTAGAACATCAAGAGCTTTTTGTGCAGCTGGCGGAAGTTGAACATTACCTTGTTCGTCATCACCAGCACCTGCTACAGTTGATTTACCAGCTTGATAGCCTTTTTTAAGGGCACTACCTAAACCAGCTACTCCTCCAGCAACAGCACCAGCAGCTTTAGCAGCAGTTCCTACGCCTTTACCGATAGCAGAACCTATTTTATTTAGAACCGGTCCTTCTACTAGTTCAGATTCATTTGTAATATCAGAAATTTTCATTTGTTCAAGTCCTAAGCTCTATATGATTTATTTATTCAAAGTCTTTTTGATTTACTATTTAAGTATCAACTACGTTGATACGTGTTTTCGCTATCGCTCAAACACATATTTTTCTTTTTAATAGTGATATAAGAGCAATATCACGAAGTGATATTGTTTAAACTTCATGTAGATTGTTTCAGTCAGACGGAACCTACTACGGTTCCATCCTATCTCTGGTTTTCATGTGAGTAGTCACAGCCGAGACATGGAAGTAGGTGTTTGTGCGCTGCTCAATGGGCTCTGACCTTTCCCAACCTACGCCGACATTACAGTATTTCTACTGCTACCCTCCGCTTCGTTCCTAGTGCAAGAGGTTTTTATGAGCAATATGCGTTTTTCGACTGCCAACAGTCAATCTACATCAACCAGTAGCCCAATTTGTCTGATGGCCTGCCTCCCTTAGGGGGTTGATCAATGTGTTACGTGTCCGGATATCACCCCGGTTTTTCCACAGCGGTATTACTAAACTGGCCCGCCAACCTTAAGTGTTGGTATGATTTGCCTGTTCTAGAAGTGCCTTACGCAATTTATCGGAACCGCCCACTCTACAATTAATAATTCCGTTATAATATTCATCCGTCTCTAACACACGGCGGTCAAATTGCTCTCTTGCCTCGATATATGACATTTCTGCCTTGGAAGTGCAGTAGTAAAGTATTTCTCTAGTGAAGTTTTCTGGACCTAATTGTGCAACGTCAGCGTTGAGTCTATCGGATGAACCCCAATAATCACGCCAGTCGCTTTCTACAGTGGAACGCCTTTTGAGTTTTTTGCCTTTTAGCGGAGGTTTTGTACGTTTGAATTGTGCAAGTTTTTTGCCTATGTACTTTTGTCCAGTTTTTAGATTGGTTATAAGGTAAACAAAGCCTATTTTGCCTTCTGGTATTTGTTCAACGATGTTACCTTGATAAGTCCACTGCATGAGTGTACTTACCGAGGCTCGTTTTTAGCTGCCTCTCTCTTGAGTTGTTTAACTTCATTGTGTGATTTGTGTATTTCTTCCATGCGTAGTTTAGCGAGCCTGCGTATTTCTCTTAAATGCCTTCGTGCAGCTACATGGTTACGCACCGAATTACTCAGCTTAAAGCGATCGTGAGTCTTAAAATACTCAAGGTATGCTTGAATCAGTAATTCGTGCGTGTCTTTTTCCATTAGTCTACGTAGTCAATGTCATTGGCGTAACTGGTAAAGCCGTTTTCCTTAATAACCTTAAGGACATTGTTAACTCTTCCAATTAATTCATCCTTGTGGCTGATTAGATAGATATTCTTTTGACGTTCTCTACCCATTTTCTTAAGGACACCTAGTGAATTTTCAACTCCCGCAGTATCCATACCACTGTCAATTAGCTCATCAATGAATAGTAAGTTGATATTTTGATATAAACTTTCCCATACATCACGGAATGCAAAGCTGAGACCTAAAATAAGTCTATTTCGTTCACCGCGGCTTAGGTTATCAAAGTCTAGGTCCTGTCCTAGCTGTGTGATTTCAACATTTAGGTCGTTTAAGAACACAACTTGATGTGGAAGTCCTAGTTTGTCTAGATAGTACGTTAGTCTATTGTTTAGATAGGCTAGATTTTGATCAATAATCTTCTTGCGGATAAAGCTATCTTTGTTAGTCAGTAGTTTTAACAAGAACTCTTGATGTTCCCTGTAAGAAGTTAGATCGTTAACAGTTCCCCAAGTTATTTCTTGGATAGCAGTCTTGTTTAACTCGTCAATTTGCGCCTGATAAGGATCGTCTTCGTTAAGTTTTTGTTCAAGTGCCTTCTTAAGATTCTCAACATTGTTGCGATGATCGTAGGCTTCCTTAGCAGTTTCATAGAAAGTGTTTGGCTTGCCGTTGATATTTCCTATTTGAGCAAGAGCCATTACAGTATCGCTCAACTTTGTGCTAACTTCCTGATAGTAAGTATCTGCATCACGCAGTTCCTTGCTCTTTTTAGCTAGAATTTCCTGCTTCTTGTCAGCATGCAAGGGCTGATTACATGCATAGCAAACAGCTTCTTCTAAATCTTCAATGTCTTTTTCGACCTTTTTAACAGTCTTTTCTGCTTGCAGTAGAGCACTGTCCAATGTGCTTTTTTCTTTATTAAGAGCCGTAATTTGCTTGTTAAGTTCCGACCAATTAGCCAGCTTTTCGTGATTTTCAAGCTCTTGATCAATGTCAAGTTGCTCTAATTCTTGTATAGCTTGCTGTAATTTTGCCGCATCTTGTGCTGTTTTTGACTGCCAAGCCTTCTGTGTAGACTTTAAACTTTCAATAGTTGTCTGTATTTTAGCATTAGCTGCTTGCAGAGCATTGATTTTCAGTGTCTCTTCTGTGATTGCATCTTTGGTTAGTTTTACTTGTTCTTTTAGAGACTCTGCCTTCTCAGAAAGTATAGTAATACCTAACAGTTGCTCAATAATAGCTCTTTGATCGTTCTGCTTCATAGCTAGGAACGGTTCAGTATAGGTGTTTAGTGCAAGGATATGTTTAAACATATCATGGCTCATGCCTAACAGTGTGTCAATAGTGTTCTGCGTATCTCTACTGTCACCTTGGCTTTCGTCTGTGAGTTCTTGTTCTTCGTCGTTTATATAAAATTTAAGAAGATTAGGAGAGCGTCCGCGCTCAATCCTATAATCAACACCACTTTTTTCAAAGTGCAGTGTAACTAACATGCCTTTGTTGTTGGTTTTGTTAATTAAGTTATTCTTCTTAATGTTAGTTAATGCTTGGCCGTACAGTGCATAACTGAGTGCATTAATAATAGTAGTTTTGCCTGTACCGTTACGAGAACCAGTATCGTCACCTCCTTGATCTAAGTTTTCGCCAAGCACTAGAGTTAGCTGTTCCTTGTTAAAGTTAACAGCTTGAGTTTGGTTGCCCACACTCATAAAGTTTTTTACAGTAAGATCTTTAATTTTTATTGTCATTATAACCCGTGATATATTTCTAGCAGTGTTTTCTTGTCAAAATTATCAGTATCAAGTTCTGATATTTCGCCCGCAACAATTTGATCTACGGATTCAAATCCGCTGATATCTAAATTAGTTGAAATTTCTTCAATCTGTTTCTGCGGTATCAGTGTAATTTCTCTACAGTCATATGTAGACATAAATGTTTCTTTGATAAAATTTGCTTCTTCGTAGCTGATTGGAATGTCCAGAGTAACACGCAGATACATCTTTGATTTGATTATTTCTTCTGTCTTATCCAATAGCTTTGACAATGATACAGTCCTATACTTAGGACAATTATCCCAATTAATATACTCTGGTTCACCGTCATTTTCTTTATCAAGAATCATCATACCTCGTGCATCGTCCCATGCATCTGCATAGTTGTGCGGAAATGCATTGCCAATGTAGTGTATTGCGCCCTGTTGTTGACGCTTATGAAAGTGTCCTGAGAACACATACTTTTGATGTTTGAAGTGTTCTGCTTTGAGATCGCCGTGATCAGGCATCTGTACCATAGCATTCATATAAAAGTAAGGAAGTTCAAAATGTCCAAACATATATTTTGTTTTGATCTTTTCGATATTCTTCCATTCGTCTCCAACAAGCCACGGAATTAGTGCAACATCTTCACTAACCATAATCTTGTCTACAAATGTGATGCCTGGTATGTGTCTACCAAATGCAGTTGATGAAACATCACGCTTATCTTTGTAGTACATGTCGTGGTTTCCAACAAACATGTAGAAGTTTTCAAAGGCAGCACCTAGCTTTTCCATGCTGCGAATAGTTGCATCCATAGTTGCTAGGTTGAGGCTGTTTCTATTGTGATGCCAGTCTCCACAAAAAATGCCTGTTTCACAACCCTGCTCCTTAGCAGTGGCAATGAACCAGTCTACGAATTCTTCGCAGTCATTGTTGTGTACTGTAGAGTTACCTTTCAATCCAAAGTGGATATCAGTAAATACTGCTGCCTTTTTAAACAAAGTTATACTCCGATTGTTTTACTAGTGTAAGATAAGATGTAATAAAAGTCAAGACTAATTTTACGAATCGCCGTTGCTGTCATTGTATCTTTTTTGAGCTGCTTCAAATTCGCCTTGATGCTGTCTTGTAAATGACGGATTCAAATCATTCATTTCTAAGATGTCGTCGCGAATATTTTGATTACGCTTTTCAATATTAATAACTCGCACGAAACTGTTAGTAACGGCAGCAGTATAATAAGCAAAAGGATTGTTAGACTTACTTTCATCGAATTGTAATCCTATCTGTGTGAGTTGTAAAATGGCTTGCCCGCGCATTTCATCGTTGTAAGTATAACCTCGAACGTTGCCTCTAGTAGCGTATCTTTCGCATAGCTTCATCCACATCATTGCAAGGGTTCTTGTAGCTTGTCCGTGATCTTTTGAAAATTGTCCGTTCTGCATACCGCCAGTCCAATGACTTTTTCCTACGCAGACTAACTCGTCGTTGTCGTCAAATTTCCAATGTTGGAACGGTGGAAAGTTTAATTTGGTTTTGCTGTCTGCAATACTTTTGGGGTTTTTCTTTCGCCCACTTTCGTCCGGTATATGATCAAATGTCATTATACGAAATACAAGATCAGTCTTGTTTATTTTCTTATAATCAACTTCGCAATCACTTTGCTTAATCTTTTCTCCTGCTGCTCGCCTTGCATCGTAACTTTCGTTACCTAGCTTTTTAGCTTTATTGCGTTTAGCTTCTGCAACTGTTCTTACATTGATTTTTTCTAGACTAGGCAAAATGATGTCATAGTCGCCGTATTCTGGTGATACATAGCTACAATACGTATTTTTTGATTTATGAATCTCTGCTAGTATGTCTTTATTGTTTAAATAATTTTTTGTTTTCATTCTGATTCTCCGGATCACTAACTATTATAATATACATAGATAATTTTGTCAACTAAATACTTACAGGAGAGTATCTATGTCATTATTTGGTGGTTTTAATATAGGCGGTGCAATTAACAGTGCAACATCTAACTTTTCTAGTGTCTCGGGTGTTATAGGCAGCATTACTGGCGGCCTTAACTCAACACTGGGTAAATTTAACAGCCAATTTGGCGGCATACTTGCAGGCACTAACATTGGCAGTACTATTAATAAAGCAGCTAGAGTAGCTGGTATAGTTGATAACTTATTAGGCAATGGCTCTAGACTCAAAAATATAGGTGGCGCCTTCCGCGGTGTAGGCAATGCAGCACAGGGAGTGTTTGTTGGAGCTAACCCACGTGATAGATCTGTACAAGTTGCCATAGCTAGAGAAGACGCTGTTTCAAACAGAACAGATACATCAACAGCTGGTGACTGGCGTGTTAGTTTAAGTATTCCTGCTGACATAGCAACTAGTCCTGTTTTTGCTTCTTTTTCTGGTACAGGTAGAACTGGAGGCAGAATGGTGTTTCCTTTTAATCCAACAATATTGTTAGGGCATACTGCTTCATATGCAAAAATTTCGCCTACACATACTAATTACCCCTTCAACGCATATCAGAACAGCAGTATTGATAATATAACTATTACAGGTGATTTTTACAACGAGAACGAAGCTGATGCACTATATTGGGTAGCTTGCTTACATTTCTTAAGAACTATGACCAAAATGTTTTATGGCAGTGGTGATAAAACTGGTAATCCTCCTTTAGTATCAAGACTAAACGGTTATGGGAAATATGTTCTTAATGATATTCCTGTAGTTATAACAAACTTTACAGTAGATCTGCCTCAGGATGTTGATTACATTCCTGTGGTTGTACCAGGAGATTCGTCCCCAAACTATGTACCAACTAAATCAACGGTTACTGTTACTTGCCAGCCAAATTATGCAAGACGTGCTGTGTCAAGATTTGATCTTAAGAAGTTTGCTGAAGGTGGATTTATTAACGGTAAGGAAGGTTTTGTATAATGGCAACTAATAGTAAGACACTAGGTCCTTACGGCACAACTAATATTACAAGTTCTGGGTATCTTGATATTATGAAAATACGTGCTGTACCTGCAGCCTCTGATGATATTCTTTATGAAATAACTTCGTCTTATACACATAGACCTGATTTATTAGCTTACGATCTCTACGGAGAAAAAAATCTATGGTGGATTTTTGCGCAAAGAAACTTAGACGTTATTAAAGATCCTATCTATGACTTTGTTGCAGGTACAAAAATATATCTTCCACAGGGACAAAAATTGAGACAGCTTTTAGGAAAGTAAGATGGCCATATCATTAGGATCTATATCAAGCGGTGTGACTAGTGCTATTAATGGAATAACATCTTCTTTTAATACTCTCACGACAAATACGTTTTCAAATAGTTCTAATTTTCCTAACGGTGTAAATGCTGTTTCTAGAAATCTTTCTCAAAACGGTTCTGCCAATCCTAATGCTAATCCACTGTCTGCTATTGGTGGATTGTCAAATCAATTATTAGGTGATTTTAATCCTGTTTCAAAGTTATTAAATCAAGGCGGCGCAGCACTTGGTGCAATAAACAAGCTGAGTAGTTTAGGATCTACAACCAGTCTAGGAGGACTGCTAGGAGGCCAATCTAAACCTCCGTCTGTACAAAGTCTTATAGCAGGCAAATTAAAATCTTCAAATTTAGGATCTTTTGCAGCTACGATTGAAAGTTTAGGTTCTATAGGATCAACTGTTGCAAAAAGCAATATTGGCCCGTTTAATTCAGTAACAGTGGTTAATAGGAGTTCTGCTGACCTTTCTGGTGTAGCACTGATACAACGTGCTAGAACTTTTATGGAATCTTACAAACCAGAAGTAGGTCAAGGGTCAGCTAAAAATGACGGTATAACTAACTATGTAAAAACTCCTGAAGGCAGAATTTTAAATCCTTTAAGAGATTCTAATTCTAACAATTATATCATAACACTGGGCATTTTAGATGCCGACCAAGTAAACAACCCGTCAAGCTATCGTAATGCTGACGGATTTAAAAAAGTATTACTAAAGTCTGGCGGCGGCCTAAGAAGTTCTGGTTATGCTAAAAGGATTAGAACTTTTGCTGAGGGCGAAGAAGACGCAGAATATTTTATTGAAGATCTTGAAGTCAGTGCAGTTATATGTCCAAATCCTAACACCAGTACAGCTTTAGGAACTAACGTTACTTTTAAAATTATAGAACCATACAGTATGGGAAAAATTATTGAGGCCATGATGATAGGCTCTCAAGAATGCGGGTTTTCTAGCTACTTAGAAGCACCGTTTTGTATTAAAATAGAATTTTTAGGTTGGGATGAGAATGGAGAAAAAGATGCATATATAACTCCTCCGGCATATATTCCAATAAGAATTAATAAGATGGATCTTAACATAGGACAGCAAGGTAGCACCTATCAATGTACTGCTGTTCCGTTTAATGAATCTGCTCTAAGTGACGTTGCAAATAAAACAAAAGTAGCTACTAGCGCATACGGTGATACTGTACATGCTATTTTAGAAACTAGTAAAGAATCTGTTACTTATACGGTCAATGGTCAAATAGAAACACTTGAAGATAAGAAAGTTATAAAAGGATATGATCGATATCTAATCTGTTTTCCAAAAACACAACAGGATCTAATAAAGGCAATAGAAAGTAAAAGTGTTGATACAAGCGCACTAAAAGCAACACAAGATGCCGACGATCAAGAAAGACGTCGTAGGGGCATTGGAGAACCTGTGCGCAATCCTAATCCTAATGCTGCCGCAGCCTCGGTGCCTGTAATCAGTACAGCACCAAACACTTATTTGTTCTTAAAGGCCTGGGCTGAAAATACAGCTAATATGAATGATTTTGGCCTAAGCCCTGTAGTAGTAGATACTAGAGCTGGTGGCGATCAGTCACATGGTCGTGCTGGCGCTGTAATTAATCAAGAAACTTCGACTATACAAAGAGACAGTCCGTCAAATGCACCTTCGGAAAAATCTAGAAAATTTAATTTTACTGAAGGCGCTAAAATGACAGATATCATAACAGAAGTTTTGATGAGCAGTTCTTATGTTCAGGAACAAGCAGCAGCACCTTCACAAAACGGGTTTAAAAAACATTTTAGAATTGAAACTATGGTATTTGTAGAGCCCGACGAAGGGGGTATACAGGCGCAGATTGGTAGACCTAGAAAAACATATGTGTATGCTGTACATCCTTATTGGACATATGAAGCTAGGCAGTTAGCCCCGGGTCAAACTCCTGCTAATGTAACTCAGGTAAAAGACCAAGCAAAAAAAGAGTACAACTATTACTATACTGGTCAAAATGAAGATGTGTTAGATTTTGATATAAATTTTAATCTAGCATTTTTCCAAAATATTAGATCTGATATAGGACAGAATTCAGCTACTACAATAGGTCAAGAAAACACTTCTACAGGACCAAGACCTGGTACAGTTGTTGCTTCTAGTGGTGACACTCCAACACCTGCTAGTAACAATGGTGAAGCAGTTCCGGGTGTAGAATATACTGCATCTAATCGATCTGTATCCAGCGGCGGCACTAGAATAGGAACTGTTGATCAAAGTGTTAAACGGGCTATTGCAGAAGAATTTCACAATAGGCTTATTAACAGTCCTGCAGACATGGTTACAGCAGAAATGACAATTTGGGGAGATCCTTATTACATTCCCTCTAGTGTAGGAAATTATAATCCTGCGCCCGGCGAACCAACGGTTACTGCTGATGGCACTATGTCATACATGCGTGATGAAGTTTTTGTGGTTATAAACTTTTTAACTCCGTTAGATTATTTTATGAACGGATCTACAATGGATTTTCCAACCTATGTTAGACCTTTCAGCGGACTTTATCAAGTAGTGACTGCAACTAGTACTTTTTCTGCAGGAACATTTAAACAGCTTTTAAAAGTAATAAGAGTTCCCGGACAAAATGGCGAACCAGGAACAGTTAATAATTCTGGTGTATTGCAGACAGGGGCTAGAGAAAATGTAACAGTACCCGATGTTGCTCAAAATATTAATCCTAATCCAGAACAAGCACCACTTGCAGCACCTACTTCTGCAGATGTAGATCGTACTCTTACTGGTATACAAAATCTTAATATAGATGAAGGATCAGCAGCATCGTTTTCTCAAGCTAGATTAATGACAGGTGAAACTCCAGCCTCGCCTTCACAAGTGGTAACTAATCCTCTATCCAGCATTGCTAGTGTTATACCTGCAGAAGAATTAGCAAACCTTCCAATAGATTCGGCGTCAAGATTAGGCATTACGGCTAATCTAACTTCTACGATATTTCCTTTAAAATTACCAAATAATTTTTCTAGTGGTTTGCCGTCTTTGGCAGCAGTTAATGCTTCAAATTTATCTAGTACACTACAACGTAGCGGATTAAATGTTCCTGCTAACGGGTCATTACCATTTAATCTTCCTTCAGCACCTAATCTGCCACCGTTACCTGGAATAGGCGGCAGTTTAACAACAGCAGCAGGAGCACTAACTAGTAACGAAACTATAGGACGTATCCAATCTTCAGTAAATTCTTTAGCGTCAGGATTAAGTACTCAAGCTAGGGCTGTAGGTTTGCGTCCACCTACTGGTTAATGGAATATTAAATGGCAACACAATCAATCACACAACAAGATAAAGCAGTATTAAACTTATGTTCTAAAAAAGAAGCTAAGAGTTATAATACTGTCTACGGTGGCGACGAAGTAAATCTTGTTGAAAAAACTGTCGCAGAAGTTATTCTCTGGCAATCTGAAATTGTAAGAACTCGCAGAAATTGGTCTAGTGCTGTAGGCAAGTATCAAATGCTTAAGGCAATTGTTGAAGAAGAATCTAAAGCCTTTACTCTTGATCCAACACAAACTAGATACACCGCTGATGTACAAGACGCTATGATGATAAAGCGTTTATCACGTTTTCGTAAATATAATCAATTTAAGTCAAAGAGTCTTGGCGGTTCAGAATTAGAAAACGCACAGAAATTTTGTGTTGAACTAGCAAAAGAATTTGCTAGTATTCCTGTGCCTTATGATATGAGAGGTGCGCATCGACAGGTTCAAAAAGGCCAATCATTTTATGCAGGAGACGGCACAAATAAAGCACATCATAACCCTGACACGTTTGTAGCTGCGTTAATAGATATAAGAGCTGGAGGCACTGGCGCTACAGTTAAAGATGTAGAAACTAGTAACGGATCTGTAACAGGAAGCAATGCTCATTCACCACAAGGTGAATCTAATAGAGCAAGAATGAATAATTTTGCTACCGGCGGTGGTACACATGATGGCAGACGTGTTACAGGAAATAATACAACAGCACAGCGACAGGGCTTGCCGCCTGCAGAAAATGTATACGTTTATGAAGTAATAGATCCTCTTGACGATAGATATGATTTTAGAACGGGTAAAAAAGTAACTGATATAACGTTGTATGGAACATCGTCTGTTGCAGCATATAACCAAGCCAACAGTGCGACAGCAGCAAACACACCTGCTTCTCAAGCAGGTGTAGCATCTGCAGATGGTGTCAAAGATCCTGAAAATTTTACAGAAGAAGAACTTAGAAATCTAATGGAAGGTAGAGATCGTGTAGCAACACAGCCTGGAAGATACTCTGATCTGTTTACAGATCCTTATGATCCTAGCCAACTACTAACAGTGCCAGGAAGACTTCCACCAACACCAATTCCGGGATCTACTCCACCAAGAGCAGAACCAAGGTCAGGACTGTTTGGCCCAGCCCCAAGAGGATTACCAAAGCCTCCGGAAAAACAGGCAAGCAATATACCAACATTGCTGACGGGCGCAATATTAGCCGGCGGCTTGCTGTTGACTAAACCAAAACAAGAACAAACAAATAAGAGAGATAACTCTGTTAGATTACAACAGTCTCTTGATAAAGCAAAACGAGACATTGCTAGTTTGATTTCTACAATGACACAAATTTACAACAATCAGAGCGAGTCTTATGGTACATTTTTACAGAGCGAATTGATTGTAGCACAAACAACGCTTAATACTGCTAGAGCAAATTTAATAACAGCTCAAGCAGGCGGAAATCCTACAGAGATCGCCGCCGCCGAAGCAGCAGTTTTTACTGCACAAACTAGAGTAACAGGACTGCAAAATAAAATCAATCTAGGATCTCCATACGGACTAACTACAGCCGAACGTCAGCGTAGAACAAGAGAAGATCCTACTTATAATAATTCGTTAGCTGATTTAACTACCCTAGTAAATGTAACAGTTCCTAGAATAGTTTCCCAAGCTAGAAGTTTTGGAATAGATTTAATTCAACCAAATATGAGCGCACAAATATCAGCAGTTCCACCAGTGGTAACATTTAGTTAAGGATTACAATGACAGCAACAAACTCATATTCAAGAACCAGTGACGCTGTTACACCGTTAAGAGACGCAGGTCCTTACGAGGCAGTAATAGTAAGCCATCTTGACCCGATGTATATGGGGACACTTGAAGTTGAACTGATCAAAAATACTGAAGCGGGTGGAACACCCCAACGTAGCGGACAATTAGTAACAGTTAGATACCTTAGTCCTTTTTACGGAGTAACCCCTTCTAATGGTTTAACACCTAACGACGGATTTCAGCACACACAAAAAAGTTATGGAATGTGGATGGTCCCACCGGATGTGGGAACTAGAGTACTTGTAATATTTGCTGAAGGAAATACAGCCTACGGGTATTGGATTGGCTGCATACAAGATCAGGGTATGAATTACATGATGCCAGGCGCAGGACAAGCATCAACTACTCTTACAACAGCTGGAACACCTCAAAACTTAAAAGGTCAAAAGCTACCCGTTGGCGAATATAATAAACTAATTGAACAAGGATCTAAAGTAGATCCAACTCTATTTGAAAAACCTTACAATAAAGATTTTACTGAAATATTAGAAGTTCAAGGGTTGCTAGTTGATGAAGCTAGGGGCACAACAACTTCTAGTGCAAGGCGAGAAGCACCTTCAATGGTGTTTGGTATTAGCACACCTGGACCTTTAGATAAAAGAAATCAACATCCTACAGCAAAATACGGCTCGGCAACAGAAGCAGCAGATTATCCCTTTAATAGACTAGGCGGGTCGTCGTTTGTAATGGATGACGGTGATGATAAGTTTGTTCGAGCTACACATGCTGCTGATGGCCCTCCTATATACATTAATAAAGAAGGTGGCGAACAGGGCGGCGACGAAACTATTCCTCAAAACGAGTTATTAAGATTTAGAACTAGAACCGGACATCAAATCCTTTTACACAATTCTGAAGATTTAATCTATATAGCTAACAGTAGAGGAACGGCTTGGATAGAATTAACTTCAGACGGTAAGATAGATATCTATGCTTATGATAGTATTAGTGTTATGTCTAACAATGACATAAACTTTACTGCTGAAAGAGATTTTAATATTGATGCAGGTAGAAACGTTAACATAAGAGCACAAGCTAGATTCTCAGATGGTAAAGAATCAGACAACGGCATCGAAAGCGGTAGAGTTCAAATTGAATCTAAGTATAATATGAATTTTGAAGTGGGTAAAGATTTAAAAACCACTGTACATCAGAATCATCATATTGTAGTTGATAACTCTATGAAGATTTTAACAAAGTCTGACTTTAATCTAAAAAGCGAAACCAATGTGTATTTGAATACTTCGCAAAACTTTCATGAAAAAGCTGGTCACAGTTGGTATAGAGAAGCCGGCTCAAACATTAACGATACTGCTGGAGCACAATACCTTAACAAAGCAGCAACAATGGACTTTTTATCTGCAGGACATATTCATTCCTCTGCAGGTTCAACTATTGTAGAAAACGCAGGAGCATCAATCTCTAATAATGCTGGCGCTAGCATACATCATGTAGCAGCATCAGGAATAAATCTACTAGGTGGATCTATAGTAGCAGGTGATGCAGGGGTTATACATTGGAACAGTGGACAAGCAGCGTCGGGTGTTAATACTGCTGCCACACCCGCAACACCGCCTACAGAACCTGAAATAGCAGAAAATGTTATAAAATTAACACAAGTTATATTACCATATATACCGCCAGGTGCGCAACAGGCAGTGTCTTATGAAAGTATTCTTTGTAGAGCACCACAGCATGAGCCTTGGGTACATCATGAAAATTATAATCCAAAAGGTTTTGTTCCTGATCAAACAGATAGAGAAGCTCCTGGTGAATTACCTTTATCTGATCGTGTTCTTACAGTTGACACATTCCGTAAGAATAAAGACGGAGCAGCAACTAGTACGTTTGTTCAAGCAATTGGACCTGCTAATAAAGATGAATTCAGTAACAGCGGAGATAGCGTATTCCATGGCGAAAACAGCAACACTTCTGGAGCACCTGGTGGAGCAAGGGGTGGCGGCTCTGGCGGAGGATATGGACAAGCTGGCAGCGGCGAAGCCAGCGGTACAGTTGGGTATGACGGTCAGGGTAAACTAGTTGCTGTTAGATCAAAGAGTGGAAAAACTGCACAGGTTGCGGAATGCTTTAAAGAATATTTCCAAGGATTTATTGACGATCTCGAAGCAACAGGATATCAAATTAAGCTATTAGGCGGCTACAGCAAGCGTCAAATTAACGGTAATCCTAACAAATGGAGTATTCATGCCAGCGGCGCAGCTATTGATATTAACTGGCCGCCAAACGTAAGGAACCAAGCACCTAATGGAATGTACACCCCAAGACCACCAAACGCACCTTTAACAGACATGCCAGTGCAGAAAGTCAGAGAGTTGTGTCGTAAATGGGGCCTAGGTTGGGGAGGAGATTGGAGATCAATAGACGATGCTATGCACTTTAGCGCAGCAAAACATGAAGGTGGAAGATGGCCTGTAAGAAATGATGGTAGAATTCCGTCAACATCAGCACTACCTGGTAATAATCCTACAACCGGCAGACCTACTAATGCTGACTCTCCACAGCCACCGCGTCAAAGCACTCAAGGTAAAACAGAGTAAGGTAAATACTGTATGAGCACATTAGAAAAAAATCTTTACAAAAGAGTTACTGTAACTTCAGGACCGCAACGAGGACAAGTTGGTAGAGCCTATAGAGGATTTTCTACAGTTAATGAAGCTACTGACGGTTTTGCTCTCTATGACTTTGAACTCATTAAACAGGACATAATTAATCATTTCCATATAAGACAGGGTGAAAAATTATCTGACCCTAGTTTCGGAACAATTATATGGGACATGCTGTACGAACCATTTACGGCACAGGTTAAAGAAGCTATTATTCAAAATGTTACAGAAATAGTTAATTATGATCCGCGTGTTCAAGTAGAAGAAGTTATAGTTGATACTTATGAGTCTGGCATTTCTATTGACTGCACTCTATCATATCTACCCTATAATATATCAGAACAGTTAAGATTTAAGTTTGACCAAGCTGCTAGTATTGGATAATTAAGTTAGCATATAATTGCTACAGATAAATATCTAATATAGATGGGGAAACAGTATGTCTTCAACTGACAGACAATCAAGATTATTAGCGACAGAAGATTGGAAAACAATTTACCAATCTTTCCGTAACGCAGACTTCCAGAGCTACGACTTTGACAACCTTCGTCGTACGATGATTAACTATCTGCGTCAAAACTATCCAGAAGATTTTAACGATTATATTGAGTCTAGTGAATATTTGGCTCTTATAGATTTAATTGCATTTTTAGGTCAAAATCTTAGTTTCCGTATCGATCTTAATGCAAGAGAAAATTTCTTAGAAACAGCAGAACGCAGAGAAAGCGTTCTTAGATTAGCTAGACTTATTTCCTATAATGCTACACGAAATCAAGCAGCTAACGGGTTATTAAAATTTGAAACTGTAAAGACTACAGAATCTGTATTTGACAGCACTGGATTAAATCTAGCTGGTATAGTTGTACGTTGGAATGATAGAGGTAATTCTAATTATTTTGAACAGTTTATTAAGATCTTAAACGCAGCACTGCCTGTGAACGGAACTTATGGTCGTCCTATTAAGAGTGATAATATTGCAGGAGTGCTGACACAGCAGTATAGATTTAATGCTGCAAATATTGATATTCCGGTATATCCTTTTACACGAAACATCGAAGGAACATCGACTAGATTTGAAATTGTAAGTTCTGATATTTTAAATGGCTCTATAGTAGAAGAACCTCCTCTACCGGCTAATAATCCTGCTTTCCTATATAGAGATGACGGTCAAGGAGCTAGTAGCTCTAACACTGGTTTCTTTATGCATTTCCGTCAAGGTCGTTTAGACAGCGGACCATTTACAATAAACAATCCTACACCTAATCAAATAGTTGCTATAGATTCTGTAAACATTAATAACACTGATGTTTGGCTTTATAGTACAGACTCTAACGGTATTGAAACTGAATTGTGGACAAAACTCGAAGCTATTGAAGGAAATAACATTATATACAACAGCTTGTTTCGAGGAATAAGAAATGCATATGCTGTACAAACTAGAATTGAAGATAGAATTAATCTAATTTTTAGTGACGGTGTATTTGGAAATTTACCTTCAGGCAATTTTAAAATTTATTATAGAACTAGTGAGAACAGGAATTCTATTATAAATCCAGGCGCCTTAACTAATGTTTCTATTGATATACCATATATTAGTAAAAATAATACCCAGGAAACACTCACAGTAAGTTTAAATCTAAAGTATTCTATATCTAACGGTGCTGCTTCAGAAAGCAACGAAGAAATAAAGTCAAATGCTCCTGCTACTTACTATACACAGAATCGATTAATTACTGCTGAAGATTATAATGTTGGACCTTTAGGTATCAGCCAAGATATTATCAAAACAAAATCTGTTAACAGAATAGCTAGTGGTATTAGTAGATACTACGATTTAAAAGATGCTAGCGGGAAATATTCAAATACTAGTCTTTTCGCCGACGACGGTATTTTATATAAAGAAGAATTTTTAAGAAAAACAGCATTTACTTTTGCTACCCAGTCAGATATTGAGGGAGTAATTTATAATCTTATAGAACCAATACTAGCAAGTGCTAATACTAATAATTTTTATCTTGCCAAATACGGAAAGATAATTGTTTCTGATCTTGGTGTAGATTGGTCACAGATTACTAAATCTACTAATAGATGTACAGGTGTGTTTGTTGACGCTGACCTAGCAAGACAAAAAGTTGGAACATTTACCGCCAACAGCCTTCGATTGGTTGAAACAGGATCAATGCTTAAATTTACAGCACCAGATGGATATCATTTTATGCCAGACGGCACCTTAATGCAAGGTGATGCAGATCATCTAGGCTCTACTTCTTATAAATGGGCTAAAGTAATAAGTGTTTATGGTAACGGTACTCAAATTGATTCTAGTGGATCGGGATCTATTGTATTAAACGATATTATACCTGAAGGCGCTGTTCTGAATCAAATTATTCCAAAGCTATCAAGAGTTTTAATTGATGATATTAAATCTCAAATAATTGATAGAGTTTTTGCTTATAGAGATTTTGCACTTCGTTATGATCAAGAAGCTAGACAGTGGAAAATTATTACAGCTGAAAACATCAACACAGTAAATCCATGGAGTACTGGCAAGGCAGGCGACTCTAGCGGACAAAATCTAGACTCAAGTTGGATATTAAATTTTAAAACAAATGGTCAATCATATACTGTAACTTACAGAAATCTACGTTACGTATTTGAAAGTGCAGGAGAAATACGATTCTTCTTTGATAGTGCAGATAAAATTTATGATCCTAAAACAGGCCAATTAGTTAAAGATAAGATTTCTGTTTTAAACATTAACAGAAAGCCTGACAGTTTAGTACCGTTTACAAAAGACTATATTTGGACAATTAGTGATGCATTTAGAGATACAGAAGGATATGTTGATTCAAGAAAAATTCAAGTTGAATTTTTTGACAACGATGACGACGGCGTAGTAGACGATCCTGATTTATTTGAACAAATTGTAGCCGAAGCAATAAATCCTTCTTCTAAATTTGTATTCCAAAAGAAATATATGACCACTGACGGAGTTGAAGATTTCAAATACTTTAATAATTCCAGTGGCACAATTATGGTTAAGAATAATGAAGCTGCAATTGGATCTCCCAGCAGTTACAATGACGGACAAGTGTTCTATTTAATTGAAGAAGGCCTGTTCAAAGTATTAAATATTACCAATAACAATACAACTGTTACAGTTGATTATAAAGCATTTGTTGGTAGAAATGATCTTAAATTCCACTATGTACACGTTGCAGATTCAAACTACAGAATTGACCCTAGTTCTACAAACATCATTGATACCTATTTGTTAACTAAAGGTTATGATACTGAATATAGAAAGTATTTGAGCAGCGACACTGCTGTACAACCGCTGCCTCCAAGCAGCGACGAGTTATTTAGAAGTTACGGTGCTGAAATTAATAAAATTAAGTCTATAAGTGATGAAGTTGTTTACCATCCTGTAAAATATAAGTCTCTCTTTGGTAGCAAAGCAAGATCAGATCTACAGGTTACATTTAAGATAGTAAAAAATCCTGCTCTAACAGTAAACAACAATGAAATAAAAGCTAAGGTAATTGATTCAATTAATCGATTCTTTAGTATAGAATACTGGAATTTTGGTGATACTTTCTATTTCTCAGAGCTAAGTGCTTATGTAATGAATGGCTTATCACCAGAACTAGTATCATTCTTAATGGTACCAAAGCAGTCAGATCAAGGCTTTGGAAGCCTTTTTGAAGTTAAATCAGAAAGCGATGAAATTTTTATCTCGGCAGCAACAGTTTCCGATATAGAAATTATCGACGAAATAACAGCAACAAATCTTAAAGCTCTAGGCAATGTAGTTACAAGTGTATCATCAAGCAAGAGCGGAATACAAAGTTCGTCAAGTAGAGGTTCATATTAATAATGTCTAATCATACTCAAAATGAAAATGCTTTGCCTGTACCAGGCAACAACAGTAGAGCTGTTTCGGATCTGCTACCTAGATATTTTAGAACTGAAGCAAATAAAAAGTTTTTACAATCAACATTAGACCAACTAGTACAACCTGGTGTAGCAGAAAAAATTAGTGGATTTTTTGGAAGAAAAAATTCTAAAGCATATGCTGCTGGAGACAATTACATTGGTGATGTTTCTAAAGCAAGAGAAAATTACCAGTTAGAACCTGCACTGGTTATAAAAGATAATCTAGACAATGTAACTTTCTACAAAGATTATAACGACTACGTAAATCAGTTGAAGATTTTTGGTGCTAACACAACTAATCACAGTAGACTTAATAGTCAGGAAACTTATGCCTGGAACCCGAATATAGATTGGGATAAGTTTGTTAATTTTAGAGAATATTATTGGATACCAACTGGACCTAAAACAGTAAGAGTTACAGGTCAGGCCAAAGAAGTAATCAGTACCTATACAGTACGTCTTACTGATAATGGTGATAATGTTTCTTATCTATTTTCTCCTGACGGTTTTACGTCAAACCCAAGCCTTAAGCTATACAGAGGACAGACTTATAGATTTGACATAGATTGTGTTGGTCATCCTATGGCTATAGCAATCAGTAGAACATTTACTCCTGGTAACGCTGTAGTTGTTGCAGGTCGAGAAGGTGTTAGAGGCGAAGGTCTCTTTGACGCAAAATTATACGGCAATGATTACGATCTTGGCGATTATATCATTCTACCAGACAGCGGTTCAGTAACCTTTGACGCCGATGAAAATGTTTCTACACTTTATCCAGATGGTATTCGTAAGTTAGGAGAAGCTGGAGAAGAAATTGCAAACGTGTATATAGAAAAGGGAATTATTGAATTTACTATTCCCATTAATGCTCCTGACAAATTATATTACATATCTAAGAATGATGTTGATGTTAGTGGTTTAATAAAAATTTATGACATTGAAGAAAATACTTTCTTAGATGTTGAAACAGAAATATTAGGCAAGAAAACCTACAAGAGTGCTAACGGTATTGAATTTACTAACGGTCTTAAAGTTGAATTTTTAGGTACAGTAGTGCCTAAAATATACAGCGAAGGTAATTGGTATGTTGAAGGAGTAGGAGATAAAATTAGATTAATTGAAGAAAAAGATTTAATTATTCCAGCTTCATATACTGCTAATATAAATGTTCCTTTTGACAGTGAGGGGTTTGATACTCTTCCCTTTAGTGATTCATCTTCTTATGCAAAAGAAAAAGATTATATTGTAATTAACAGATCTAGTAGAGATAGAAATCCTTGGAGCAGATATAATAAATGGATACACAAGGACGTATTAATTAAAACTGCAGAATACAACAAGATACCATTTGATATAGATGAAAATCTAAGAGCTAAACGTCCTATTATTGAATTTGAAGCAGGCTTAAAACTCTATAATTACGGATCATTTGCAAAACTAGACGTTGATTTAGTAGATGCTTTCACGCTTGATGTTTTTTCAACAATTGAAGGTAGTCTAGGATATAACATTGACGGTATTGATGTAGCTGACGGAATGAGAATTTTATTCACAGCAGATCGAGACAAGTTAGTAAACGGAAAAATTTATCAAGTAAAATTTGTAACTATAGGTAATAACAGACAAATAAGCCTTATTGAAGTTTCTGACTCTGAACCTCTTGATTTAGAAACTGTGTTTGTTATCAACGGTAATAATTATGGCGGCAAAACATTTCATTATCACGGCGATAGATGGATGTTAGCGCAAGAAAAAACAAAGAGAAATCAACCGCCGTTATTTGAATTAGTTGATGCAGAAGGAAATAATCAAAGTAATTCAAATATTTTTAATGCTACTACATTTAAAGGTAGTAAGATCTTTAGTTATAAGATTGGCAATGGAGCCAATGATATAGAATTAGGATTTCCTTTAAGCTATAAAAATATTGAAAACAGCGGTGATATTGAATTTGAATTTAATCTTCTTACAGATACGTTTACCTATCAAACCGAAACAGATATTATTTCAGTATCAACGTCAACTAGCTGTTTAAAAAAGTTTACTGATAGAACAAATTTTGATTATGTTAACGGTTGGTCAAAGACACCAACTGTTTCAAAGCAAAAGGTAATTAGACAATACGTTTCTACCCAAGCAGAAAATAATAATTTTCAAATTGATGTTTATAACAAGGCTGCTTTTATTACAGATCTTCGAGTAAACGTTTTTGTTAATAATAAGTTAAAGAAACAAGAACTAGATTATACACTTGATAGAATAAATGAAAAAGTATTTGTTAGATTTTTTAATGATTTAGAAGAAAATTCTAATGTTATTTTAAAGACTGATTCTACTACACCTAAGAACGATAATGGTTGGTATGATTTTCCTATCAATCTAGAAAGAAATCCGCTTAACGAAGATATATCGACATTTACGTTAGGTGAAGTTATTGATCATGTTGATAGCATGATTGAAGATATTTACGAGTTTACTGGCACTTATCCTGGACCTAGTAACTTAAGAGATCTTGGAGAACTAGATGTTTACGGTAAACGGTTTGTAAAACACAGTAGTCCGTTAAATCTTGCTTTATATCATATTACTAACAAGAAGTACAACATAGTTAAAGCTATGGACTACAGCAGAAAAGAGTATGCAAGATTTAAAAGAATCTTTATTGAAACTGCTTCTACTTTAGGATATGACGGTGAAATAAAACAACACGTTGATTTAATTCTTAAAGAAATTAACCGAGATAAGGTTAAGTCACAACCGTTCTATTTTTCAGATATGATAAATTGGGGGAACGATAACAAGGTTATAGAGTACGAAGTCCTTGATCCTCGCAATCCGTTTTACCCACTATCAGAAGTATTTGATATAACAGTACCAAGCCAGCGAGCAGTTAATGTATACCTAAACGGATATCAGTTAGTACACAATAAAGACTATACATTTAACAATGAAGGGTTCTTAGTACTTGATAGTTATCAACAAGAAGGTGACATTCTTAGAATATACGAAACTTCGTCTACTGACGGATCATTTATTCCGCCAACACCTACTAAATTAGGTTTATATCCTTCTTATGTACCACAACTTATTATAGATGATACCTATCTATCAGAAGAACCTGTTATTAACGGACCATTTAAAATTTATGGTGAAGATGAGACTACTTCAAAAATAGGTTGGTTTTATCCTGTATACACAAGTCGTCGAGCTGCTCAAAACGCAGACTCAAATAATGCAGCAAAACAACTAGTTCTAGCAGGTTATAACAGAGTACTGTATATTCCTACTAATACAGGTATTGAAGCCGGAACTGATAATGTTGAACTTGATGAGTATCCTGTAGGAACTGCTGTAATACGAGGACACGACGGTAGTTTTGTTAAGGCATTTAAGGATTATAGAGATACCCTTATAATAGATCTTGAAAAACGAATATTCAATAATATTAAAGTTTTTTATAATCCACTAGAAACTGAGCTTCTTTACGGTGAAGGAACGCTAAGTCTGTTTGATTTTGTACCCGGCAAATTTAGAAAAACTGAATTTACTAGAAACGAAATAAACGAATCTTTACGAGGATCTTTCGTAGAGTGGCTAAGCCTAGTTGAGACTGATTACACTAGTAATTATTTTTACGAAAGAGAAAATCAATTTACATTTAACTACAGTACCATGACTAACGTAGTTGATGGAACTAGTCTACCTGGATTTTGGAGAGGCGTTTACAAAGAACAATTTGATACTGATCGTCCTCACAGTCACCCATGGGAAATTTTAGGATTTACTATTAAACCAAAGTGGTGGAACGAAGTTTATGGACCTGCTCCTTATACTGGTAACAACGGTGTTATGTGGGGTGATATTGAGAAAGGCATTATAAGAGAGCCTGGAAAACAGGTTAGGGTTTTAGAAAAGTTTGCTAGACCGGGACTCACTTCATTCATACCAGTTGACAGCAAAGGTAGATTGCTATCTCCTATTGCTGCTAATATTGCAAAAAATTTCGTATACAGAAATACTACACAGAGTTTTGAATTTGGTGATGAAGCTCCTGTTGAAACCGCTTGGAGAAGAAGTTCAGAGTATCCGTTTGCTATTCTTAGAGCATGGGTTTTAAATCAGCCATCAAAAGCTATGGGCGTAGGATTTGATACCTCTAGACTTGATAAGAACTTAGTAGGACAGTATGTTTATAAAGATACTAAAAAGCATTTAACATTAGCAGATCTTCAGTTACCAAATACTTATGAAGACGCTTCAAGAATTCAAACATCGGGATTAATAAATTTCATTTATAATCTTGTAGCAAGTAATATCTTAACAGTTTATAATGACTATAAAACAGACCTAGTATCTATTAGAAATCAATTAGGATTAAAACTAGGCGGTTTTACAGATAAGCAAAAGTTAAAAATTGTACTAGATAGTAGAAGTCCTAAAGCTAGTGAATCAGAAGGTGTATTTGTTCCTGAAGAGAACTACCAAGTATTTTTAAACACAAGTTCACCTGTTGAAACGATTGTATACAGTGGTGTAATTGTTGAAAAAGCACCTGACGGATTTATTATTCGCGGCTACAATAACGAAATTCCTTATTTTAAATATTTTCAAACTCAGTCAACACAGAATGATGTTACTGTAGTAGTTGGCGGTATAACTGAAAGTGCAAGCGAATGGGCAGCTAATAGACGTTATGTTAAAGGTCAGCTGTTAATCAATTCTTTCAAATACTATAGAGTAACAGATAATTTTACTTCAGGACCAAGTTTTACAACAAATAATCTTGCTCTGTTATCTGACATTCCTATAGTAGGTGGTAAAAGAGCACAATTTAAGAAAAATTTCTTAAAATCAAGTAACAAAATTCTAACCTACGGTACTAAGTTGTCAACGTCGCAAGATGTTGTAGATTTTATATTAGGTTATGATGCATATTTAAAATATCAAGGTTTTACATTTGATTATTTTAATCGCGAAACAAACTTTGTTGAAAATTGGGACAATGCAGCTAGAGAATTTTTATTCTGGACTACACAAGGATGGGCGTCAGGAACAACTATATCGTTAAGTCCGGGTGCAACATCTCTAAATTTATCAACAGCTTACTCTGTTGCTGATGATATTCTTGATGTATTCTACAGCTACGGTGTAGTAAAGCAGGATGGCGATGCTTTAGATAGAAAGTTTATTTCTATATATAGAAATAAAAATGTGTTTGAAGTAAGACCTAAAAACACTAATGATGGCATATACGGTGTTTCTATTCCTGTAGTTCAGAAGGAACATGTACTATTAATAGATAATACCACAGTGTTCAATGATATAATCTATCAACCATCTACTGGTTATAGACAGGAAAGATTAAAAGTTACAGGTTATCGATCAGATAACTGGACTGGCGGCCTAGATATTCCTGGATTTATATTTGACGATGCAACAATAACAGACTGGGAACCTTGGCAAGATTATAGCGTAGGATCTCTTGTAAAGTTTAAGCAATTTTATTATGTTGCAATATATCAAATTACTGGATCAGAAGAGTTTAATAGTAATTTTTGGTATAGACTCAATGAAAAACCTGTACCAAAATTATATACAAACTTTGATTATAAGATAAATCAATTTTCTGATTTTTATGATTTAGATTCTGATAACTTTGATGCTGAACAGCAAAGATTAGCTCAACATCTAATAGGTTATCAGAAGAGAGAATATCTTGCTAATATCATTAACGATGACATCAGCCAGTATAAGTTCTATCAAGGATTCATACAAGACAAAGGAACAAAAAATGCAATAACAAAATTGTTTGATCCTTTAAGTGGTTCTGATAGAGATAGTTTTGATTTCTACGAAGAATGGGCTATACAAGTAGGTCGTTACGGTGCTGTTGACAATGTTCAACAGGTTGAATACACTCTTGAAGAAAAGAAATTCCAAGAAGCGCCGCAGCCAGTACAGTTAGTTGATCAGTTACCAGTTGAATCGTTTGATAATATCTATAGAATAAGACCATTTGAAGTTTACGACAAACCTGAAGGATACAATCATAAGCCGTTTCCAACTACTACAATAGATCCCGACTATCTATTAAGCAGTGGTTATGTACACGAAGAAGATGTTGAGTACAAGGCCGGCTCTATTGATGATTTAGAAATAACAGATATTAATCAGCTACAGCTAGGACAGTATATTTGGTTAACTAGAACTAACAGTGATGGGTGGACCGTTTATCAAATTTCTGATGCTATTGCAAATGTTACTGCCTTAGAAGCACTAGGTACGTTTACAGAAAACAACAAACCTATAATCAAATTAACTCTTGATAAATGGGCTGCTCCTATATTAAATGTAGGTGAATTAATTGCTGTCAAAGGAGCGACCGAATTTAATCTTACAGGTATTCATGAAGTAGATTTTCTAGATGCTGCAACAGTAAACATAGTTGCACCAGTTGAAAATGAAATAGAGCCTTTTGATAATCAGAAGTTTGTACTTGTAAAGTTAAGACAAGTACGTGTTTCTAATCTAGCTGCATTGAATAATCTAATACAAGAACAGATCTACGACAAGCAAAAAGTTTGGGTTGATAATTACAAAGATAATAATTGGGGTGTGTATCAGAATTCTCCAGTATACGGTGCAGTACAACAAGCACTAACTAATCCTGCACTGTTTGACAGTACAGATCATAGATACAGCACTTCGATGACAGCAACAGATAATAATTATAATCTGTTTGTTTCTGCACCTGGCGACGGCGACGGCGTCGTATATCATTATAGAAGAACTAGGGATACAAATAATCTAATACAGGAACCAGCAATTAATCCTGATAGAGATCTCTTTAATACTACTAATAGTAACTTTGGCGAAAGTATTTCTGTAAGTCCTGACGGAGAGTTCTTAGCAGTTGGTATACCAGATGCTAGCCAAATAAAAACAAGATTTAGAGGTAATTTTGATCCCACACAGACTTATAATAAAAATGAAATAGTAAAATACAGAGAAAGTTTGTGGAAAGCCAATAGAGTTATTCTGCCAACAACAACAAATCAGCCATTCTCAACATTTGATACCTATGTACAATTGGTGAACGAAGCTGACAGTGATTCTACAGCTATTAAACTTTTAATATCGGGTAATCCTGGTCTAGATAATAGTATATCAGATCATTTCTTAGTACGTGCTCCGTTAGATATGTACCTTGGTACAAAATCTGGAGACCTAGTAAAACTAGGATGGAACCCAGTAAGTTTTGCTTATCCAACACTTGATCCTTATACCCCGTTTGACAATGAGATACCTGAACTGTCTTCTTATATTGAAAATACACATGAGATACAGGCTAAGATTGATCACATATTATTTGTTGAAACATTTGTTGGTCTACCTGAGGTAGGAGAGCGAGTAACAACAAATACCGGGTCAGGCATAGTTCATTATGTAGATATCAAGGGTGATAGTGCAGTTATTTACGTTAAGGAAACTAACGGTACTTTTGATTTAACTGGTGAATTGTTTATTGATGACGCAGACTTTATTGGTTTTTATTCTGAAGAAGAAACTTATAATGTTGCAAGCAATCTAGGAGGTTTCTGGTTATTTAAAACCTATAGAGTTGGAGAACCACCCGAATCAGGTTATACTAGTGAGCTGTCAAATGTAGACGGTTTTACTTACAATAATAATAGCCGCTGGTATGACATTGGTAGAGGACTAGTTTATGTAGACGTTGTTACTGAAGAACACATAGGTAATCCTGGCAGACCATTTAACTATTATAATATACAAAAGACTATCAGTGAAATAGGTGTTTACATCAGTAATAATAATCAAGCTAGTTTTATTGGACAGCTAACTTATTTTGGTGATCCTGGTAGAACCTATCTTGTAGATACAGAAGATGAATATCCATCTAATCTATGGGTAGTCCGTGGATCAAAGGTTTATACTGACACTATTGAAACAGGTGACCACATTGAATTTCGTCTTTATGATCTAGACAACAGAACTATCGATCTAGCATCAGCTGGACTTAGCTACGACATTTTAAATAAAGAACAAACTGTTTACGATCTTTGGGACGGATACATTGATTTTGAATACACTCGCTTCAACGCAGATGGTGATCCTTACGAGCCTGTAATAGGCGATATCTTACAAGATATACAAACACCGTTTGATGAATTTGGAGGATTAGCACTTACTAGCTATTCAACTAGCACTGCTGAAGTTGTATTTTATCAACGAAAATTTAACTTTGTGCGTGTGTTTGTAAAGAATAAAACAGGTAACTGGGCAAGACTAAACAACATTGGAAGAGTTGAAGTACGTAGACTTGCTAATGTTACTGCACGTGGATCAAGTGATGTTTCGAGAACCATCGCTACAATAAACGATTTTAACAATGATGTTGTGCTAGGAAATGATCTTATTGGTAAGCTAGTTGTTTTCCAACATACTAGTAATTTTCCTCTAGTTTCAAATCCTTATATAACAGACGAAGAATATTATTTCTTCAATGAAGTAATTGATAACGGTGCTGCTAGAGACGAAAATCCACCAAACAGTTTAAACAAGGACTATACGCAGGTTTATAATATTCCGGGCGATGAGTTTGGTGCAGTAGGTCCTAATAGTGCAGGCGCAGTTGCAATTTATAACAAAACTGCAAACGGTTCTTATAAGCTTCTAGTTCTGTTAAGTAGCGAATATGCAACGACTAATAGAAAATTTGGACAAAAAGTTAAGATAATACAGAACAAAGGTCTGTACACATTATTTGCTTCTAGCGTTGGTGACACTTCGGACGATTACGGATCAATTGAAATCTTCAAACACGGGTACGAACCTGGCGAATATTTTAAAGGCAATTGGAAAGTATCATCTAGTTACCTAAAAAATGATATTGTACGTAACAGAGACAATTATTACAAGGCAATAAAAAATATTTCTCCTGATGATAGTATTAATATTAATAATTCTATCTACTGGAATAAAATTAGCTGGAGACAAGCTAAGGATGAAAATTATCAAGGAGCCCTTAATACTGCGTATCCTTATTCAATAGGATCTATAGTAAGTTATGACGGCTCATTATATAGAGCAAAAACTAATATTGCTGCAGGATCTAGTTTAAACTTTAATGAGTGGGAATTAGTATCAAACAATATTGATTATTTGGGATATTTGCCTAACAGAACAAGCAATGCGTTTTATGGTGAAGAAATTTATTCACCGTCAAGCACTTATATAGAACAGTTTGCTATAGATTATGACGTTAGCGATAGCGGATCAGTTATAGCAGTACTCACAAAAGAAGTTGATTCAGATAGTACTTCTAGAGTCAATCTAGTAATTTATAGATTAATAGATGAGCAATATCTTCTAGATCAAACTATTGAGTTAGGTAAAAATACAACTAGAGTGTCAATAAGTCCTCAAGGAAATATTATTGCTGTATCTGAACCTGAAAATGATGAAAGAAAAACTGATCAAGGTAAGGTGGTTGTTTACAGACAAGTTAATGGAGCATTTGCTTATGCACAAACTCTGCTTCCTCCGCAAAATGAGGAATCTGAAAAGTTTGGTTCAAGCATAGCTTTTAGCGATGATAATTTTGTTGTGTCAAGCCTTAACGGTGACATGAAGATACCAACTACATTTGATGTGGATAATAATAACGAAACAACGTTTGATAGAGACTACACAACATTTAAAAATGTTATTAAAGATACGGGTGTTGTTTATATATTTGAAGATATTGAAGATAGTTTAGTATATTCTGAATCGTTCAGATATGATAATGCTACAATACAGTTTGGTGAAAACTTGTTATCTAATGGTAATCATATCTACGTTGGTATGCAGAGTGTTGGCAACGACAACTATAAAGGAACAATTCTTAACTATCGTAAAACAAAGAATGCTGTTGCATGGAACAGAACAAGAGAACTAGTCCCTCCTGTAGATGTTTCAAAGATTCGAGGAGCGTTCTTATATAATAAAAGAACTAATCAAATTGTAACTTATTTAGATTACATAGATCCTATACAGGGTAAGATAGCAGGACCTGCAGAACAAGAAATTACTCATAGAGTTCCTTATGACCCTGCTACATACAACGTTGGTGTATTTACAGGCGTTGACAAAGATACTTTCTGGGCCGAAGAACATGTGGGCGAAGTATGGTGGAATCTAAAAACAGCAAGATTTACATACCCATATCAAGGAGATATACAGTATCAAAAGGCCAATTGGAATGAGCTACAGCCTGGATCGTCTATCGATGTTTATGAATGGGTTGAAAGTCGATTCCTTCCTAGTCAGTGGGACACACTAGCTGATAGTGAGTCTGCACTAAACGAAGGCATAAGCGGAGTTTCAATTTACGGTGATAATCTCTACACTCAAAAGTTTGTATATGATCCTGTTTCTAAAACATTTAGTAATAGATTTTATTTTTGGGTAGGTAGAAAATTAACAGTACCCAAAGTTGAAAACAGATCTCTAAGTGTATTTGATATAGCTAGACTAATAGCAACGCCACGAGAGCAAGGCTACAGATTTGTTAACTTCTTAGGTTCAGATAGATTCCTGTTGAATAATTGTGATTCTTTAATCTATAACGATGATATAGTATTGAATATTAAATATGCAACTGGTAAAAACACAGAACAACAGCTTCACAGTGCATACTATATTATGTCAGAAGGATTAGAATCAAGTTCTATTCATCCCGACATTGAACGAAAATGGTTTGATAGTTTGATAGGATTTGATGAACAGAATAGAACAATTCCTGACACAAAACTAACTGTAAAACAAAAATACGGAGTTCAAAACAGACCTCGACAGAGTATGTTTGTAAACAGAGAAGAAGCTCTAAAGCAGGTTATTGAAAGAATAAATTCTGTACTAGTTACTGAGTCTATTTTAGATAGTTATAACACATCGTCGCTGATGTTAAAGGATAACGAACCAACTGAAATAGATAGAACTTTTGACAGCACAATTGATACACTTGAAGAATTAAGATTTGTTAGTACAAACAAGATTTCTCAAGCTGTTCTTACACCTATAATTCAAAATGGACGCATTGTTCGTGTTGATATAGATGATCCAGGTCGAGGATATAAAATTGTACCTACATATACACTGGTAGGACCAGGAACTGATGCTGAATTTGAGCTTACTATTAATAACCTAGGACAAATTACAGATGTAACTATTCTTAATTCAGGAAGAGGTTATGATGATAACACTAGAATCCTTGTTAGAAAACATAGTGTATTGGTAAAAAATGATGCATCAATACACGGTAAATGGGCAATTTATTCTTGGAATAATGAAACAAGTTCATGGTTTAGATCTACTATACAAGGGTATGATGTAACAGCTTATTGGTCTTATGCTGACTGGTATGCTAATGGCTATAACACCTTTACTAAAATAGATCATGAGATTGATGTAACTGATGACATTTTTAAACTAAATGTAAATTTAGGTAGTACTGTAAGAATAGCTAATGTAGGATCAGGTGGTTGGTTACTTCTAGAAAAAATAGCAGCAGTTGACTCTGAAGATTACACTGTTAATTACAAAACTATTGGTAGACAGAACGGAACTATACAATTTAAAGACACTCTGTATAATTTCCAAAAAAATACTATAGGATTTGATAATAGAAACTATGACAGTGTTGCATACGACAATCTTTCAGCAAGGGAATTGCGAATCATTTTAAATGCAATAAAGAACGATATTTTTGTAGGTAATTTAAAAGTTGAATATAACAAATTATTCTTTGCATCTTTACGATATATTCTTACTGAACAGAATTATGTTGATTGGTTCTTTAAGACTAGCTTTATTAAGATTAAACACAATGTTGGTAAGCTAGAACAAGACCTAACTTTTAACACAGATACTTTACCAAGTTATAGAAAATATGTTGAAGAAGTTAAACCTTACAAGACTGTTATTAGAGAATTTGTAAGTGCTTATGAAACTACTGAAAATACGAATAGTTCAGTATCTGATTTTGACTTACCTCCATTCTATAGTAAACTAGATAGAAAGAATATTACTACTGATGCTATTGTAGTATCAAGTAGAATAATCAGTGACGACGAAAATTTAACAGAATATCCAAGAAAAAATTGGTTAGATAATGTTGGTTATATTGTTAAAGAGATACAGGTCAAAAATGGCGGCAGCGGATTCTTATACAAGCCTGTTGTTCGCTTAGTTGGAGGAGGAGGAACAGGTGCTACAGCTGAAGCATATTTAGGTTATGGAAAAGTTACGTCTATTAAAGTAATAAATCCTGGCAAAAATTACATTACTGCACCTCAGGTTATTATTGAAGGATCTCAACTAGACACCGGAACTCCAGCAACTGCTTCTGCTATTCTTGGCAGCGGTGTAGTTAGAACTCCAACAGTAAAAATTAAGTTTGACAGAACTTCTAAAAACTACTTTATTAGCACATTAGATCAGACTGAAAATTTTATTGGTGAAAGCATAAGAACTACCTACGACCTAGAATGGCCTATCGATTTGCAACCAAAAAATATTAAGGTTTATATCGATAACGAAGAACAACTTAGAAGTACATATACTTGTTCTAACGCAACAAACAAAGACATTGGTTATACTAGACAACAGGGTAGATTAAAATTTGTTAAGCCGCCTGTACTTGATGCAGCTATACGAATAGAATATAAGCGTCCCCTGTCTATGTTAAATGCATCTGATAGAATCAATTTTGCTTATAACCCTCTAGCAGGAATGCTAGGCAAAGACTTAGCACAGCTAATGGATGGTGTTGACTACGGCGGCGTTGAAGTAACAAGTTTTGACTTTGGTGGTCCTGGTGGCTGGGACGTAAAAGGATGGTATACTGATACTTGGGACACGTTTGACAATACATTTGAAGATGATGTGTTTACATTTGACGGTTCAACTTCAGTAATAGAATTATCAACTGTTCTCGAAAACGGTGTGATCTATAACATATACCTTAACGGTGACAGAATAGATGATCCTAATTTTGGAACACCTCAGCAGTATAATCCTAATGCCCGAATGCCAAGTATTATAGGCGACGGTGAAACTAAGATTATTGATCTAGGAGAATACGGATTCTTTGCTAACGACAATGACGTTTTGATTGTTAGAAAGTACACTAGTGATGGTAGCTTTATTCCAGATCCTGAAAGTTATGATACTGCATTGTCTGGTGGAGATTTACCTTATACTACAGCTAAGGGAGTTAGGGCTGAAGAAATTGTAGTTGACGGCGACGGATTTGTAACACCTACTACAAGTAAGGGTCCTGAAGAATTAGTACCAGGACAAGTATTAGACACAGTTGATATCAAAGTTTATACTAAAGATAGTGTAGGTCAGGGAATGATTTATAGTCAAAGTTACATAATGGATGCAACTGTAACTACATACTCGTTAGGAGTTGTTCCTGGCACTCGACCTTCTATATTTGTTAAAATGGATAACAGATTATTAGCCAATGAAGAGTATACTATTGATTGGGAAAATAATTCAATAACAATTCTTACACCTATAGACGGTGTAGAACTTAATATTTTAACTGTTGAAAGAGGCGGACAGGACATAGTTGACTATGGTAGAATTATAGCAGATGCTTCAACTACTGACTATGAAATTTCTAGAAAATATGTAGAAGGAATGACAGCATTTGTTACAGTTGACGGAATTCAAATTCATGTAATTCTGTATGCTTCTGAATTAAACGAAAATGCAGTAATTAGATTTGAAGAAGTGCAAGATGCAGGTGCAGTTATACACTGGACGCTGTTTTCAACAGATACGGTTGTAAATTATAGCGTTGTATCAAAGGAAACTTTTGTAGCAGACGGAGTTAACAATTTGTTTGTATTAGCTTCAGCACCGTTCTATTCAATACCTACAACTTATAATATAATGGTAAAAGTTGAAAATAGAATACTTAATCCCGGCTATAATATCCAGTACGAGATTCCCGCTAATAGACAGAGAGAATATCCTTTAGAATCTTTCCAACAACCTGGGAATGCATTACTTACTGAAAATATTAATGTCTATGTTAATGGTTCACAAGTATTTGCCCCAACACAATGGAGATTTGACATCTTTAATAGTAGCGTAATACTTTCGGATGCAGTTGGTGATGTAGGTGATACATTAGAAATATATGTAATATCTGACGGGGAATACCAATTAAACGGCACTAACTTAACAATAGGTCAAACGCCAGACGATGGTGATACTGTAGAAGTATTCAAATTTAGCAATCATGACCTTGTTGGCATAGAGCGCATAAACTATGATGTTGTTGCTAGAGATACATTGATAGCAGAAGATATTGATTATGTAACATACAATCGATTAACAGTAGGTGAAATTAAGTTAAGAAAGCCTGCTGCGGATGTACAATATGTTTGGGTAAGCGTAAATGGAGAATTATTAACACCTAGTGTTGATTACTATCTTGTTGATAACAAAAAGAAAGTTAGATTAGTTAGAAGACCTGCTCAAAATGATGCAATTGATATCATTCACTTTACGCCGCCGGTGTCTCAGCCTAAGTTTGCGTTTAGACAGTTTAAAGACATGCTGAATAGAACACACTACAAGCGTTTAGACGCACCTACTACAGTTCTAGCACAGCCATTAAACTCTTATGATTTAAGAATTGAAGTTGAAGACGGAACTAGTTTACCGTTGCCAAACAAGGGTGGTAATTTACCGGGTATTATATTTGTAAACGGTGAACGTATTGAGTATCTTGTAAAAGAAGGAAATACACTAAGACAACTTCGTAGAGGTACTCTAGGAACAGGTGTAAAAGATACACACGATGCTGGTTCAGACGTATACGATCAGAGTATGCTAAAAACAGTTCCATACAAAGATGTTACACAAATACAAAAAGAAGAGGGTAACGGAGTTACTAGTACATGGACATTAAACTTTAAAGCTCAAACAGTTAACGAGTTTGATGTGTTTGTTGCAGGTAGAAGATTAAGAAAAACAGCAATAGCTGTGTTTAATCCTATACAAGCACTAGACAGCACCGATGGAGATACTGTATCACCTGCTGAATTTACATTAAATAACACTGTAAATGAAGAAACGGGAGAAATTATTAGTAGTCAAGTACAACTTGCTGTTGTACCTGGCAATAAGCAAACAGTAAACTTTATTAGGAAAATAGGAAAAACCTGGGCAGCACCCGGTGAAACACTATCAACCAGTCAGGCTGATATTGGAATTTTCTTGAGAGCAGGAACAACCAAGCTGCCCGAATAAATACAATGTGGAAAAGGAAATGAGCGAAATTATGCAAGATAACAGCGGAATTTTAGTACAGGGACACATAAAAATATATGATCCTCTTTCTAAAGAAATCTACGTTAATAAGCGCAATGCCATCCATTACGAAAATATGAGTATAGCACTAGCTGAAAGTTTAAGTAATGCAGGGCAAGGGTTTATTTACGAAATGAGCTTTGGAAATGGTGGTACATCTATAGATCCTACCGGTATTATCACCTATTTAACTCCTAACTCGGCTGGCACAAATGCCAGCTTATATAATCAAACATATTCAAAAGTAGTTGATGACAGATCAGTGAACAACACCGATCCGGCAAGAAATTTTATTGAAACAAGGCATTTGAGCGGTACAAATTATACAGATGTTATTGTAAGTTGTTTGTTAGATTACGGTGAACCAGAAGGTCAAGATGCATTTGACACAGCAGCAGACACTAACGGAAGTTTTGTATTTGACGAATTAGGATTAAGAAGTTATTCTCCTTCGGGCACAGGTAGACTTATTACTCACGTTATTTTCCACCCCGTACAAAAATCTTTGAATAGATTAATTCAAATTGACTATACTGTACGAGTACAGAGTCTATCGGGCTAAGGAGTAGAGAATGGCATACGAAGTACGTTATACAGACAGTGTAAACAAGGGTATTATTGTCGTTGAAGACGGCACACTTAATACTGAAACCTCATTGGCGCTGCCTGGTAGAAGTAATACAGGATATGGACAGGCAGTAGCTGAAAATTTTCTACACTTACTTGAAAATTTTGCAAATACTAACCCTCCAACAAGACCAGTTGAAGGTCAGCTATGGTACGATAATACAGACGGTGTAGACCAGTTAAAGGTTTATGATGGTACTACTTGGGCCGCAGCAGGCGGCCTAAAGAAAGCTCTATCACAACCTGCCGTAGCAAACTCTTTAGCTGGTGACTTATGGGTTAATACTGATGCACAGCAGCTATATTTGTTTACTGGTAGTCAATGGATCTTAGTAGGTCCTGATTTTAGTGACGGCTTATTAACAGGCGCTAAAGCTGAAGTAATTGTAGGCATTGACGATATTAGTTACAATGTTTTAACAATTAAAATTGAAGATAAGCCTGCTGCAATTATAAGCAGCCAAGCATTTACACCTAAGAGTGCAATACCTGGTTTTAGAGCAGGTATTCAGCCTGGTTTTAATATAGCATCAACACCTATTGTAGGATTACAGGTCTTAAAATATTTTGGAATTTCAGAGAAGGCAGAAAATTTAATAGTTGCAGGCGAATCAATACCAGCTAGTAACTTTTTAAGAGTTGATGCAGCCTCCACTACAAATTTTCAATTAAAGGTTAAGACTAATGACGGTATACAGATTGGTTCAGGCGGACAAATAAACATTAAAGTAGCAGGCGAAGCTGGTGTTATACAACACAATACTCCTGGTGCTAACATTGATTTTATATTAAGAGAAGGTAATACTAACAATACTGTTATGCGTATTGATAGTACACAAAAAGTTGGTATTAATAATACAGCTCCTGACGAAGACTTAGACGTAGTTGGTAACGTACAAATTAGTTCGAAGCCAACAGATGCAACTACCGGTGTACTAAAGATAGAAAGCACTATAAACTCAGATGATATCAACGAAGGTTCTTTAATTGTTAAAGGTGGTGCAGGTATTGCATTGAATCTTAATGTGGGCGGAAATGTTGATATTGACGGAGTATTAGTTACAGCTAATATTACACCAGACTCAAATAGTGCTAGAAACATTGGTAGCCCAATTAACAAATACGATCAAGTTTATGCAACTACGTTTTTTGGTAATGTACAGGGTAATGTAAGCGGTACAGTAACAGGTAGAGCAGGCTCAGCAGACAAGTTAGCTTCAGCTACTACGTTTGCAGTTGATGGTGATGTTGAACCTAACAGTTTTGCTTTTGATGGACAAACAGGTGGATCAACAAAAACTTTTGATATTAGAGTTCGCAACAGTTTTGTAAGTAATAAAGATGTTATTTACGATGTAGATAATGCTGATGAAATATTAGTAAACAAAGTAATTGGTGAATCTGGACTTTACAGAGTTACTAAACGTAACTTTTTAAAAAGTATACCACTAATTCCTCCTGGTGTTTTTATGCCTTACGGGGGAATCACCCCACCGGCGGGGTGGCTACTATGTGACGGTTCAGAAGTCCGTAAGTCTGATTTTACTATTCTATGGGAAGCCATTGGATTTAACTTTAGAGATGCTTCTTTAATCAGTGACGGCGGTGTTAATTATTTTGCCCTGCCAGATCTAAGAGGAAGATTCCCACTAGGTGCTGACAATATGGGCGGTCCTAGTGCTAATAGAGTTACTAGCTCAGCTGCTGATGCAATAGGTAATAGTTCAGGAGAAGAAAGTAAAACTATTGGAATAGAAAATTTACCAGAACACGAGCATGACTTAGAAGGTCCAAGTGGTACACAGTATTATGGCATACGAGTGGGAGCAGGCGCTCCGTTAGACGATGCAGCTATAACACTGCCAATAGAGCCCGGCGCAGGCGGTACCCAAGGATTTGCATCAAGCGGCGGCGTACTTACAGCCTCAACATTAGGAACTCCACTAGATGTAATGAACCCATATCTAGTTGTAAACTATATAATATATACTGGACAATAAGATGAGTTATCAATTAAACAAAACAGACGGAACGATTTTAACTGATTTAATTGACGGTCAAATTGATACCGAAAGTACTAATCTTACTCTGGTAGGTAAAAACTACACCGGTTATGGCGAAGCGTTTAATGAAAACTTCATTAAACTTCTAGAAAATTTTGCTAACACCGCTGCTCCTAGTAATCCGTTAGAAGGACAGTTATGGTGGAACAGCAGTGAGCAACGTTTAAAAGTTTATGATGGTACAGTATGGAAAGCATCAGGTGGCCCTTACGTACAAGAAACAAGACCTCAGATGGTTGCAGGCGATCTGTGGATTGATAATTTAAACAATCAAGTATATGCCTATGATGGTACAGATACTATCCTTATTGGGCCACTGTATACACAGTCACAAGGTATAAGCGGATTTCAAATTGCAAACATACTTGATACTCAGAGCAGATCAAGAACAGTAGCAAAGTTTTTTATTGGCGGTACGTTAGTAGGAATTTTTAGTAACATAGAATTTACGCCAACGTATTCTCAAAGGATTACTAGCCTTGTAACTGAAGACAATCCTAGTGGTATAATATACGAAGGATTTAACATCATAAATTCTAGCACATTTAAGTTTTATGGTACTGCTCAAAGTTCTAATGCTCTTGTAACAGCTTCAGGAGCAATTAGAACTGCTGATCAATTTTTACCATCAGACAGTGACGGAATTACTGTAGGTACATTAACTATACAAAACTCTGGTGGTTTAACTATTGGACTTTCACAAAATAACGTACAAAAAGTTGTTGGTCCTAGATTTTATATTGAAAATCAGTTGAGAGATCATGATATAAGTCTGCGTGTCAGAAGTACTGCATTTGAATCTATTATTGTTGATGCAATTTATGTTGATGCATCAACTGCAAAAGTAGGTATCTTTACTACTAACAGATTGCCTGAGTATACACTAGATGTTGAGGGTGATTTAAGAGTAACAGGGAATCTAATAGTTCAAGGTGATACAACAACAGTTGAAGTATCTACGCTAAAAGTTGAAGATAAGAACATTGAACTAGCTGCACTTAATGACAGCAGCCTAGGTGATGATACTGTTATTGATGGCGCAGGAATTATTGTTAGATCCTCGGACGGCAATAAAACTATTACTTGGGAACTATTAACAGATTCTTGGACATTTAATAAAAATATTGATCTTTCAGATAATACGTTAAGTTTAAGTATTGGCGGCAGTACTAAATTGACTACAAACAGCTTATCAAATATTTTATATGCTGATGATCTTGTAAGAATTGGTACACTACAGTTTTTAGATGTTGATAACATAAACATTAATAGTAATACTATAACTAGTAGTTTAGACCTAGTAATTACTGCTGCTTCAGGAATTAATATTACAGCCGGTGGTGACATTGCAGTACAGGATAGTCAAAAAATTACCGGGTTAGCAGACCCTACATCGGCACAAGATGCTGCAACTAAAGCATATGTTGATCTTGCTACAGTAACAGCACCTGTTGTTTTTAGCTTAGATATTACTGGTTTAGGATCTGGACTTACATTACAAACTAACGTTGCAGCTTACTTAAATGATTTGTTTCCTTCCACAGTAGATAACAACGGAAAGATTGCTAGAATACATACAACTTCTTATACTGGGTCTACTGTAAGCGGTATTGTTGTTAGTATTACAGAGACTCCTGATACATCAGGAGTATTATCACTGTCTAGAGTAGCTGTAGATTCAAATGGAACACAAAATGAGTCAGTTATACAGGATATAGTGTCCTCAAATACAGCGTCAGGCATAGCAGTTTTAACACCAGTTAGAAGTTTAATGGTTTTCCAAAGCACAGGTTCAGGATGGAGTCATGTGTCAACGACTGCTTATCCGTAATTTACGATAAATAATATAAAGCACTATTAGGGGTTATTACAGATGGCTTATCAAATTGATAGATATAATAATACAACACTTACAGTTGTAGAGGACGGAACCGTAGATCAGACCACTGATCTTAAGTTCATCGGTAAAAACTATGCTGGATACGGTGAAATTCAAAACGAAAACTTCCTGTTTTTGCTTGAAAACTTCGCTGGCGCTAATGCTCCACCGAGGGCTATTAGCGGACAGTTATGGTTTGATTCAACAGGCGGCGGAAAGCTAAAGTTTTATGATGGCGGCCAATGGAGAGCTACAGGTGGCTCAGCAGTTTCCCCTACAGAACCTACAGGACTTACAGACGGTGATTTTTGGTGGGACAGTGCTAACGACCAGTTATATGTTTATAACGGAACTGACTATGTATTAATTGGACCACAAAACGCTGGCGAAGGCGTTACACAGATGGTCAGTTTAGAACTACTTGACACAACAAACTCTACAAAGAGTGTAATTGCTGCAACAATACAAGACGAAATTGTTGCGATTATGAGTTCTAGTGAATTTACCCTAAATGCTGCTAACCCTATAGTGGGCTTTGATAGAATTAAGAAGGGTATTACACTAACCTGGACAAAATTAGCTGACAACGGCAAAACAAATAGTGCAGCCGCAGCAGGAAAAGATTTTAATTTTTGGGGCACCGCATCAGATGCTGATAGACTTGGCGGATTTGCAGCAAGCGAGTATGTAAGATCAGCACCTGGGCAAATAACAGAGTTTACAAGTATTGTTAAGTTTCCTGATGATGGTATTCAAGTTGGTAACGATTCGGATTTCAAACTGTTTGTTGATGAAGGAGCAAAGGCTGTTATAGAAAATGCTGAAGGTTTAAGCAGCGAAATTAGATTCAGAACTACTAATCCTGTTGGCACAACTGTACACTCTTTATCAATAAACAATGTTGGCCTTGTTCCTGCTGTTGATAATGTTTTTGACGTAGGTACATCAGGTGCTAGGTTTAATACAATTCATGCTTCTGTGTTTAATGGAGAAGCAACTAAAGCAGCAACATTAAGAGTAGGAACCAACAATTGGTTCTCAGCTAACATAAGTGCTACACCTAATACTATTGCAGCTAGAACAAGTGACGGAAATATTGCAGCTAACCTATTCCAAGGAACTGCTACACAAGCACGTTATGCTGACTTAGCAGAAAAATACACAACTGACCAAGAATATCCAGTAGGTACTGTGATGTGCGTAGGGGGAGACGCCGAGACAAAGGCAACTAGATTAGGCGATATGGCTATTGGAGTTATATCAGAAAAGCCTGCACTGCTTATGAACTCAGACGCCGAAGGGCAAGCTATTGCACTTAAAGGACGAGTACCAGTAAGAATAGTTGGACCAGTTTCAAAAGGAATGCTTGTTTACGTTTATAAAGATGGTACAGCATCAACTATTGGTTCAAGTAGTTTAGTTGGAGTAGCTCTTGAGACAAACAATGCTGAAGGCGAAAAATTAGTAGAATGCGTACTAAAAGTTTAAGGAATCAGCATGGCAGACATAAGTGCAGCAAGGCTTAATAACTTACAGTCTAGACTGGAGCTGATACTCGGCAACGGTTCTGGACCAAGCGGTTACGGTCAACCTTTAATAAGTAGTCAAGTATCTAATATAGACGGAAGTCTTATCTCTGCTGCCGATATCAATGCAATCTATGCTGATATGGTTAAAGCACGAGTGCATCAAGTAGGTGTTGAACCAACAGAAATAGCAGAATTAATATCTAATCTTAATATAATTGCAGAAGATACTAGTTTTTTCATAGGTGATGACGGTATTACAGTAGTAGATCCTGATGGATCTAAAAAGGGTATTATTGATTATGAAACCTTAATGTCTACTATAGAAACAGACAAATTTTCTGCGCATACATCACAAGTAACTTTAGAACCTGGTATAACCGGTCAGCGAACTGCTGACTGGAATGGTTTAATCTATCAAGAAATTACTGTAAATTTCAACAATGCCGATCATCGTAGACACTTTTTTAATACAGGCGGCAACATTAGATTTACTGGAAATAACAGCGGCGCTACTCTACCTAAAGGGTTAGATTGGAATTTATTGTTAACTGAAGTAGGATCAGTTAACTTTACCTACGCAACAACTTCATCAACCGGTGCTGGAAGCGGTTCGGCAATTGGTAACTATCAATTAACATCATCATATCAAACTGTGTTCTCTAAAATTGGTGGCGGAACCTACACTGGAATTTATAGCGGCGTCTATGCTGGCAATCTTTACACCATAAAAGCAAGATCACTGTCTTCCAGCAGCATACAATTTAGAATTGAATTTAACGATGTTGTTACTGATCCTATTATAGACAATAATGTTGATGGTCGTTTGATTAGCACAGTACAGCACGTAAGAGCAAATTCTTCAGCAGTTTCGGTAGTAGCACCTACTTACACGATCGATACTACTCTATAATAAATCCTCATTCTTTAGAGTATATAAATACTCTACTAGGGGTTTTATAATATGCCAACGACAACGTTAGTAACAGCTACGAGATATAATCTGCTCAAGAATAGGATTCACACTATTCTTGGAACTTCACTAGTATCTACGCCAACATCTGGATACGGACAGAGTACATACAGTAGCGGTGTTACCGGAAACTATAATACAAACACTACAGCTACAGATCTAATAGATGATCAGGATTATAGAGAAATTTATATTGATCTAGTTAGAGCTCGAGTACATCAAATAGGATCAGCAGCTTTTACACAGCAGCCTACTCCCCTAGGTAACTTTTCTGCTAATGGAGCAGCCACTGACAAGGTAGCAGAAGCTTATATTGCCGGCTTAGAAAGTCTTATGACTTCAATAGAGACTGATAAATTATCTATATTTGAATCAACTCAGGCAACATTAGAAAATTTAAGAAATTCTCTTGGTACAACTATACAAGGTTCTAGGTTTGAATCTATAAGCGGAACTTGGAACTCTACTCTATCGTTTATTTTTACAGTTAGTTTTACGTCAGCAGAAGAACGTCGACATTTTTTCAATGCAGGCGGCAAGATTAGAATTACTGCAAGTAAAACTGGCGCAGATGTTAATCCAAAAACAGCTAGCTGGAGAACCTTATTATCTGGTTTAGGACAGATTATTTTTAATCACAACAGTACTACTAATAGTGCTAGCTTTGGAACAGGCTCTGCAATTGGAAATTACGGATTAACTAGCTCTTATCAGTTAATATATAGGGGTTATTCTAGTGCATATTTTTCAAATGCTGTAGAAGTGTATGCTTTACAACTTAATTCTTCACAAATACAGTTTAGAGTCTATCTAGCAGATCAACGTAGCGAAAATATTGACGAACAGGTGTTTGGCGATTTCTTTGTTAGCCCAACTATCCTACGTCCGGAAGGAACAGTTAGTATAAACGGAACTGTTTATCCTACTGTGCAGATAACCACAGCACCTGTAGGTGCTATCATTACCAATCTAACAGCAATCTAATATTGCATTTTTAAAAAAATGTGTTATACTATTAGATAACATATTCAGTTTCTTACGACTTCAATCCATAAACTGACTATATAATTAAAACCCTTGGAGACTCTTATGGACGAAAGATTAGAAAAAGCTCTTAAGTTTAGCAATTACATGGTTACGCTAAACAATCAAAAACGAGTCATTAAAGAAAAGTATTTTGAAGACCTCATGTACTTTAACAGTGGTTGCCAATTTACTGTTACAAAAGAATTAATTACGTTTGTTGGTCTGTTAATAGAACGAGGTAATGACTCTGATGTTGTACTAACTGACGATAACGACATACCTGCTAAGATATCAGATCTAGGTTCTTTTTATGATGACATCCTTAATATTTACTTTACAGCATCAAATACGTATTACACAAAATACGAAGAACTTAAGAAAAACAGAAAAATAGAAACTCTAGTAAACCATGAATAATTCAAGAGGCGTTGTTTTATTTGCTAGAAACAATGGCAAACTTGATTATGTTAAACAGGCTGTATTTCTAGCAAAGAGAATTAAGAAATATCTAAATTTACCAACAACTGTAATAACAGATAGTGCTGATTATTTAGAAAAAGCATTTGATACAAATATTTTTGATAAAATTATTACAGTTGAATATTCTGAAACTAAAAATAATAGAGCTTATTTTGACGGTTCATTGTTTCACAAAACTGCTCCATTTAAAAATGACATGCGAGACGGTGTCTACAATTGGTCACCTTACGATGAAACAATCTTAATGGATACTGATTATATCATATGCAATGATCTACTATTAAAATGTTTTGAGTCAAACAATGATTTAATGCTGTTTAAAGATTCATACGACCTAGCTCATTTTAGAAATCAAGATGAATTCAAACACATTAGTGACTTTACTATAGATTTTTATTGGGCTACAGTTGTGTTCTTCAGAAAAACAGATGAGAATGAAGTCTTTTTTGATCTTATACGCCATATTAAAAAAGAATGGAATCACTATAGACGTGTCTATCAAATAGATTCAGGATTGTTTAGAAATGATTTTGCGTTTAGCATAGCTGTTCATATTATGAATGGATTTTCTAAAGGGTCTTTTGTAGCACCTTTGCCGGGAAAACATTACTATACTATTGATAGAGATATTCTACAGAGTCTCGATGAAGACAGTATGTTATTTTTAGTAGAAAAGAAAGATCATTTAGGCGAATATACACTAATAAGAACTGAAAAACAAAATATTCACGTTATGAATAAGTTTAGTTTGGAACGAGTAATTGATGAGGAGATGTCTAATGGATAAGAGTAGAGGCATCTTAGTATTAGCTCAAAATTCTACAGTAGCAAATTATGTTGAACAGGCTGCACTTTTAGCTATGAGCCTTAAAGTTACAAACCCTAGCACACTTATAAGTGTAGTTACTAATGATGAAGTTCCTACAGAATATGTAAAACTGTTTGATAAGATTATTCCTATACCGTTTGAAGATGATGCAGACGCAACAGAATGGAAGATTGAAAATAGATGGAAGCTATATCACGCAACACCTTATGATCAAACAATGGTATTGGATACTGATATGCTGATCCTACAGGATATATCAAGTTGGTGGAAGTTTTTAGAAAATTACAAATTATATTTTACAACTAAAGTTTTTACTTATAGGGGCGAAGAAGTTACTAACGACTTTTATAGAAAAACTTTTACATCTAACAATCTTCCTAATCTATATAGCGGACTTCATTATTTCGAAAAGAGTAAACTAGCACTAGAGTTTTATACTTGGCTTGAACTTGTTATGCAGAACTGGGAATTGTTCTACGGATTGTATGCTAAAGAAAATTATCCTGGTAGATGCAGTGTGGATGTTAGTGCAGCAATCGTAGCTAAAATTCTTGATTGTGACTCTGAAATTACAAACAATTATGCAGAATTTCCTACTTTTACTCATATGAAACCTCATATACAGAATTGGATTAGACCTAATGAAAAATGGCAAAACTGTGTTGGAGTTTACATTAATAGAAATTGTGAAATTAAAATAGGAAATTTTTCTCAGTTAGGTATCTTACATTATACAGAAAAAGATTTTGTAACACCTGAATTAATTGAACGCTATAGGAATTACCTACATGTCTAATTTTGCCGATTTTTTAAAAACACTAAACATTGAAGTAGATGTTGTAGCCAATTCTTTTGTCTATTATGATCCTACAAACGGAAAAATAGAAAAAATAGGTAACAAATATGTCAAAGACGATTTGTTATCAATACTAGAAGTTCATCACAGCACTGTAACTGATATTATAAATGGTACTAAGAGTCCTGATGATTTTATTGTAGAGTACGATGTAGCTTTAAAACAGTTAGCTCTAAAAGAGAAGACATACGAAGATAACAATTCTAAAATAGATACTAGCATGCATCGCTTGCCTGTAGTAAGAACAGTTTCAGATGAAGCAGGCGACAGAAGTTCTTTAATTTTTAACGGCATCTACGACGGTGTTGAAGTTTTTATGTGGATTAGCGGAACTAGATTTACAAAAGGTATGCTAGTTTGGTATAAGAATACTGTTTACAAACTGTTAGAAGATATCGAATTAGAAGAGTTTGACGAATCAAAGGCAGACGTATTTGTAACTGATGTAGTTGTATCTAATATAAAAAGCATTAATCATTTTGTTGAATACAAAGTCATGTTTAAATCTATTTTTGAAGGTGTACACGTAGATGTATGGTATAGAGACCTAGAACATTTACCAGGGCAGCATGTTTGGATTTACAACAATGTTTATAGAATTAGAGAACATCAATCAGCTGATACTTCTTTTAATTTAGAAAATGCAGAACTTGTTCTAAGCAATGTTTTGCTGTATGGAGATATTAACAAATCTTTAACATTTGTTTCTGTGCTTTCCCCAGGAGATAAAATTTTAGATAATAACAGGCTGTATCTTTGCTTAGATGAAAAGCTAAACGCAAAGATGCAAGAAAAGTCAATTGTTTTTTATACTTCAAAATATCAAGGACTGTTATATGACGAAGAATTAAAAACTCTTACAAAATTTTCCTTTACTGAAAAGCATAATAAACTTCTAGCAGACAATGAAAAAATAAAAGATACTATTGAGTTGCTTGATAATAGCACTATTGAAGATGGCGCAAAGGTATTAATTGGCAAAAATTTGTACCTAGCTACTAGATTAGAAGTACGAGATATTGATGTAAATGTTGTTCAAAATAATTTATTAGGTTGCTGGGAAATTTACCTAGGTAAGAAGACCAAAAGAAGTCTTCAAAAAATTAGTTATGTAGGACAAGACACATTGTATTTCAGTGTTACATCTAAGTACGATCCTAATATACTTTATAGAACAATGGAATTTTCTTTAAGCAAACTGCTAAACGATGTTTCACAAATTTATCCCTATCAAAATGATTGGGAACGAACTAGAGAAGATGTAAGTGTATACACTTCTAAGTTTTTTGATACCTACTCTCATGAGGTACTAGAATGAGCCAAAAAATTAAAGTTGTTGATTATGACATCATATACCTATCCTATGATGAACCAAATGCTGAAAAAAATTATGCAGATTTGTGTAAAAAGATACCGTGGGCAAAACGTGTTCACGGTGTTAAAGGATCCGATGCAGCACACAAAGCCTGTGCTCGTCTAAGCGAAACTGATAGGTTCATCACAGTTGACGGTGACAATGTTGTTAGAGAAGAATTTTTAAATCAAGAAATTGATTTTGTTGAACACACAGATCTTACAAATTGTGTAATCAGTTGGAGCGGCCGCAATGCTATCAACGGGTTAATGTATGGTAACGGTGGATTAAAATGTTGGCCTAAAGACTTTGTCCTCAATATGAAAACACACGAAGCAGCGGATCCAACAAACAAACACGCACAGGTTGACTTTTGCTGGGATGTGCAGTATATTCAAATGAACAGTTGTTATTCAGATGTATACAACAATGCTACACCTGCACAGGCTTGGAGAGCAGGTTTTAGAGAAGGAGTTAAACTAGCTCTTGATAGAGGAGTAAAACCTTCAAAGGAAGACTTTCTAAAAAATCATTGGCGTTGTTTGCATTGGCTTTATATTTGGACAATGGTCGGAACTGATATTGAAAATGGTAAATGGGCAATATTAGGGGCTAGGGAGGGTCTTTATAAAACTATGCTTACTGAATGGGACTATGTAAACGTTCGTGATTTTGAATACCTTAATGATCTTTGGGCTAGAGAATTTGAAGCAATGCAAGATTCTGAAATTGATTCTAGAACTACACTTCTTGGACAAGAACTTAGTGAAAAACTAAGCATTCCTATAGGTGAAGTACTAACATCGGATCAAAGTAAATTTTTTAAAACAGTTTACGAGCATCCTGCTAGAACTGATCACCAAAGGTTTATTGAGCGCCTATGAGCAAAAGCTATTACAATATTAATGCAGAAAATATTAGAGAAGAACTAGATAAAGTAAGTTGTTCTATGTGTCTTGCTAAATGGACACAAGTTACTATGCATTTGCATAACGGACACACACATAGCTGTCATCATCCTGTCCCCCATAAGATTCCTCTAGAAGAACTACTAGAAAGTCCCCACGCACTACATAATACACGTTTTAAAATTGAGCAGAGAGAAAAAATGCTTAAAGGTGAACGACCTAAAGAGTGCGACTACTGTTGGAATATAGAAGATTTAGGCAAAGACTATCTCAGCGACAGACATTTTAAAAGCGGAGAATATTGGAGTTCAGAATACAAAGATGAAATTCTAAAAGACCCACTACGCAAAGATTTTCTTCCTACATACCTAGAAGTTAGTTTTTCAAATGTTTGCAATTTTAGCTGCATGTATTGCAGTCCGCAGATTAGTTCAAAGTGGGTCGACGATGTTAAAAGAAATGGTCCTTATGATCTAGGTGATTTTAAACATGCTGATTTAAGTTATTTAGATCAAAAAGGTTTAACTCCTATACCTGAAAGGGAAGACAATCCTTATATTGACGCATTTTGGGAAATATGGCCTGAGTTATATCAAAAACTTAGAGTGTTTAGAATTACTGGTGGAGAACCTTTACTAAGCAAACATACTTGGAGAATTCTAGAGTATGTTCAAGCTAATCCTAATCCTAACATTGAAATAATTATCAATAGTAATTTGTGTGTGCAAGATAATTTTATTGATAGATTAATAAAAATAGGTAATGATCTTATTACTAATTCTAAGGTAAAAAGATTTGAAATCTACACCAGTGTTGAGAGTGAAGGACGCCAAGCTGAATATATACGTCCAGGATTAGATTACGACAAATTTATAAACAATCTAATACGTGTGACTACTGAGATGCCAATGATTAAATGGCGTTCAAAAGTAGTAATTATGGCAACATATAATCTGTTGAGTATACCTAGATTTAGAAAACTACTTGAATGGTTATTAGAGTACAGAAAAACTCATTCAAACCCTCAATGGAAAAACATTTGGATTGATATTAGTTATCTTCGTTATCCTAGTTGGCAAACGGTTAGTCTAGCTGACGAAAGTATGCTAAAGATTATAGAATCTGATCTTGAATTTTTAAAAGCAAACGATCAAAATATTGTAGGTTGGCACGGATTTCAAGATACAGAAATTGAAAAGTTTGCTAGAATGTATAAGTATGCTGTTGAGTCAAGACAGAAGCTAAATCCTATAGAAAAAGAACGTTTTTACAATTTCTTTAACCAGCATGATCAACGCAAGGGTTTTAATTTTGTAGAGGTGTTTCCTGAGTTGGAAGAATTTTATAATGACTGTAGATCGAAGTAAACTTTCAGAATACCATTTAATACATCTAAAGAAAAGTGACGAGATTTCGTCTACTTTCTGTTCTGCTAAATGGCATATGGTTACCCTGCATCTTGCACAGGGAGAAACTCATAGTTGTTACCATCCGTGGACACACAAAGTTCCCCTAGAAGAATTAAAAAATAATCCAGGTGCAATACATAATACACTCTTTAAAAAGAGTCAACGTAAACTTATGCTCAATGGAGAACGTCCTAAAGAGTGTGAATACTGCTGGCGTATGGAAGATTTAGGTAATATCAGTGATAGAATAATTCGTAATGCTGAACCTTATGCTAAAAATGACCTAGACACTTTTAAAACATACACTGGCGACGAGGATGTCTACCCGCGCCATGTAGAAGTGAGCTTTAGTACAACCTGTAATCTTAAATGTTCTTACTGTAATCCTACAGTAAGTTCTAAGTGGCTTGAAGAAGTTAATCAATATGGCGGTTATAAAACAAGTACTGAGTTTAATGACTATATCAAACCAGGTAAACCTCTACCATTTATATTAGATAGAGAACACAATCCTTATATTGACGCATTTTGGGAATGGCTACCGGACGCATACCCTCATATGCATGTCCTTCGTGTCACTGGCGGTGAGCCTCTTATGAGTAAACACACGTTTACTCTGCTGGATTACATTGCTGAAAATCCTAATCCTAAACTAGAAGTTGTAGTTAACTCTAATATGTGTGTGCCTGATAAGCTGATTGATCAAGCTATAGCAGCAGGTAAAAAGATAGTAGAACGTGTGGGTGTATTTAAGATGTTTGCAAGTCTTGACAGCGTTGGTGCTCAAGCCGAATATCAACGTTACGGTTTAAATTTTGAACAGTTTACAAAAAATGTAAGACGTTTCTTAGATGAAATCCCCAACAGCAAAGTTTCATTTACTTGCACCTTTAATGTATTCAGTGTTCCTAATGTAAAAGGCTTTATGGAATATATGTATAGTTTACATAAAGATTACGGTAAGAGAATAAACTTTGACACACCGTATTTGCGTTTTCCACCACATCAGTGTGTACAGATATTGCCAAATGAGTATGTAAAATATTTAGAGGCTGCTGAAGAATACATGATAGAAAAATCATTTCCTCAGCTTACAATTGACAAGATTCAACGATTAAAAAGTTATATGTCAAATAAAACTTTTACAGAAGAACAGTTATCTACGTACAGAAAAGACTTTGTTATATTTGTAGACGAACACGATAAACGCAGAGGAACAAATTTCTTAGAGACTTATCCTGAGCTAAAAGAATTTTACGAGTTGTGTAATGAATGAAATTTACATTAAATTTTCTAATGACTCGTATATTCAGATAGAATTATTAAAAAATAATTTTGTTGATGAATGGTTAGAAGTTTTTCAAAAAACTTCTAAATCAAATATTGGAACATTTAGAATAACTCCGCTAGTAGGATTAGAGTATTGCGATAATGAAATTAATAAATCGATAGATCGTCTTAATGAAATTTTTGCCAAACTTAACTCTTTAACAGGTGTATCTGCCAACATTCCGGTGTTAACAAGACAAAATATATCAAGAAAACTGTGCAATAAAATACATCGTATTTTTACAACTCTTGTAAATTCTCAAGGTACAAAGTATAATTTTGGTTCGTCAATTCAACTTAACGGATTAGATTTAAAAAACCATAGAGATTTAATATATGAAATAAACGACAACATTCATTATGTTGAAAAAATTTTTCATGCTAACTCAGAATTTTTAAAAAATAATCAATCAAATTATGGATTGTTAAATTTTAAAAACAAAAAAATAGAAAAAATTAGAAAAGATTATTTTAAATTTTTAACTAATGACACACAGTATGATGTTTTTATAAACGCAAATATTTGCGGCAAAAGCTATTTAAATTGTTTTTGGGACAATGATATACCAACAAATTATGATATAAAAAACGAAGAAAGTTATTGCGCTGATTTAGAATTTTTTATTCATAAGCCATCGTTTATTGACCTTATGCAGTATACTGAGTTTACAAACTGGTTACAGAAATATAATCTTCCAGTTAATAATATAACATCTGGCAGAATGCCTGTAGGTAAAATAAAGGACAAACTGCTTAAAGACACAGACAGCATAGAAATAAAGAATATCGAATATGCTTAAAAAGATTTGGTTTAAAAAAGACTATGAAACTTTTTTTATTACATGGAGTTTACATAACCTGTGTAACTTTCGCTGCGACTACTGTCCACCAAATTTAAATAACGGTACTACAAAAAATATTTCATTTAAGCATGTAGAAACGTTTTTTAACAATCTAAGACAAAAGTTACCAAACAAGAAATTTATATTTGCATTTAGTGGCGGAGAACCAACTCTTCATCCTGAGTTTATTGACATGATCAAATATCTTAGCGACAATGGTTGTGAAATATGTATGACCTCAAATGGTAGTAGGAGCATTGATTGGTGGCAACGTGCAGAACCTTATGTTGATCACTTAGTTTTTAGTTATCATCCTGGTTGGACTAAACCTACAAAGCTAAAAGAAAATATAGATTTTTTAACACAAACTAGTTGGGTAAATCTTGATTTGATGATGAATCCTACTCATTGGGGCGAAATTATTTCATTAGGTGAATCTTTTAAAGACAAGCCTAATATTGCTGTAACTTACTTGCCAATACAAAAAGATTTTGGTAATGGTGCTAATGGTTTAATTGATTACACAGAACAACAGTTAGAATTCCTTAAGAATCCTCCTAATTACTGGGGAAAGTTTCAACCTGCTAAACATAAATTAGAAAAATGTAAAGGACAGTTTGGTAGAGGGTTAAAATTTATGGAAACATCTGAAGGAACAAGACAGTTAGATTACAAATATTTAATTGCAAACGATCTTAATAGATTTAAGGGTTATGAATGTAACCTAGGCATGGAAGGTCTAATTGTTGAAATAAACGGTGATATATACAATGCTTATTGCCATGTAGGAGGTGTTGTAGGTAATATTTTTACTGGCGAATATAATCTAACAGACACTCCAACTATTTGCCCTGCTAATTATTGTTCCTGTTCAGTTGACATTGAAATCTCAAAGAGAAAAATATGACTAAAAAAAGAGACAGTTTCTGCATAATGCCTTTCATACATCTTCATAATATGAGCAGTGGTCTTATGAAGATGTGCTGTATAACAGAAAAGCCAATTGTAGATGATTTTGGTAAAACTGTTTTTATAGGCAATCAGCCTATCAACGAAGTGTGGAACAACAACTTTATGCAGACTGTGCGCAAGTTTATGCTTGAAGGCAAAGAACTTTCATTATGCAAAGACTGCTATGATGTAGAAGATAGTGGTGGCAAAAGTTTACGTAATGAATATAATGAAAATTACAAAGAACAATTTACACAGTTTATTGATGAAGCAAAAACTAATGATGGCAAGATTAAAACGTTTCCACCGTTTATTGAATTAAGAACTGGGAACAACTGTAATAGTGCTTGCCGTATGTGTAATACTAATGACAGCAGCTTAGTATATAAAGAAAACACAGAAATTCACAAGACTCTAAAATCTAATGGGTTTGATTCTCGCACAGTAGAACACGGATATAGAATGATGGGAGATCCTGAGAAAATTATTTTTGGTCTACAGGATGATAGAATGCAGACTAGGGTAATGGACTTAGATAAGCATTTTGATGAAATAATTGAAAACATACATCATATAAAATTAATTACACTCAGTGGTGGAGAACCTTTCCTATTAGAAAAAACAGCAGTTCTTTTAGAAGAACTTGCAAACAAGAACCCTAATGTAATTTTATACATTAATACTAACGGATCTATTCTTAGCGATAGATTAATATCTGCTCTAAAGCGTATTGAAGAAGTTAGAATCTGCGTAAGTCTTGATGGACATGGAGCTATACAAGAGTATATTAGATATCCGCTCAAATGGGAAAAGATTGAAAGAAATATCTATCAATTAAAATCTTTAACCAAGAAAGGATTTTATCTAAATTTTAATATTACAGTACAAGCACTGAATGTACTCAATCTAGATCCTTTATTAACGATGCTGGTAACTGATTTTATTGGACATCATGTTAATCTTTCATTCTTAACAAATCCTACACATTTTGCTGTTCAGCAGTTACCACAGGCTGTAAAAGAACGAGCAGTTGAGCTTAACAAGGAGTTAGCTAATAAAATAAATTTAGTGCCATCATTGCCTGGTTATTTTACTGAAAACAAAGTAAGACTAGCAGAACGGTTACTTGAATTAAATTCTTTTATGCTAGCAGAAACAGCGCCTAATCCTGAAATGTTTGAAAGATTTAAAGCTAACATAAAGATTTATGACTATTACAGAAAACAACAGCTCGCAGACTATGCACCAGATTGGATTCCTTTTCTATGAATAAATTTGTTAGAATAATTAGAGACGGAGAATACACAGACTACACTCCGCAAGATTTAATACACAACGATGTAAACAAATTTTCAGGCTGGAAATGTAGTGCAGGTTCTGAAGGTCTGTTTATTGATTGGGACGGTAGTGTGTGGCCTGCTACATGTGAAGTAGGAAGAAAAAATTATTATCTTGGATCTCTCAAAGATGAACATCCTATTAAACTTTTAAATGAATACATAGATTGCTATCATAATTATTGTCCTTGTTTAGTTGAAATATATCTTCCTAAATATAAAAGTTCTAAAAACGAACTTAACGAGATTAAGGAAGGTGCAGTAGATTTATCAGATTTTAGTGCAGTAACACGAGCCAGTAAGTTTGATAGAGATAGAAAATATATCATGTGGGCTTTTGGTCGCAAGTGTAATTTTTCTTGTTCTTATTGCGATGATAACAGTCACAGTAAGCTAGATAGTGATTTAGTAGAACTAGCAGCAGTTACTAAGGCACTTGAGTATGCTGAACGTTTTAGAGAAGGCAAACCTTTAATGTGGAGTTTTACTGGCGGAGAACCTACAATTAATCCGTTATTTCTAGGACTAGTAAAGAATTTAAGTAACAAGGGCGACGTTATTACAGTAGCAACTAACGGTAGTGCGCCTAGCGAGTATTATGCAGAGTTAGCAAAATATGCTAATATAAATATCAGTGTGCATTTTGAATTTTTAAAGCCAGAAAAACTTCGTCGCATTACAGAATCAATTATATCATCACAACCTCATTGGTTTGGATTAAATTTTATGATTATGCCAGGTAAAGCTGAGTTAACATATTCCTATGCATCAATACTATCGGATATACCGAAGTTTAAAGAAACTGCCACAGTACATTTTGATATTTTAAGAAAAAAGAATACAGGTATATATGAGATATATTCTGAACAGGACATGCAGATAATTAACAAATTAAAGTTGGGTGAATATTAATATGAATCAAGAAGATCTAAAGAATTCAAAATCGTTTTGCATTATGCCATGGGTGCATTTAGCAACAGAGCCTAGCGGCGATGTAAAAATCTGTTGTTTGTCAAATAAGAGAATTCGTTCAACTGATAGAAATCATAACCTTGGCCAAGATGATGTTATTAAGATTTTTAACAGCGATCAAATTAAACGTAATAGAAAAAACATGTTAGAGGGCGTTAGAATACCTGAGTGTGTGCATTGTTGGAAGGAAGAAGACACTGGCGGACTGTCTCAAAGGCAGGGAGTGACAGAGCAGTGGTTAAGAGAATATCCAGAACTGTTAGACATGATTGAAGAAGCTGTAAAGAACGATTATCATGTTAATCATGCTCCTATGTACTATGACTTTAGATTTGGAAATCTTTGCAATTTAAAGTGTCGCAGTTGCGGATCTTTAAATAGTACACAAATTAACAAGGAATACACAGAGCTAAAAGAAAAATATCCTAGCACTACATTCTTTTTTGACAGCGGAGAGAAGTACGAAACTCTTAATGAGTGGTATAAGACAGAACAGTTTCACAACAACGTATACAACAACATTGATAAAATACGAAAAATATATGTTACCGGCGGCGAGCCAACTCTTATCGAACAAAATTATAAGATAATGGAAAAGATTGTAGAAATTGGCAGAGCTAAAGAAGTTACAATTATGTTTAATACTAACATGACTAATCTACGTGATGATTTTTACGAGTTAATTGTTAAATTTAAAAATGTAGAAATGTGTATATCAATTGAAGGCTACGGTGAAATACAAGAATATTTGAGATATCCGGCTAATTGGAAACAGATAGACAAAAACATTAGACGACTAGCTAGCCTACCTCCGCATGTTCAAATTTTTGCAGTACCTGTAATCCAAAGTGTTAACTTAGAATACACAGTTGATTTTTGGAAATATATTGAAGACATTAATAATGAATATGGCTACTACAGAGTAAGATTGTTACCAATTCTTTTAGACAGTCCGGCTATGAGTGATCTAGGAATATTGCCACTTGAGTATAAATTGAAATGTTTAGCTAAACTAGAAGAATATGTAAAGTCAGCCAAGTATATAATGGAAGATCCTCACTTTGTAGGTAGGTATAACAATATCAAATCAAAATGTGAAAAAGATCTTTATAATCCAAAGCTGTTAACTCAGTTTAAAACATTTACAGATATACTTGACAAAAATAGGGGTCAGAGTTTACAATTAGTAAATCCTTCGCTTTATGAGATATTAGAAAATGTCTAACAAAGATACTTGGTGCATATATCCGTTCGTGCATCTAGCTACTTTTACTAACGGTGATATTACTCCTTGTTGTGTTGCGAGATCTTACAAGGGATTAAATCTTCACGACATTACTCTAGAACAAGCGTGGAATCATCCTAGTGTAAAAGATGTTCGACAGCGCATGTTAAACGGAGAAACAGTTAGAAATTGTCAAGACTGTTACAATGCAGAACAGCACGGAGTTGACAGTCACAGAACCAGCAGCAACAGAGTGTTTGAAAAAGAACACGGATTAACTAAAGAACACTTTGTCTCTAGTGAACTAGATATTTCCAAATTGATTACTCTTGATCTTCGATTAGGTAATACGTGTAATCTAAAATGTGTTATGTGTCGTCCTAACGAAAGTCATAAGTGGTATGATGATATATTAGAACTCAAACAAATTGATCTTCCTAAGATTGTTTCTGATGATATTTCTTATAAGGCAAATTATAATCGTAACGACTATAATTGGGTTAACAACAAACTTTTTTGGGATAATATTGATACAATACTTCCCAACATACGAGAGTTTATTTTTGGTGGTGGCGAACCTTTCATGTTGAAAGAAGTTAAAGCACTGCTTCAAAAAGCAGTTGATATGGATCTTGCAAAAAATCTTACAATTAGATTCCACACCAACGGAACTTATCTAACAGCCAACGACTTTAAGTTATTACAGCATTTTAAAAGAATTCAATTAATGTTCAGCATTGATGGAGTTGATGAAGTAAATTATTTTTTGAGATTTCCTGCAGAATGGAAAAAAGTTATTGATACTATTAATGAGAATGAAAAGTACGGTAAAAATATTGAATCTTACATTCTTTGTAGTCTAACAGGCGTAAGTGCATTCTATTTAGATCAACTCTATGACTTTGTTTATGAACAGAAATGGAATAAGTTATCCATTGAAAATATAATTTTAGGTAGAGTACATAATCCGGTTTACCTTAATCCTCAAACTCTTGATGATAACAGAAAACAATTGATTAAAAACAAATGGGAAAATATTCTAAGCAAGTATCCCTCTGTGTCAAAAACTATTATAGAAAATTTAAATTGGATCTTAGGAGAAAATACAGAAAGCTCTATAGATGCTACTATAAGCTATGTAAATAGTCTTTGTAAGATTAGATCAATTGACAAAGATATACTAAAAGAATTTATCAATGGCAATTAATCTTTGGTATGATTATGTGAGCAGCAATCAAATTGTAAATAATTTGATTTCAAAAGATTTAAGAAATGAGTATCTTTTAGATTCAACACGACGATCTGGTAATAACTTTTTACGTTATAATGCAGAACTTCCCAATTTTTTAAAAAATGCAGGAATACCATTTTCGTTAAATTTCTCTCAAGCAATACCTTATCTTAAAGATTACAATTGGAATGAAACTCAGTATCTTCCAATAGAATTTAATTTTTTTAAATCTGCAGAACCTAAGGATTTAAACTTTGTAGATTCTTTTTTCCTAAAAAACGGTAAGGCAAATACAGAGTTTTTTGTTTGGTTTCCGCACGAAGCTCCAGATAAAGTTTCTACTGAATATTTTGAACTTCTTAATAAAAATTATCCCCATATACCTATTCGTTTTGCACACGGCAATTTGAGAACTCCTAAATGGATTGCGGATCAAGATTTTATAAATTATCGAGCTTTTGATTATTTTTGGTGGGTACAGCAACAGTTTCCTAGAACAGTCTTAGATAAGAATAAAGAAGAAGTACATACCTTTACGTTCTATAATCATAGAAGTCGATCATTTAGAGCTATTCCATATTATTCACTTTTAACTGCTAACAAACTAGTTGGTGCAAAAGCTACCTATCACGGTTACTCGGATAACAGCGAGAACTCAACAGACATTGTTAATTATTCAATACAAAGAGAACAAGGAGAGATACCTTGCGAATATTTAAACTTTACTCAGGATGTTAAATTTTTAGATTGGTTAAATTTAAATTCGTCTAGCAGTTTTAATTTTCAACATTTTGATTTTGTAAATTTGTCTTTACACAGTGATTCATACTTAGATTTTTCAACAGAAACATATCCTTTTGAAAAAGATGATCATTTTTTTGTTACAGAAAAAACATATAGACCAATTGCTAGCGGCTGCATATTTTTAACACTTTCACAACCAGGAATGCTTAAATATCTAAAATCAAAAGGCATTCAAACTTTTGATGATCTATTTGATGAAAGTTATGACACAACTAGCCACTGGTACAACAGATGGAAGATAATAGAAAAAAATATTGACATCTGGTTAAGTCTTGGTAAAGAAGGCCGTAAAGATTATTATAAGAAAAGTTTTGATAAATTGGTTCATAATCAAAATGTTTTTTATTCAAGAGATTTCGCAGAAGAAATAAGGAAGCTATTCCAATGAAAATGGAATTTTATAACAAAGATAATCTCACAGGGGTAATTGAAATAAAAGTGTTTGAAACCCAAACAGCAAAAACCTTTGTTGATGTTATTTCTAAAACTAACAAAACATCATCAACTACTAATCATAGTATTAGCAGAAATAAGATAGAAATTATTAACGATTTTCTTCGAATGAAAGAAGTTGTTAAACAGTATAATGATACCTCTTATGACAGAAAAATAGATGTTGATTTAGAAAAAGAGTTTAGTTTACACAAACTTTTTGATTTACACGAACACTTTGAACATTTAGGAGAACGCAAACGTTCTAATGATCCTACACTTAGTATTAAAGCATACAACGAAGTTATCAACATAGGTTGTGAATTAAACGGATTAATTCATAAATTAGAAGGTAACTTATATGGAGGACAATGGTTACAGGCCCTATATAAAAAGCCAGACATTGTAAGAATTCCGTTAACCAAAGAAATAATATCAGAAGCAGTGCCAGGTTATAGAAAAGATGTCCTATATGTTGGTTATGGAGAAACAGGCAAAAACATGGCACATATATTTCAAATGAATGAGCACGAATTATTAGAAAGAAAGATGGTCCAACCTCAAAGATATATTTTAAGTGAATTCTTTTTGCCATTTAATGACATGCCTTTAGATTATGAAGGATATAAGAAATGGTGCATTAAACATGATGCAGCTGAAAAAGGTTACGACTACGAAAATCCTATTTGGTATGGAAAATGGGAAGTAGGCCAAATAGTTAAAAAATCGTTTAACAACTTATCAAGTTTCCCTCAGTACGATACTATAAGGTTCGTTATATGAGTAAGTTGGTAATTTTTGGAGATAGTTTTGCTGATAAAGTGTTAACACATATTCCAGAAGATAAACAAGCATGGTTTGAAATTTTATCTAAAAAGTTGAACAAAGATTTAGTAAGTTACGGATTAAACGGAACGTCTATTAGTTACTCTGTATCTAAGTTGTTTGAATATCTTAATTCTCTTCAATACCATCCAGATGACATAATAGTTTTTGTAACATCTGCTCTAAGTAGATTGCCTCTAGTACACGATAAAATTGTTCCTAATTATGCATCAAAGTGGTTAATGTATTTAAATGGTGATTTGTCTAAAAAAGATAACGCATGGGCACACTTTCATCAGAACCATAATTTTTATAAAATGTATCATCAATTTTTTAATTACGAGCAAGTAAAGCAACAAAAAATAGGCATTGCATTGACATTAAAAGGATTACCTAATTTAACTGTAATACTGTCAGCATTTGAAGATGTAACTGAAGGATTAATAGATGATCGATTAGATTTATTAAAAAATGATACCAACTTTATTTTAATAAATGCAAAATTATTTCAAATTAGTGAAGCAGAGTTTGCTCCAACAGGCACAACATATGTTAACTTTACTGATTTTTTTGGAGGAGAATGCAGACATTGCCATTTATCAAATTCTAATAATCAAGAATTAGCAGATCAATTATATAATTGTATAACACATCAAAGTAATAACTATTTTAATAAAGACAATTTTAAAAAACATTTTATTCCGCTTGATTACACACAGACTGAAATATTAAATAATGAATTGTTATCACTTTGGGGTAGAGGAGTTAAAAAATATAATGTCTAAATTGGTAATTTTTGGCGATAGCTTTGCAGATAGAATGCGCCTTACAAAAAATTATAATTCTGTAGTATGGTATGAATTACTAGCAGATCGATTAAATTTGCAACTTCACCACTACGGAATGAACGGAACTTCTATAGAATATTCTATTTTAAAACTATATCAATATTTAAATTCTGATAATTATTCAACAGACGATGTTATCATCTTTGTGTGTACTAGCAGTACAAGAGTTCCTTTAGTTCACGAAAATCTTAATCCTAAATATGCAGCGCATTGGTTAAAGTTTTTACAAGGCGAACTAGTAAATAGCGCCGAGAAAGATTTAGTTAATCATTATCAGAAAAACAATTTATTTTATAAAACATTGTTTTCATTTTTTAATTACGATTTAGCTCAAACACAAAAGAGTCATGCCGCATTATTGCTAAAAACACTACCAAATACCGCAGTAATTATGACTGCATTTGACGACATACTTGCTATTAAACCTAATAGAAAAGTTCTTAACGATACAGATAATTTTTTATTAATAAACGCTAATCTATTTGCTATTTCAACTAACGAATTTGCTGAAGGTCTTAAATACGACACTTTTAGAAATTTTTTTAAAGGAGAAGTAAGAAATTCTCATTTAGGAACAACTAATAATAATATACTTGCTCAACAGTTATACAACTGTATTAAGAATAAATCAAGCAAGCATTTTATAAAAGAAGAATATAAAAAAAATTATATAAAATTAGAAATAAACAACACTACAAAAGAAATTTATGACTACGAGTTAGTTAAAATTTGGCGAGAAAATTTAAGATTAGAAGATTAGTATGTACGACATTGTATTCATAAGCTATCAAGAACCTAACGCTGAAAAAAATTGGGAAAATCTTAAGTCAAGATTTTCTACAGCTAAAAGAGTGCATGGTATAAAAGGCATTCATCAAGCACACATTGCTGCGGCTAAAAAGTGTTTTACAAAGATGTTTTGGGTAGTTGACGGCGACGCAGAAATTTTAGACACTTTTGATTTTAATTATACAGTACCCGAGTGGGAGTTAGAAACAGTACATGTTTGGCGCAGTAAAAATCCTATAAACGATTTAGTTTATGGTTATGGGGGTGTAAAACTATTACCTCAGCGATTGACTAAAAACATGGATATATCTAAACCAGATATGACTACAAGTATATCGTCATATTTTCGAGCAATGCCTGAAGTTTCAAACATTACGGCATTCAATACAGATCCATTTAACACATGGAAAAGCGCATTCAGAGAATGTGCTAAATTAGCAAGTAAAACTATAGTCAGACAAAACGAGGATGAAACAAATGAAAGGCTGCAAATTTGGCAGAATGTTGGACAGGACAGACCTTTTGGAGAATATGCTATTCGGGGTGCTTACAGCGGCAGTAATTTTGGTAATTTACATAGGGGTATCCCAGATGTCTTAAAACAGATAAACGACTTTGATTGGCTAGAGGAACAGTTTCGTGCAGAAAATTTCTAACATACGCCAGGTTCATATAGAACTAACAGACAAGTGCCAAGCACAATGTCCTATGTGTGCTAGAAATTTTCACGGGGGTCCTACTAGACCGTTTATAAAAAACGGTGACATTTCTATTGAACAGTTTAAGGAATGGTTTCCAAAAGCATTTTTATCTCAGCTAACAAACTTTTATAGTTGTGGGAATTATGGTGATCCTGCTTTTGCAAAAGATTGTTTAGAAATATATTCATATGTTCGAGAATGTAATCCAACTACACGTCTAGCTCTGCATACAAACGGAGGAATGAGGAATCCAGATTGGTGGAGTAAACTAGCAAAGGTTTTAGGATCTTCTGCTAACTCAGAAGTTGTCTTTGCTGTAGACGGATTTAAAGACAAGCACGAATTATATCGCAGAAATACAAATTTTGATAAAGTTATAGAAAACATGACAGCATTTATCGAAGCTGGCGGCCGAGCAAGGGTTGACAGTCTAGTATTTGCACACAACGAGCACGATGTAGAGGAACTAGAACAATATTTAAATAATCTAGGTGTTGATAATGTAAATTTTGTTAGTACAACACGATTTTATGAAATGGATTCTTTTCCTGTACACGATTTAGACAATCGTCATGTGTATGATTTAAAACCAGCACAGCGAATAGAATTTAAAAGAAATCCTAATAACGCTTTGGATCAATTAGTAGACCAACAGTTTAGAGATAAAGTAATTGGTGCTGCTGAAATATCACCTCTTTGTGTATCTGAACAGGGTATATACGTTGATCCTTACGGAAACATTCTGCCCTGCTGCTGGATAGGCAGTGATTATCTAGAAGAACCAATAGAAGAAATTTTGCCAATACACTATCTAAGAAATTTAAGTGTACAAAATACAAAGAACATGCTTAAAGATATAACAGTACCTAATTGTCAAGATAAGGTACTTTACAATTCGTCGGATGTTTTGTGGTCTAAACTGTCAGATTATTGGACAGGAGAAAACAAATGTATGACCTGTGTAAAGGTCTGTTCAAAGGCTTTGTATAATAGTAGAAAGAATAATGAATAATTTTCAAAATATACCCTGGCAAAACATAAAGCAGTTTGGCCAACAAACAATGCTACAGAATCCTCTGTTCACTGTGTCTTGGATACTAGCAAGATTCTGTAATTACAACTGTTCTTATTGTTGGCCTTATGCTAGATCCAGTACTCCTGACCATCAAACTTTAGAAACTTATATTAAAACAATGGATAGTATCAAAGAGCAGGCTCGTAATAACGGATTTACAAACTTTCACTTTAGTTTTAGCGGAGGAGAACCAACTGCTTATAAACAGTTTGGAGACCTTATTGAACATTATGCAAGTGATGCATTACCTGACTATCAAAGTATACACATGACAACTAACTTATCACCAGGTAGTAAGTGGTGGAGTAAATGGTTAGAAGCTACTAGTACATTACATAGAAAAAGTATTACAGCTAGTTTCCATGCTGAACATGCACAAGAACAGGAATTTGGAGATAAGTGTCTACAATTAATGAATGCCGGAGTATTTGTAACCATAAATCAAGTTATGGTTCCTTCGCAGTTTTATGATCTTTATGCTAGGTGCGAACGATTTGTAGAAAGAGGTATTAATGTTACTCTTAAACCGCAGAGTGATCCTACTGCTAGTTTTGTAGTTAACGGTTATACTGAAGATCAAATACATAAGATGCAGACAGGATTTCCACAGAAGTGGTTAGGTGAAGAGGTTTCACAAGTAGAACTTCAGGACTATGAGGGTAATAAATATTACATCGATCAAGCTGAACGGTTTAACGCATTTGGATTTAATAAATTTAAAGGTTGGCTTTGCAATGCAGGATACCAAGGTATTGTAATAAGAGAAAATGAAGTAAAAAGAAGTTATAGTTGTAAAGATGTTCCAATTGGTACACTTGAAAACGGTTTTACAATTTTTGATAGTCCAACAGTATGTATTAGTGAATCATGTGTTAGTAGCGCAGACAGCAAAATTCCTAAAAGGAGAAATTAATGTTTAAAGAAGTAGCAATAGATTATGATTTTAGTATTTTTCTAAATGCTGATTACAATCAACACGAAGGTAGCTGTGTTAAACACCAAGTATACGAACTAACAGACATTCATGAAAAGTTTGGAGGATTCCCTAACACTTTCTGTCTAGAAAATACTAAAATACATCAACTTTGGTGGACGGCTGATGATATAGACTTTAGCAGACTAGGCAGTCAACTTGGTATGGAGATTATTACAGTTAGTTCAATACTTCAACCTCCTGGCAATGTAATTCCGCTACACAGAGATACATTCTTTCAAATTAAAAAGAGATATCCCAACGATACTAGAAAAAAGGTCAGAGCTAACATGTATCTAGAGGACTGGAAAGTTGGACACATCATTCAATATAGTAAAGATTCGGATTCTAACGAATGGGCCAACCATACACACTGGAAAGCTGGTCAAGGTTTATTATGGGATGAATCTATCCTTCATATTGGCGCAAACATAGGATTACAAAACAAGTATACTCTACAGATATCCGGCTTTTTAAATGAATAAAATAGTTCTATGGTACGATAATTTGCATAAAAGCAACTGTAGTTATGCGGATGCTGTCTACCCTACTAGAACTATTGTCAACAAATTAAACACTAATAAAATAGAATTTTCTATAAAACATCTAGGTGATCCTGTTGATCACTCAGATACAAATGTTTACATTATTGAATTGTTGAATGTCTATATTGACTATGACATTTTCTCTTTAATTCCAGAAGAAACAAAAGAGTTACTAAGACAAAATGTAAAATTAGTACTCTATTACCCAAGAGAAGGTCATGCGTTTGATAATTGGCTATTAAACATTTATAAAAATCTTAAAAAACATAATCTGTTAACAAATAAGATTTTCTTTGCATACGGTGATAACGAATTTGTAGAAAATTATTTAACATATATCAAAGAGCACAATATTGAAGATTTTTTAATCCCAATATTGTTTGATTTTTATAAAGGTGACTATTATGAAAACGCTAATTATTTTAACAGATCCCTTAGTCACAAAAGAAAATTTGATTATTTGTTTTATAATGGAAAGATAAGACCACATAGGCTATATGCAGTTGCTGAATTAAACCATCGTCAAATTTTAGATAACGGTCTAGTAAGCCTAATTGGATCAAAACATACGATAGGTCATTATGAAATAGATGAGTGTTTAAAGATACTAACAGAAAATAATTGCTGTCATTCTTATATAAAAGAATTTGCAAACAATTGGTCATCGTTAGTTCTTGATACTGATAATAACAATTTTTCTCAAAACGCAGTTTACAATAATGCAATTAATCATTATTCCTCAACTTTTTTTAGTGTAATAAGTGAAACAGGGTTAGTATATAGATTTATTACAGAAAAGATTTATAAACCTATGGCAAATTTACATCCGTTTATTCTTATAGGACCACCAAATATGTTAAGTTTATTAAGATCTAAAGGATATAAGACATTTCCTGAAATGTTTAATGAATCATATGATAGTGAATTAGATCCTGTTAAACGAATTAACTTAGTTTTAGACGAGATAGAAAAATTTGCTAATCTACCTGCTGAAGAAAAACAAGAAAAATTTAAGTCTATTAAAGACAAATTAGAATTTAATAAATCTCTATATATAAAAACTGCAAGGGATACCAAAGCTAAAGATTTTATTGATATGTTTAAAACGATAGGTAATACAAAATGAAAGTTGAGATTGAAGATGTTTTATTTTGGATGGATGCCATACGTAATAGCGAAGATAGGTATCGAACTCTTGAAAGTTTTTGGAAAGGTCAAATTCGAAGTAAAGTATGGTTAATTAATAATTTAGATTTATTAGTTAATGCTTATCCTAAATCTATTGTAATTCATGGCGGATGGAATGGAGTTCTTGCTAGTTTACTTTTTAATAGTAAAATAATGAATATTTCTCATATTACCAGTGTTGATATTGATACAGTCTGCGAAGAAACTGCAAGAACAGTAAATAAACGTCAAGAAATTGAAGGTAGGTTTAAAGCAGTTACAGCTGATATGTGTACATATCAATATGAACAAGTACCAGACATTGTTATTAATACTAGTTGCGAGCATATAACACAGGAGCAATATGAGGAATGGTTAAATAATGTTCCAGAACAAACTCTTATTGTTTTACAAAGTAATAATTACTTTGAGTTAGAAGAACATATAAGATGTAGTATTGATGTAGAAGATTTTAAAAATATGTCTAAAATAAATGTTATGTACAGCGGTGAATTTGAAACACCAAAGTATAAAAGATTCATGCTAATAGGAAAAAAGAAATGACTGATAAATTTTGGTGTAATTCAGGTAACAAGCAGTTAGAAAAATACCAACAAGAAATTGAAACAAAGTCCGGTACACCAACCTTTTGCGTATTACCATGGATACATTTTGCTACACGCCCTAATGGAGATATGAGACTTTGCTGTTCAGCTAACGCCAGCGGCGCCGGCCAAGATCATGAAGTTGGGTTGGTAAAAATGGAACACGGTCGTCCTGCAAACTTTGGTCGTGAAACTCCTATGCAAGCATGGAACAACGACTATATGAAAAGTGTTAGAACAACTATGATAAAAGGTGAAATACCATCAAGTTGTTCTAAGTGTTTTAGAGAAGAAGAAAAAGGCGTAGTTAGTAAACGTGTTTGGGAAACAGGCACTTGGATGCTAGATGGTATTGATCTTAAGGAATTAATTGAAAATACAAACGAAGATGGTATTGTACCAGAACGTTTGCAGTATCTTGATTTAAGACTAGGACACACTTGTAATTTAAAATGTGTTATGTGTAGTCCTCATGATAGTAGTAGATGGGTAGATGACCATAAAAAGATTTATCCTTTATTTCAAAATGACTCGCTTAAAAAGCAAATGAGTTGGGACGCGGGATCTTTTAATAATTATTGGTATGAAAATCCTGTATTTTGGGAACAGATGTATGCACAAATACCCTATCTAAAGCAGGTTTACTTTGCAGGCGGCGAACCTTTAATGATAAAGGAACACAAGAATCTTTTAAAAGAAATTGTACGCCAAGGTTATGCTGATAAGATTTTAATTAGATACAATTCTAACGGATTATTACTAGACGAAGAAACATTAGAGTTATGGAAAAATTTTAAGAAAGTAAAATTTGCTGTGAGTATTGATGATATTACTGACAGAAACTATTACATTAGATATCCGTCTGATTGGGATAGATTAGAAAAGAATATGCATATTCTTGATAATACGCCTAGCAACGTACAAGTAAGTATTGCTACAGCTATTCAAATCCTAAACATAAAAACTCTACCTGAATTAGCAAAGTGGAAAATTACACAGAATTTTAAAAAGATAAATTTTGAAAATGTTTATGAAGGTATACAAGCCGGCGGCGGAATAGTAAACATGCACTTATTGTATATACCTACTTTTTTAAGTATACGATGCTTGCCTAAAGAGGACAAGCAAGAAGTAAGAAAAATATTTGAAGATTTTAGATTATGGCTTCTAGAAAACTATACACAAGATTCAGACTTTTGGAATGTAAATCCGTATGGGTGGAAGCGTTGGCAGGCTGTTTTAGATTTTATGGACGGTGAAGATCATACACACGAACTACCGGCATTTAAAGAATACATACATAAACTAGATTCTATTAGAAACACAGATTTTAAAACTATTTTTCCGTTATTGAGTCACTTAGTATGAAACAACTAGCAAGAGTTATTACTACACAAGATCCTACTCTTTTAGATGTGAGATTTTGGCCTACCGATATTTGTAACTTTAGTTGTAACTATTGTTTTCCTGGCAGTGTTCTTAACAAGTATCGTTATCCTAAAAATGTCAACACTGTAATAAAGAATTTTAGAATACTGTTTGATGCATATATGAAACTGCATAACAAGAAAAAGTTTAAGATAAACATAGTAGGGGGAGGTGAACCTACATTATGGCCGCATCTCTCAGAGTTCTGTCAAGGCATTAAAGAAACACATCCAGTTGAAATACAATTGACTTCTAACGGCAGTAGAACTCTTAGATGGTGGGAAGAAAATAGTTTATATGTTGATAAAGTAGTATTAAGTTGTCATTACAAAGATGTTGACATTAATAATTTTATTCAAGTAGCTGATTATATTTTTGGAAGAGGTACAGACATAGGTGCTCTAATGCTTATGGATGCTACGGCTTGGGATACATGTGTTGAATTAATTGAACAAATGAGAAGCAGTAAACATCCTTGGATTATACAAGCAAAAGAAGTTGTAGATGCTCCAGGATATGATATAAGAAACTATACAGCAGAACAGCTCAGTTATTTTAAACAACCTTTTAAACGTGTTCCGGATACTAATTGGATTATTAATAACATACATAGATTTAGAGTACACGAAAGTGTATCGCTTTATGATGATAATTCTGTAGAGCTAGCACTACCTAACTATTACATAGTTAATAAATTAAATCAATGGAAGGGTTGGAATTGTAATGTGGCTCTTGAAAATCTAGTTATTACTTATGACGGTACAGTTACAGGTAGTTGTCAAGAACCTGTGTTTTCTAATTCTAATTTAAATATGTTTGCAGAAGATTTTGAAGAAAAATTTAGCGAAGAATCGCTAAGTTTAAAAACATTAATTTGTCCAAGAATGAATTGTAGCTGCCAACCAGATACGCACATTACAAAATGGAAGTCTTAGTCAGCGGAATGTCTGCTGCACAAGTACACCAATTTCTATCACAAATTATTTCTGATGCTGGAATACGAAAATCTCCTTTATAGATATTTCCTAAACTACCGCCAACTCTGCAAGTAGCTCGGTGTACTTCACCATCCCAGTTAATCATTAGACTTTCAATACCTGCACTGCATTTCCAATCTTTAAATTTATTCATATGCAGTTTTATTATATCATTAGCATGATATAGATCTTTGTTGTCAACTATGCAATTTTCTTTTGCTGTTGCGTTGTTTTCTAATAGATATTTTAAGTCATTAGGTTGATATCTCATGTCGTCGAACCAATCGTGATCACCTTCGGTCCACCGTATTCTTCTTAGTACAAATCCTATGTTGTGACCTGTAAACAGATCAACTGAATACCGCACTCTATCCATGTGTTGATGATGAGCCATAATATTAACTTGAAACGGTATTTCACACAACTGAGAAAACAACAGTATAGTCATAGCACACCGTTCCCAATGTTCATTATCGTAGTGTAAACTAAACACATAATGACTTACAGGTTGTTTAGCGTACCATTCAGGTGTTCTAGTAGCGTTAGTAGTTACATTGATCCAACTAGCATGTTCTTTAGCATACGCTAACAATTCTTCAATATCCGGATGAACACACGGTTCACCACCAGTAAAGCTGATTCTAATTGGCTTATTAATTTCCGTTAATTTGTCTACAGTATTCTTTAAAATAGCTATATCTGTGTGCGGGCTTATGTTGTCATGAATTTCAGCAGGACAATATCCGCAATCAAAGTTACAACGTTTACCAAGATTCCATTCAATCTTTACAGACTCTTGATGAGGCCAACGACTAGTTATCTTATACATAATTTATAAACTCTGGGTTGGTTGTAAGAAAGTTTTGATTTCTAGTTTTATCTAGTTGCCGATTAAATTCAACACAGTCAGGCCAAAATCTACTTAAATCGTTAGCCTTAAGGAAATTAATATTATCTTGTATTTGTTGTAGTGTTACAGTTTTAAGAAGAGCATGTTTTTGCACTAAAGGATAGTCTAGTATTTTTGTTTTCATAACTTCTAACTTTTCTATTACTTGTTCTTTTAATACACTTGGCAATGTCTGAGCAGATAGTGCTCTAGGATAGTTTACACGATGTGAATAAAACACAATACCCATTTCATTTATAAAGTAGTCTATAACTTTATCTATCTGCATTATGTTATTAGCCTGTACAGTAAATGCTCCTACTACTCGGCTTACGTTAGGAAATGACTTAAACACTTTAACATTTTCTTCTATTTCGGAAAACTTACCATTACCTCTTATGTATTCATAAACATCATGTATACCATCAATACTTACATTTACAGCTATTGATTTAAACTTCGGCCAATAATCATGTATAGTTCTTCCTCCCTTAATTCCTAAGGTCGTACCATTAGTAGCATATTTTAATTCAATATTAGAACCATAAGGTGCAAGCATATCTAATATTTTATAATGATAAGGATCCATTAGAGGTTCGCCGCCAGCAAATTCTACCCTACGAAAGTACGGTAATAACTTTTCAAAACTATTCCACCAGTTATCGCTATTGTCAAAGGGTCCTATATACTGACCAGGTACATCAACTAATTTTTCAATAGTAGGTATAAGATAATTGTTTTCTTTTTTATAAAATTCTGTAACTTGGTCCCAATCTTTCCAACTAGTACTATCTAGAGGATTGCACATACGGCATTTTAAATTGCAAAGATTGTTTAATTTAATTTCCATTGTAGGAAATTCAAAAGGCATTGAAAAATCTTCTAACAGATTTTCTAATGCATTAGGATAAAGATTAATTCTAGCTTCTGGAATAACTCCATTAATGTGTCTTTGTCTTAAACTTTCAACGCCCTGATCTTCTAAATCAAAACAGGGTTTACATACTTCTGGTCTTTCATTATTTAGAACCTGTTGGCGAACTTTGCGCATTTCACTGTTGTTCCACGCTTCTTCTAAACTTTCTTTTTGAATCCACCCTATAGGTTGACTACGACAACAGACTTTTATTGCTCCGTCTTCTCTAGTAGCAAGTCCTGTAAAAGGATGCATACAGAAGGTACATGATTTATTTTCCAAGAGCCCACTCCCTTTCTTTACACCAGAAACATTTTCCGCAAACAGGAACATACTGTCCTGAAACATAAGTTTTATAATCTAAGTCACCAAAAGTTTCAGGATAGTTTATTTTATCGCCTTCACAGCTTCTAGTCAAGTTTAATAAGTCTGTTATGTTATTTTTAAAATACTGATTTATTATCCAATTTTTTCTTGTATGAATAAAGGGATGACATACAGTAACTCCCATGTGTTGTATAATAGGATCTATATGACCCTCATCTCTGTCGTCTAGAGATCCGTCAATTTCAATATCGGGGTTAAGATTAACAGCAGCAAACCAAGCATCTAGTTGTTCTCTATGAGCAATATATTCGTTATGAGCTCTAAGAATTATTTGATTACCAGATTTTAATTTTCCGTATTCGTCAACAATATTAGGACCAGTAGATCCCCACTCTAGTTCTGGAGGTATAAAACCTTCGTGCCTAAAAAAACGATTTTTAAATCTATTTTGAAGCCAATTATACACATCTAAACTGTTTTGTCTTTGCCAGGGTCTTGTTTTCCAACAACGAATCTGTGTAATGATATGAATATCTGCACTAGTGTTCATACATATTAAATAAGCTAATAAGGCACTATCTGCCCCACCGCTTAAACTTATTCCTATCCGTGACCAATTAGGATCAATAGGCAAGATTACGTCGTCATATTTAACAGAAGGAATATTCATGCAAGTATTTATCGACATAAACTGCGCAGATAATAAATATATGATGCTAACTAAAACAGGTTATACAGTTCCAAAAGAATTAATGGATCGTACATCAATAGATCCAAAATCAATTGATGAAAAATTTACCATTAACACTCCTACGGGTAATTTCTTTTATGATCCGTGGGAAATTAAACCAGAATTTAAAAATACGATATGGAATGAAATATTAGAAACACTACCATATCCTAAAGGTGAAGCTAGACTCTTAGTTTTAGATTCTGGAAAAAACTATTTTGGCCACGCAGACATTGATGATAGGTGGCACTTAAATATCTGCGGAACTTATAGTTTTCTTGTAGATTTAGATACAAATATGCTGCACAAAACTGACAATGATATGACATGGTATTTAATGGATGCTGGCAGATTACATTCTGCTGCTAATTTTGGAGATAAACCGCGAGTACAGTTAGTAGTTAGAAAACTTTTAAATCGTTCAACAAAGGATTTAGTATCAATTCAGATAACTCCTACAAAGAAAAGTTTTGACACTAGATACAGATTTGATCAAACACTAAGCCCGTGGCTCAATAGAGCATCTAAAAATGGAGATATTGATAATTTTCAAATTACTTCTAATGGTGTACAGCTTGATCTTGCTGTAGATAGGATTAATGAATTGTTAGAAGTTTGCGGAACTGAATTTTTAACTACCATCTTGGGTACTTGTTAAGCTCAGCATAAAACTTATCAGGAAATAACTCCCATACTGTTTGTTGAGTTCCTCGATAGAATATCTCTTTTATTTTTTTCATTTGTCCTGATTTTTCCATAGCAGGACCAAATATTCTATGCACTAGGCGTTGTGTGCCTGCAGAATTTTCGTTAGAAGTTATAAACAACTTACTACCTTTAGGAGCCCAGTCTATACAGGTAGGAATTAAAAACTGACTAGTAACATGCTGATGTGTAATTATTTGGTTAACTGTCCTAAGAGAGGTTACTGGAATTTCATCACTGAATGCACAAGTCCTAGCAGCTATACGATAGCAGTTTTCTCCCATTTCGTCAAAAGAGTGTGCTGCAACACTGCCTACAGGTTTGTTATTATAGTAGAGTATCCATACCTGCCATTCTCTTTCTTTTTTAAAACAATCAACTAGTAGTTTTTGAGAAGCATTATTTTCAAAACCTTTGGCAGCAGCTTTTGTATAAAATTCATCTAGATCTAAGTCTTTAGTCCAAGGAACTATTTTATACATTCGTTTACTCTACTAACAAAGTTGTCCGGGTAATTTGTTCTAAAACTCATCCAGCAAAGTTTTTCTAGCTGATTTAACGGCGCCGGAGCAGTCCAATTCATTCCTAAAGACTCTACTGTTTGTTTTAGATTGGCCTTTCTGTCTTCACTTAGATGACTTTGATGTTTCTCTATACTTATAAATCCTTCATTGTGATGATAGGTAAAGAAATAATTAATACTTTTAAGTTTACCATCTACTATAAAGTAACTGCTAGGATGCATTGAATACTTGTATAAGTTTAGAGACTTATGGGCTTGAATAATTTCTAACATTTGTTCTTCCCAGTTTGGCAATACCTTAGAGTAATTTTCTGTAAGGCAACCTGCTTGCTCCCAAAAATCAGATCCGTCAATGTTTAAATAAATCTTTTTTTGAACATAGTCTATATCTAGTATTTGAGGAATATGCATTGGAAATGAATTGTTCATCACTGTTAAAAATTTAACTTCTCTTTCCCATTTTTCCTCCATAAGTTCAGGATCAATTACCTGATTCTGACCTTTATGGTAATCTGTGTCGTTATGATACCATTGTACAAATGTTTTCTTATCTTTACTGATAAGACTAGTATAAATTAAGTTGTTTCTACAAAGTCCTTTACCAGGAACATTGTTGTAGTAGTATTCAAATTCTGTGTTCATAATAGTAATTATGCTACTAGATTATTAGAACGATTTAGATTGAAAGGCATTTCAAACCACACACTATTTGTAGAATCAAGTAGTCTTTGAATTTTTTCTCTAGTTGAAATAATTTCTTCTTTTGAATATATTACATGTGTAAATGGATACACAGTTAAAATTGTGCTTGTACCTAATAGTGTATTTTCTTCAAAATGAGTTTCAAGTTTGCTAAAATCTTTTATAATATCACATTCGATAAATTCAACAGTAACAGACTGTTTAAATTCTTTCCAATTAGCAAGAATTTTTTCTCTAACAAGATCTCTAGTATCAACCGAATTTTTTATATCAATGTCAAACGTAGGTTCAATTGGTAAGTTACAAGTTTTAGCATAATCCTGCATGAACGAATCGTAGTCGTTGCCGTCCCATTCTGTGTATAGTTTTTTCTTAAAGTTTAAATTATGTAAGTTCTTATCATACAACACAATATTTTTAGCTCCAGAATTTACTGCACACAGCTCTCCAAGAAAACCTGTAGCAGGACAAATTACTTTTTTTGCTGGCACTGACGGAGCAAATTCATATTGCCATCCGTTAAGGACATTAAATTTTAAAACCTGTTGTATTATTTTAATAAACAGTTCTTGAGAGTCGTCTAACCCTTCTACTAGTTCTATTTTTTTAAGTGCTTCTGCAAATGCTTCAGTACTCTTTTTTGGATACAGAAAACCTCTACTAGGTAGTACAACATCTTTTAAGTAATCATTAGCTGTTTTAGGATAGCGCCATTCTTGATCCCAATTACGTACCTCAAAATTATTTTTAAGACATTCTTCGATAACTCGTGTTCCAAATTTTAAATCTCTGTTTACAGTCTTTCCGCCTAATGTTATGTACAGCGGAGCATGACCATCGTGCATGTCTTCGTAACTGCGAATTAAATTGAATCCTTGATCCTTGCCACCATTAAATTCTAATTTTTTAAATGCAGCAGTTCTCAATATAAAAAATTGTTCGTGAAAGTACGGGGTAGTATCATAATCATATTGAAGTAAGTTTGCAATTAAACCTACAGTCTCTGGTATAGAATGCATCTTGTTATAGATGTGATCTCTTTCTACTATCACAGTACCTGCAGACGCTACTACAAGAAACTCTGCTGAAGTTAAATAATCGTTTATTTCATTATAGGATGATAATGTGTGGACAGGATATTCGCCTATGTTGAGAATATCGATAAATGCTTGCGTAATCTGAAGCATCTTTTCATCCAACCAATCATCACTAGAAAAGCTCGGTACTATAAGAAAATTGACCTTGTGCATTTTGTTCCTTTATTGCTAACTCAAATAAATTTTTCCATTTAGGCGTAGAATCATAATGATGTACTATAAGATGATATCGATCTTCGTTACTGTCATTTTTAATAGAATGGGTATAGCTAATGTTCATAGCATAAGCATCACCCGGTTTAAATTCTAACGATTCTCCATCCTCCCAATACCATTTACAATTTTGAGGGTTTGTTATTGCTATGTTTATAGCACCTAGTACTGGATATTCTGTGTCTTTATGTGGTTCTATATAACCACCTGGTTCTAGTAACATAAATCTAACCCTAGCATAACTAGAGCTAGGATAAACGTTCTTAAGCCATTCAACAGTTACTGGACATTTCTCAGCTATGTCTGTATACTGCATATATGGTGCGGCATCTCTAGCTGTATTAAACTCTTTGTATTGATCCCATGCGTATGGTTCTTCGCTGCTCTTACCTATAATAGGTAATGAATACCATCCTTTTGTTTTATATGTTGATCTATATTCAACAAACTTAGATCTTAAAGCACTAGCTTCTTGTGCAATAAGTTCGTGAGGAAAATCTAAATTTAATTTTAGATATTTGGCATTACTTAAAAAATATTCTCTACCTTCAAACATGAAATATTTACCTTTAAAATTGTAGGCATAAATATTTTCATGATTAGAGGAATTAATAACAAACCGTACGTAAGTCTAGATCCTTATATTGACATAGAAGGATTTAAACAACTTCATCCTGAAATTTGCAAAGGCTTTGCACAAGCTAGAGACTATGCTAAAGAAGGAACTTGGATGCAGCCAGGATTTGACCCCAAAGACTGTAGCTATATTGTAGATTGGAAACCTATTTACAAAGCATTTGAAGAATATCAAAAATTGCCTGATACCGATCCTATTAAAATACATGGCAATGAAATATTTCCTAATGATTTTAAAGATTATAAACAGCGTAATTTGTTTACACGTTACTTAAAAAGCACGTTAGGTGCTAATGACCCTTATATCTATTATTTTCTTTGGAATGAAGGCGACTGGAATGAGCGTAATGCTGAACGTCAACGTACTGAAGAGAGTAAATTCTTTCCAGGTGTAGTTAAGTGGGTTGAAGGGTTACAGGAACAAGGTATAATTGATCGTATAGGTCGCGTTATATTTTTTCACTGTGATCATAACGGTAAAGCATTTGAACATAGAGATTTAGATGCTAAAAATGGTATACATACTAATAATCAGTATACACCTCATAACAATGAATTCATCCATATACGCTATAGAACTAAAAGAGGGTTCTATATATGGGATCCAGACAGTCAGAATAAACACTATCTAAATTGCCATGCATCTTTTTGGAATGATCAAGATTGGCATGGCGGCGAAGAGTCTAAAGAAGTTGAATACGGACTGCGTATTGATTGTAAATTTAGTTTAGATTTAAAGAAGAAGTTAGGTATTGATCACCTAACTCACTATTAACCCCAAATATTAAAAAGATACTTTGGAGTAAGTCCTGCGTTGGCCCCAGCATGCCAACTTTTCCTGTCAGGCCATTCATAGACATTACCTTGTGCTTCGTTGTAAAGACAGGTATTTTCTACTATTACAATGTGTCCGGGTCTTGGAATATCAATATGACAATGAAATCTTCTAATTGTACCTTTAGCATTAAGAGTATTTTCATCATCAGTGATGTCCCAGTGCCAGGGAGCTACATCTCCCGGTAGTACTTTACTGATCCAGCAGTTTATATAACTGTCCATGCCAATAAAGTCCATAAACTTTTCTACTACTTCTTGGGGAAATTGTCTTCCTGGGAAATGCATTTCCCAGCTAGCATTGCCGCCTTCTGCCTTCATTTTATATCCAGCATTCCTTAGCGGTCTAGCTACTTCTTCTACACCCTCTACTGCATAACCTACATCGTGTCTAGGTCCTAAGTAACCAGGCATACTATTATCAACTGCCTCTATTACTTCGTTCCAATTGATAATGTGATTGCAATTACCTATAAATTTAAGCATTCAGCGAAATAGGCCAATCGCCAGCATTGCTGTCTATAGAACGTCTGTAACTTGTTACTATGTCTAGGTATCCGTCAGTAAATTTGAACCTATCCCAGTTTCTAATTACATCATTAACTGTAGTGAGAGGAATCTTTTCGTCGCCTTTGCAACAGCCATAGAGATCGTGGATCTTTAATTTGTTATCCTTAACATACACTGTATGCGGATAAAAATTTAGTTTATAAAGATTATTACTTTCTAGATCCTGTAGTAAGGATTTTAATTGCTGTACCCAATCGCTAGGCATCTCTCTACCAAAAAACAGTAAATGGCTCAAACTACTGTCATACCATTTGAAAGTTATTTTTCTGTTGCCTTCGTCAACTGATTCTATTTCAGGAGCGTAATCTTTGCCTGCAATTAAATCTAATCCGTATAATTCTCTGCGGAACCAAAATTCCTCAAAGAATGTCATAGAATATGAAGTACTGTTATACTCGGCTTTATAAACATCGTTAGGAGTGCCGGGATATCCGTCACTACTGTATTTGTAAAAATCTTTAAATGTTTCCATGTTTATATTTAACCCTATTCTAACTCACCCGCCTTAATTAAGGCTCAACAGCCATTTGTCTCCAACCACCGCCTAGATAAACTACCATCTGCTGTTTAGCTGGAGCACCAATGCCTAATGGATCCCATCCGCTTACAGAGTCACCGTCAGCAATAGCTACCATACCGTTGACTGGTGTTGCTGGTGCAGCACTTAACACTGCTAGTTTGGCAAATCCGTTGATGTCAAGAGTTGCTTCTGCTTCATAACCTAGTGTGTGATTAATTGAAGTATAACCTCGAGAATCAATATTAACGCCTTTAGGATTTAAAGGATTACCGTCAGTAAATGTTAATAAAGAAATACTTCCAGGTACTTCTCCTTCGTCAACTACGGCATTAGGATCAACACTGCGTAGAATGATGCTGGATAGCGTGTAACTTGCAGTGCCTTCACCGGTAAGTGATATGCCGTCGTAACCTAGTGCAGCATCAATCTTAATTGTATCACCAACTTGAATTGCTGTAGGAGCACTAAGTGTTCCACGTGATGATCTAAATGTTTCGCCTGGGCCAAAGAACCCTTGAGTAATACCGTTAGTGATATTAACAAAATCACCGTCTGGGCATAGTCTTATAATTTGAGTAGTTCTTGTTGGATCTGTATTTTGTATTCTAATTGGAATAGATGATTCGATAATACTGTTACTAAAAGACATCGTTGATGTTCTTAAGATCGAGTTTACACCATCAACTAGTACTGTAGAATCATCACCAAAGAATGATCCTTTAAATGCAGAAGCTTCAACTTCGCCGTCAAACACTGCACTACCATTAACATCTAGAGCAGCTCTAGCAAAAAACTCTAAAGGTTGATTAATAGCAGTAAATCCTCTAGAGTCTATTATTAGACCTTTATATGCACTAGTATTGCTATCTGCAAATGTTAATAGCTGTATGCTACCTGGAATTTCTCCTGCAGCAACTGACACATTATAATCTACACTGTGTCTAATAGCACTTGAAAGTGTATATACAGGATCGCCCTCACCATCAACTGATACGCCGTCGTAGCCTAGAGCAACATCAATTTTAATTGCATCACCAACTGTAAGATTAGTTGGTGCAGCTAGTGTCCCGCGAGACGCTCTAAAACTTTCACCTGGTCCTAAAAATCCTTGGCTTATACCCGTTGTAATAGCAGAGAATCCACCGTCAGGCGCTGTTCGTATAAAGTTTAGAGTTACTGCTGGGTTATCGTGTTTGAATACTAATGCTGCAGAAGTACTGTTAACAGTAAATCCGGAAATGTCTAATATACCTGTAGAAAGAGTTTTTGTAGTAGAATTTACTAAAACTGTACTATCTGTAGCTTCTACATCTCCAATGTGCGTGCCGTCTGTATCACCTGTAACGTTACCAATTACATTACCATTAAGCGTACCATAAAAGTTTGATGTTACTGAGTCAACAACAATTTGATCAGTTGCATTAGTAATATCAATGTGATAATCACCACCAGGTGTAAAAGCACCTTCATCTGCTGCTACAAACGCTGTACCGTTAAATTTTAGTATTTGTCCTGTTAGCGCAGGAAGTGTAAGATCTACGTCTAACAGATCATTAAGAGATTGAGCTATGCCAGAGTTTACTACAATACCGCCAACAGTGCTACCGTCACCTACCCACAAACGTTTAGTATCTGTAGTATAGACAAGCTCGCCTTCTGTGGGCGTAATTAGTAATCTTTGTGCATTAGTTCCGCGTCTGAGACGTAAGGCCATCTTTGTAACTCCCGGTATAGTATGTTACAAGTATTTATGCCTTTTTAGGATTTACCTACGACGTTTCATGAAGCGTTTTGTACGATCCTGTACGTCTTTTTTAACTTTTGCTGTATTAAGATTAAAGTCTACGCTTTCAATTAGCTCGTCGTGTTCTTTAAAGAACTCGTCTAAAATCTCTTCTACAGATTCTATAGTAATTCCACGTTTTCTACGTAGATCAATATTCCACTGACGCCCGTCTTTAAAGTGTACATTTACACCTTGCAAATACTCTATTGGTATTGCTTTTATTTCAACATCTTCAAATATTTCGGGCCAATGATCTATTATTTCTTGCGGTAGCTTATTATTTTTAGGCACTTGCTTCAGTTGATTTCTTCTTGGTAGGGCTCAGCTTTTCAGCTTCTTCTCTAAGACGCTTTGCTTCCTTGTATAGTCTATCTGCATCACTACGATACTTAGTTGCAAGAGCTTCGTCCGTTAGAGGTTCTTCGTTTACTGCAAGTGCTTCAAACGTTTCTGTAGCAGCTGATACAGCTTTTGGTGCTTCATTAGCATTAGCTGGCTTAACTGCTAGATCAGCAACTGATACACCTCTTTGTTTAGCTACAATCTCGTTAAGTTCCTTAAGAGAAATAGTAGTCTGCATATTTGGAGTCATTTCAACCATACTGGTGTTGATCTTGATCATCTTACCTGTAGCATGGAATGCAGCCAACATAATACGCCCGTCCGGAAGTCTAGTTCTAGCCATAGCATCAGCTAGCTCATTAGACTGTTGTCCAGCATCGGATTCAACCAGCTTCATAAGAGCATCGTGTTCATCTGCCATAAGATTTTCTGTAGTAACTACAATACAATTATCCGGATCATTTGGTACTACACGGTATGCAACTATTACTTTACGTTTTGTTGTAGTAATACGACCTACATGTTTGATATTAGCCATTTTATTTTTCCTTTTAGTTAGCTTGTGGTGCAGCTACTGCCTTTAGGAAAGTGTCTAGCTTGGTATAAACAGTTCCTACAGCAGTCATCTCATTGGGCTTAAAAGCACCTCTAGAGCTTGCTACATCAATAATGCTTCTTAGTGCTTGAAGATCCTGTACAGTTAGATCAGGTCCTTGTTCCTGCTTTGTTTGGGTAGCAGTGGTCTCAGTCTTCTGTGCAGTTTCGTTCTTTTGTTCGTCGCTCATATGAATCTCCTATAATATTATATATGCGCAGTTTATTTATTTGTACTTCAAATGTGGACAAGCCAACATGAAATAGGACAGCTCTTTTGGTTCTTCAAATCCTATCCTTAGCGAATAATTTAATTTGTTATCGTAATCAATGATAGTACTTCGTCCAATATAATACTTGCTCTTTAGATTATATTCTATCCATTTTTCAAGAGCATCTTTCATGTTGTACGGAAGTACAAGATCCGCATATTCAAAATGGATAGGAGGAACAGTAGTCCTCCTAATCCCAAACACCTCTAATGGATTAACTGTAAGTGCTTTACGCATTAGCCTCTTCATAATGTGCAGTTACACCAAATGGAGCCTGCAGATTCTTATCGTGATGTCCGTGTACGATAAAGATAGTATCGCAGTAGTTATCTTCACCCCAACTGTCAAATGGGTAACCATCTGTAAACATGATAAACTTTTTTGGTTGGATATTGTTATTGCGCATGTATGCCCAATTGGCCATAAAGTCAGTACCACCGCCACCTTTGATTTCATAGTCTAGTAGACTGTCACCACCATCAGCACTAAAGTCCTGTTCGTTATAGACCTTAGTGTCAAAGCACCACAGTTTAATATTGTAGTCTTTGTACTCGTCCATAATGCCTTTAATCTCGCCTAAGAAATCTTTTGCTTGATCATCACCAATTGATCCTGACATATCTAAGCTAATGCAGATATCAATCGTTTCGTCAAAGTTCATACCGGGCAGGATAGCACCAGTATGCCATCCTTTGCGACTTGGACGAGCAAAAGTGTAGTCATTACGGATAGTGCTTTGGATTTGCTGACGTAGCATCTGTCGCCAATTCATCTTTGGCTCAGTAAGCTCTTTGATCATCCGACGGATTTCACCGGGTACGTTGCCAGCGCCAGCACTCTGTGCCGCACTGATCATACCTTCCTTAATCTCGTCACGAATCTTACGAAGCTCTTCCTTGCTGTACTTTGGACGCTTACCCTTGCCTTCTTTTGGATCACTGTCGCCGTCCTCGTCGTCACCTTCCCAGTCAATATGCTCGTCAAGAAGCTCACCTAGCTTTTCGAGCTCTTCCTTAGTCTTCTTAAACAAGTCGTCATATACTTCTTCAGAAGTCCAATCTTGGTACTTGAAGTCTTGATAGCAGTCTACTATCTTTGGCTTGTCACCAATTCGATCTCTTACAAGAAGATTGTTGACAATGTAGTCAGATGCAATGTTATGTAAGATTGGGTTACGATCTTCTCTACGACTAAGGTGATCAAAAACGCAGTGAAGAATTTCGTGTGCAATAACAAACTCAATTTCTTTATTGTTCATAGCGTTAAAGAATTGAGTGTTAAAGAATAGATTCCTGCCGTCTACAGCGGCAGTAGGCAACCATTCGTCGGCTGCTTGAATACGCAAACGAGTTGCCATATTACCAAAAAACGGGTGACGCAACAGTAGTCCAATACGAGCAGTGATAATTCTATCAACTACTTCTTTGCGCATATACTCTAGCTTTTCTGGAGTAATGTTTGGATCTGGTTGCCAGTTCTTCTTTTTGCTAGCTACGGTCATAGCATGTTCCTTATTCAGTGCCTATACTGTATAATAACATATTTACAGGATATGTCAACCTAGAATAGAAAAAGTGGGCCTTTTGGACCCACTTTTGACTCTTTACGCAGACTGTGCTGCCTTAATATACTTACCAAATCGATCATGGAACTCATCAAAGCAAGGTACAGCATCCGGATCAATTGGAAGATTGTATTGGGTAAGAGCAACCTTAATGCCCATTACAACCAATTCAGTTTCAAAATTGTCCATTGCAAAACGCAGGAAGTTATGAACCTTTTCGTCAAACTTCTTGTCGCCCTTGTCACTTGCTTCTTTAAGTTCGTAGCAGAGCGAAATAGTCAAGGAATACATGGCACTGATTTCTTTAGCCTTCAGCTCTTTTACCTTACCATCCAAAATGTCAGTTGGATTAGGCATATTGCCAGCAACCTTGCGGTGAGCCATAAACTTAACAGCAAGACCTTCACCGACGGAGCCACTAACTAGATCAGTGATAGTGCTGTGTTCCAAATCGTCTTCCAACAGCTCGCTAACAAAACTCCAAGAACGAGGAGTAGCAAATGAACGGCTTGCTGACTTTGGATCAAAGTCGTAAAGGTCCTGCTTTGCAAATTGCAAGTAACCTACTACGTCCTTGTGAATCTTGTTTTCAACTGCCCACTGGAACCAGTCTTCAAAACTGACAGCCATTTCCAAGTGAACAAAACGGTTAGCCAGTGGAGCAGGCATACGATAAGTAACACCCTTGTCTGCTTCACGGTTACCAGCGGCAACAATGAATACGTTGTCTGGCAGGCGATAAGTACCAACCTTGCGGTTGAGGATCAGCTGATAGGCAGCTGCCTGTACAGCAGGAGCCGCTGAGTTCATTTCGTCCAAAAATAGAACGATAGCTTCGTGTTTGGATGCTAGTTCCTCATCTGGAAGTTCCATAGGAGGCGCCCAAACCATTTTGTTAGCATTGCTATCAAAATACGGAATGCCCTTAATGTCAGTGGGTTCCCAAAGGCTCAAACGTACATCAATGACATGAGCATCAATGCTGTCTGCAATCTGGTGAACGATATCTGACTTACCAATACCTGGAGGACCCCACAGGAAGATTGGACGCTTCTTAGCGATAGCGTGTTTGATACTTGCCTTAGCCTTGTTTGGGCTAACTGTACGAATTACGTCTGAATGTGCCATGTAGTATTCCCTCTTTTAAACAGTGTCTACATATATATAATAGCACCTTTAAGCATATTGTCAAGAGTTAATCTAGATCTTTTTGGGCTTTTTTCATAGCTTTTATGAGTCCAAGTTTACGGACATCGCCCGAGAACAGAGTGAGTTCTACGGCCTTGCGCTCGTTAGTAACCACTATGCTATGATCAAAAAGATAATATGGACAGTCAATGTAATTGTCTAAAAATACAATAACTTGAACAGTGAGTACCATGTCTTTTGGAAATGGAATATCATAAGTAGCTAATCCAATTTCCATAACAGTTTCATACCCTACTTCAGTTAGACGTAGTCCGCCTGAATCTTTTTCTCGTGTGTTCTTCCACCAAATTGGAAGATACTGCTTGACAGTTGATTCGTCTGTACTCTTGTCAAGCTGCTTCAAAAATATTTTGGTATATGTTTCTTTCCAATTCATTCTTCGTCAATGCCGTTAGACACTATTGTGTTCTCAGACACTACATCTCCTGACACTAATTTATGTACGGCAAAGTCCTCGCATTTGAACATAGTGTTCAATTTTTTTGCAAGGTTAAAGGCATGGCCTGGATTTGAGAAGGAGACCTTTTTATATTTAGGTCCTGGATAATTGGTAAGAGAATTTGAACTCTTTAAATTGAACGGCTGGCCCTTATAAAAGACTGCCCAAATAGCATCAGCCTCTAGTACCTGTTCAGTCTTATAGGTTTTGTTATTTGTATGTTCTAATATTATAGTTGGCTTTGGCCGACTCATATGCGTATCCTTGTTATTTAAGTACGCATATATTTATCTTTCTTTGGGGGTTATCTACGCAGTTTTACCAGCTAGAATTAGAGCCAATTTGCACTTGAATTACGTCATCTGTACCGCTTTTAGCGTTAGAAATCAGCTTTTCTAAGTCGCCTTCTAAACGACTCATAACAATACCTATAGTAAAGGCTAAATTCTTAGCCTGTTCAATAGTAAGTTTAACTTCTTTCGAACGACTATTTTCAGCAGCCTTAACTTGCTGAATAAATTGCTGTAGTGGTATTGTGTTTAACGGTTCAATGGTTTGCATTTGCTAGTTCCTGTCGCATTTCTAATTCAGTTTTAAAAGGTCCACGAGTTTCGTATCGTTCAACTGTAATTAGTTTTGGACAAAAACTTTTAACCCAACCTTTTTCAAATTTAATAATATAATAACCAGCACAGTAAAGACTTTTTGATTTTAAAGACTTAGTGAACAGTGGTAGTTTCCGTTTAATGTCATACATTGAGTTAAATGGTTCAACACTGGCTTTATATCCATGAACTTCATAATCTTTGTCTGAAATAACCTCTTTCTCGACCTCTGCCCAGATTATGTCTACACCAAATCTTTTCTTAAGTTGTTTCTTGTTATCAAAGAAACATGTTTCTGCACTACTAGAAAACATGTAACGATCATCGTTCCAAGATAGCGTTCCTATCTTTTCGCCATCATTTTCAACGATCCAAAATTTGTCTTTTAAAACTGATTTTGCTTTTACTGTCATTCTGGGTACCTTGCATTAAGTGATTCTGAATAAAGTGAAGATTGATCAGCAATTTTTTGCATGTTCCATTTACCGCAAAATTTGATCAGCTTCATGCCTACTTGTGTAACAGACTTTGGAAAACAAGCCTGCTTAATTGTGTTGTTAATAATTTCTTTAATATTATCTGGCTGTGCAGTTAGATCACATAGTGTTACATTTCTGTTGTAGTCGTCAAGGACTCTGTGTTCAACACCTTCGTGATCTACCCAGCGTTGAAGCATGAGATTGTTCCAAGCAAACCCCTTTGTTTTTTTATCTTGGAATGCTTCAGTAAGACCTACTTTGTTCTTAGTGCCTTTAATGCGCACACCGGGATAGGCTGAAAAGACGTTGTCACTAGTGTCTCCACGCATGCATTTCTCAAACAATAACCATTGTGGATCAGGTGCAGGTTTAGTTTCTTTTGTTTTCTTATCTACGACAGGTCTACCCTTCTCGTCAAAATAACCTTCATGGGTAATAGTAGTATTACTAACACCGTTATATTGCTTGACATTAGGCGCAATTAATTGTGCAAAGTCACCATCTGTAGAAATAATAATGTGATTGTCATTAGGATGATTTGCAACCCAGCCTGCAATAAGATCATCAGCTTCTAGTACAGGATTCTGCAATACTGTACAGTTTGTTTTAGTATGAACAAAATCTTTAAACTCATCAAAGATTTCCCAAAATACACGATCTTCTTCTGCTTCTCTAGGACTTAGAGCAGAACGAGCATCACTGCGATTGCGCTTATATGGCTCGTAATAATCCTTTCGCCAACTGCGCCCTTCTAAGAAGAACACTACATGACTACCATTAAAATCAGTCCACGCCTTCTTAATGCTGTTTAGCGTAATATGCAGCGCCATACCTACTTTTGTATCAAGGTCGCCACGGATTACGTGTCTAGCACGAAAGAAAGTGTTAGCAGTGTCTACTAGAATGTAATTGCTCATGATACTTGTGATTTGCCTTTACTAATTGGTATAACATTAATATACCCGGCATTTCGTGATTTGTCAAGTCCTTCTTCATCTAACATTTGGTAGATTATGTCTCTAAACCATCGATCTACTACTTCTTCTTGCGGATCATTGTCAACACCATAGCCGTTTTGGATTAATTCTTTGATAAAGATATCATTCCAGTCTAGCTCAAAGAATCCATTTCTAATATTGTCTTTGTTAATTTTTACATCTAATACACTGACCCAAGGTTCGCCCTTGCGTGTTGCATAGGCCTTTGGATCTCTCTTTTTAAGTATTTCGAGTTCAGCTTCTTCGATAGCCTTACGCTTTGCTTCTGCATCTTCTGCTACACGGATTTTTTCTTCTTCAATACGTCTAGCTTCAGCGGCAAGAGCTTGTTCTTTAGCTTCAATACCTGTAACTTTCTTAAGCCATTGTTTCATAACATCTCCCGTATTCTCTTAAATTCTTCGTCTGATTTGATAGTTGATGGAAGCGCAGGCTTAGGTGCCCCACGCATTTCCGAATATGTCGACATGGAGACGGGGCGTATATCTCCATCCCCGCTCCATTGCGAGGTTTGCGACTCGCTTGGTGTTTTGCTGGTAAAGCCCATCTTTTCCACCAACTGGCATAACATAGACTGGACATTCGATACCAGCACTGCGATATTCTCTAACAGCCTTTTCAACTTCGTCCACGTCCACTTCATCAGCAACAACAAACTTGAAGTAAATGTCACTGTTAGGTACGGTACTATAAGACAGAGCAATATCAGGTTTGATAGCATCATTCCAAGACTCCCCCGAAACAGAAAGCTTCGGTGAGCAGGACCAAGTAATTCTGAGTTTGCTCTGTTGACAGAGATAGTCTCTAAAATCAGGTCTGAGAGCTTGTGTAGTATTTGTTTCAAAAGTAACATTTTTTAAATCTTTCATTCTAGGATGTTCAAACAATTCTTGATAAAACTTTTGCCATCCTAGCAAAGGTTCTCCGCCTGTGATAATAAAATGAATGTCCTGCCCATTGTCCATCGTCCACTTGCCCGTAGGAGTAAGACTCAACAAGTGATCTACAACTTCGTCTACAGTCTTATCCTGCATAAACTTTTTAAATTCAGGATAGATGCTAGCATAGGTATCACAGCCTGTGCCTATGATAGGTAAGTCTTTAAACTCTACAATAGATTCAAGACGTCCACTGTCTAGTAGTTCTTTTACTTCCGGATTGTACTTATCGTTAACAGTTCCTCTAGGTAAACCAAAGTTCATACAACGAAAGTTACAACCAAAAGTACGTAGGAACACACTAGGTACTCCTACGTAACGACCTTCACCTTGAATAGAATAAAATGCTTCGCTATATCTTAATTTCACTTCAAGTTCTCCAATGTAGCGATCCTAGCAATCTTTTCGCCAAAATCTTCATCCTTACCTATAATATACAGCGTAGATTCACTTCTGTCAATCTTACGATCCATCCTACGAAATTCAACAATAGTACCACCAATAGCAGGATAGACCCTAAAATTTAATTTAGGGTCTTGTTCCGGAGTGTCTCTCTCAAGACTAATTGGTCCATCGCTTGTACGTTGTACACGATTTGTTCTGGAAGCATTTTCCCAATCTTCCCTAACCCAACGTAGTATCATACGTTTAAACCAATTTATCTTTCTAGGCTTGTTGTAACCTTCGTCAAGTTGTGATGGCATTTTTGCTTCTTCAACTGCGTACATTGATGTTCCCATAATTATCGTGGTGCAAATTCTTGCTGTAGTTTAATGTTGTCAAAAAACTCTTTCTTAGTACCTGGGTCATCTTTAAATGCACCTTTGAGTACTGTAGTTTGAGTTAGTGAACTGTGCGCCATAATGCCGCGATTTTCACAACATCCATGTGTTGCTTGAATATAGACTGCTACGTTTTTGGAGTTTGTTGCTTTGCTGATCTCCCTAGCAATATCATTACAAAGTTCCTCCTGGAGAGTTCCACGTCTTGCACACCACTGTGCGATGCGTGTGTACTTGCTGAGTCCGATGAGTTTCTCGGCAGCAATAATGCCAATATAAGCAACGCCAGCAACGGGTTGGTGATGATGGCTACACATACTGCGAAGCTCGCTACGAACAACCAGCATACCTTCGTAGCGGTCCTCCGAATCGTTGGGAAATGCTGTTGCGTCTGGTGCTGGGTCATATCTTCCTGCCATAATTTCATTCACGTACATCTTAGCAAGACGCCTTGCGGTGCCTCGACTGTTAGGATCTGTATGTCTGTCAATAACTAGTGCGTCTAGCACACCTTCAAACTTTTCAGTAATTTCATCAATTAACTGATCTCGTTCACTAGGAGCAAGCCATTGGCTAATGTTGTCACCAGCCCAAAAGCGACCGCCTTCATTCTTAATTCTATTTCTAATTACCTGTGATAGGTTCTTTTCTTGAGTCATTATTTCTTTCTCCGATGTTGAGGCAGAGGATTGCCGTATATACTATATGTTATAGTATACACTTTATTTAGGTTTTTGTCAAGATTAAACACTAAAATATTTTTTTAGCATTTCTAACTTGTCGCTGTACTCTGCCATAATTGCCAATTCCTTTTCAATAGCATCCATTATATCAGTATGCTCTGGAATAGCAATTGGATTGTTAAGCATTACTTCAACATTCATCTTGTGCTTTAGAATATGCGACTCAAAATGAACTTTGGATGTTTCTAAAATTTCTTTACGCATGAGGCTCTCCTTTTCTATAGTTGCCTTTTTCTGGGATAACGTGTCTTACGCCTCCCCTTGGATCTTCCATGTCACCCTTGCGACGTGGTATTAAGTGTATATGAGGATACATAACAGTTTGTCCTGCAGCCTCCCCTACATTTTGACCAATGTTGAACGCATCGCAGTATCCGCGATCAACCCAATCATAGCCCCACTTGTAAGCAGCTTCCCAGCATTTTACCATGTGTTGCCAATCTTCAACTTTTGGTACAAAAAGTACATGTCCTTCTGTAACAGGAAATCCGTCCTTATAGACGGTAAAATCTTTAGTATCTAATAAAACATTAGTCCAAGGTCCTGGCATATCTTACTCTCATATAAAATTAAAATTTATAACGGTCCTAACATCACTACTAGGGGGCGTACTAGCATGATAATGTCTTCCGTCAAATATTAAACATCTTCCTTTTTTAGGAGATATTTTAGTTAAAACTTTCTGTTCGTTAGGATTTAAATGTTGATTTATATCACTGTCGTCGTTCATTTTATCAAAAATAACAGTATCGCCGTCGCTGTCGTTTACATAATAGATACACACAAGATGCATTCCTGGGCGATCAACATGAGGTCTATCAACTTTCTGATTGTTAATTGGAGAAGACATAAACCCTCTTATAAGAGTGATGTCGTTTAATTTTATATTTGCAGCATCAACAGCATTATACAACACAGAAGTTACTAGGTGATTAGTAGTACCATAATTTTTTTCTTTGTCAAAAATCATACTACCCCAGCCAAATCTCTTTTTTAATGGAACACCAACTTTTAAAAACTCATTAATCTGCAAATCAGAAAAAGTTATATCAGACTGAAACCACCAGGGTTGTTTGTTGTGCATATACTCTTCAATTTGATTTTGAAAAGTTGTAGATATAGCATTATCAACGACAACGAAGTCATCTAGTATCATTTTTCTTTTTCTCGTAGTCGTATATTAACATAGACAAGTCGTCTAATTTATCATTAGTTTCAAAAACATGAGTGGCTACACTGCCAACAATATCCATATGATACTTGCTAGGATAATGACGCAGGCAGTAATATGCTTGTTTACGAATTGCTTTAGGAACACGAGGCGTCTTCTTAGGATCAAGAAGATCGTGTAAAAATTTTCCAGTGTTTATTACAGAACGATATCTTTCGTCAGGCAGCGTCATTTTTTCTCCCAAGGATATACTAGCCAAACATCATTTTCAATTTTATTAACCTCATGCGAGTAGTATGAGATATTGTCAAAGTTACTGGACAGATTGTTTGTTAAAACTGCGAATCGTACATTACCGCCAAATACATTACTCCAACCAGCATCTTCGTTGGGTAAACAACTACTGCGCCAATCCTTTTCAATCCATTCCAGTGTTGCACCTGTATCGTTAATGTCGTCAACAATTAGTATGTTTGATCTACGTGCAGGATCCCACCTGCTTTTGTAAAGTTCTTGTTCTTCAAGGGCAACGCATCCAAACGCATCTTCTGCCATCCAGCAGTTACTTTCACACTCTCCACCGTCACGCAGACTAACCTTTAGCGATTCGCAACGTACATCAATCATATGAGAAATAATAGTAGCAGGAATGTTTCCGCCACGAGTTAAGCCAACAATGTAATCAGGACGCCAAAGGTCTTTGTACATCTGCAGAACAATGTCAATACACATCTGTTCTACATCTTGCCAAGAGTAGAAATGTTTATTCATTGTAGTGTCCTTTTACGAGGCATGCCCGCACGTTCAAGTTCTTCTAACTCATCTTCATCAAAGAAGTGTTCTGCAATTTGTGCTAGAACTTCTGGAGGAAGATCGTCAACATCTACTGGCCTAGCACCTAGAGATTCAATTTCGTCAGAAGTTTTGCCTTCAAACATGTTAGTTAATTCTTTAATGAAAGCATCAAGTTCTTCCTGTGTGCCTTCAAAGTTGTCAAAGCACCCTGGTGCAAATTCAACTCGCATTTTCTTTTCTTCTGTCATTTTGAGTCCTTAATGGCGTCAAAGGTTTTATATTTTTCTAAAGCACGTTCGTAAGCATCTTTAAGTTCTTTGAGCTTAGGATACTTCTCTTCCATGCGAATGTCACGCTTTAATAATAACAGAGCATCACGCATTTCGTCAAGCTCTTTTAAGATATCTCTACCATTAACTTCTAATGGTGTAGTAATTTTTGTTACAGACGGTCCTATACTAACTGTAGTATCTTGAGTTACGGAGTTTAAAGAGTAAACTGGACTTGATACCCATGAAACTCCATTAAGACCGGGTGTAGTTACCAGTCCACTACCGCCACCTCCGCCGCCCACTGCTGAAATGTTAACACCACTAACAGAAGGAACAGGTCCATAGCCCTGTAAGAAACCACCAACTGTAGCGCCAGCGGTTAACTCAGTTATTAGCGGAGTATTTTTCTCTAAGGTATCGCTCATGCTGTATCCATTCTCCGTTTACATCAAAACCCCAGTCTTTTTGCTTAGGACCAGGCATAAACAAGGTCCAACAATCAACCCCAGGTTCTAATTCTACTCTATGATAACTGTTTGCCCTGCAGGTTCTAAAATGTCCTGCACCTCTCCAAAAACGACCTTCTGGAGTAGTTTCCCAATAGCCACCTTTAAGGATCAGCGTAGCATAAGGCCAAGGATGATCATGAAGATCGTCAGGATCACCTTTTAGAAACTTGTGTAGAAAGACGTTAAACGGAAATCGTTCTCTTTCTTTTAAGAAAAGATAATAGCGTTCAAGGTATGGCTCAGAACTTAGTCTGTCCATAATGATACGCTTGCGGTCAGTTTTTTCTAGCAGTTTAAAAAAGAGACGTTTGATCATCTTTCATTTTACCTTTCCAGTCTTGTTCGACCATTTTGTAAACAGTTTTAAAATTTTCAAATGCTTTAGCTAGTCCGGGATATTCTTCACACATCTTTTCTACAGTATCAAAGTCTGGAAAGCAGTCCTTCCATTCAGTTCTATCAAATACAAATGTACTGCTGCTAAGACCGTCTAGATTAATTGCTGTATCAGTTGATAAAATATAATCTGTGCCGGATAGCGTAATAGTTTCTATACCACCTGCCATAGTTGACACTGTAAAAACATCTTGAGCTGCATAGTTGCTATCAACAGTAATAGTTACGTCGCCTGTGGATGTAAAAACAAATTCATCGTCTTTATTTTCCATTCTTTATCGCCTCATAGAGATCCTTACCATTAAAGAATTCTTTCTTTAACTTAGCGACCTGCTTATCTAGACTAACTAGAAAGTCTTCGTAGTGTTCCATATATTCTACTATTTGAGCTACTATCTTAGCTCTATTGTCTTTATAAGACAGGAAGTCAGTAGTCCAGTCAGACGGATATTTAAACTCTGGTAGAGACATCTCGCTGTAACTAAGCCTATCAGGAACCATAGGAATAGCATCTACTAGTGCGCCTTCATACCAACTGATGCCTAATGTTTCCTGCAAGTTAGCACTGAACACTAACTTAGCTTGTCCTAGTAAGTTATGATATTCGTTCTTTGTTAAACTGCGTTCTTGACAGATTACAAATTCGTACTGTGGAAGTTGTTCTGCTAGATCTCTAAAAATATCAACCTGCTTTTCTGGAGCAATACGATGCGGGAAAAGAATTAAATCTTTCTTCTCCATACCTTTATATTGACTTAGACTGTTTGCAAGATACTCCATGGGCCAACCAACACGTACAATCTTCCCATCGTTGTATCGATCTTCCCATTCCTCATGATACCAGGGATTTTCTAATGGGATGCCATCATGTAGCAGTTCATCAAACAACATCTTTACATGAAACTCTGTTGCAAAAAAGTTTTGATCATAACAGTGAAACATGCTCTTCTCAGCATTCCTGACCCAGCTTGCTGGGCCTATAAGTCTTCCTAGGAAGTCTGCCTCATCATAAGAACCAGCATGCCATAAACCGCCAATTCGAATGTCGATGCCCAAGAGCTCAGCCATGTACCGAAGCTGTATAACCGTGGGGTTCCAAGCATCTGTGTAAAGAAAATAGTCGCCATTTTTAATTTCTCCTTTGCAGAACATTTCACCAATCTGTTCGAGCTGTTTGCTCTTATACACATTGGTACCGCCAAAATTGAGAAAAGCCCCAGGCGTAGTAGCCTGAGGCGTTTCACCACCACTAATTACAACAACTTTTTCATTCGTAGCATGGCGAAGCTGTTGTGGAAGATAGTCCTTCCACTGTTTAGTGTAGCGTGTATCTACTGCTTCAATATCTACGATGTATATAGTCATTGGTGTGTATTTTTCTCAAAACGTCGTGTGTTCTTAAATTTCGAACGTTGCCATCCGCGATAGCGTTCGTATGCCTGCCAATTAGGATCTTCCTTATTATAAAGAGCCCGTTCGTTGAATACCTTACCTTCAAAGCGGCAATAATCGCGATAACTATCGAGATCATTAAATACCTTGTTGATAACGGGATTAGTGATAGACATTGTTGTTTTTTCCTTTAAATCAAGTTGTAAGGATAATAGATAAGTGAGCCATTTTCTCCATCTTCGGAGACTTCAATTTCTACAAATCGGCCCGGAAACTTTGTAGAAATTTCCTTATACAAGTCATCCGAAATCATTTCGCAAGACTTGTGATTAAGTTCTAGTGTACCTTGGTTATATAGATTTTCAAGCCAACGCTTGAATTGAATGAATTCAATATCTCGGTCATCATGGAAAACTTCGATACGAACCTTAAAGTGAAAGATATGTCGATGTGGAGTAGCTAGAAAACTCACATCATATTCATCACCTGTTGCTAGCTTAGGATCTACGCTTGCGGCAGGATAGCAGTGGATACCTTCTTTACGGAAAGTAACCCAAACACTCTTTGAAATAGGTTGACTCATTTGTTGCCTTTGTTTTTGTTATATTTTAAGTATATGTTCACTTAACTACCTTGTCAAGTGTATATTTGGACCAATCAGTAAATTTTGTTCTATCCATTAGTTCATGAAGACTATGACTCCAAACACCTGGGTTAGTTGCCTTAAAGTCCTTGTCATCGATCTTGAGCATAGTGTTATAATTCCAAAGACGGATATAAGGAATTGGAACACGTATTTGTGGAATAAAATTATCTTGTTCGTTTAACCCACCATCGTTAAATTCTTCAACACAATGAATTGGAATATCTAAACTACAAAAATAATCCTTTTTAAGAAAATACATAATCATATCTTCCCATACTTTCCATTCTTCGTAGGTGCTGCCAGGATTAAAACTGTGATTAGCACCAAAGAAGATATGCTGTATGTGATGCTTGAGTTTAGATTCTATAACATGAACAGAATGAACACCTACTACAAACAGTGTGTCCATTCCATATGCAGGAGTGTGTTCTACTTCTTCACCGTAGAAGAATACAGCGTCATCTTCTACTCCGTCGATATAATCTCTTTTCATAATGCTAATGCTCTTAATTTAGTTTCGTAAAGGTTGATTTCGTCTTTGATCCAAAGTTTTTTAGTTTTAAGCATGTTAACTGTTGAGTCGGGAGCAAACTTATTATATAACAAGTTTATCTCGTCGTCAAGCTCTCTATGCTTTTTATAAAGTTCTTGTAGATGTGCCACAAGTTTATCGTGGTCTGTTTCAAAGTTGTTCATCCTCCAACTCCTCCAGTTTATGTTCTTGTTCTTCCGTAAACTCACCTGCTTCTAGTTCTTGCTCTGTCGTTTGCTCTACTTCAAACAGCGCATCGAAGTATGTACTAGAGTTCACAGTTTTCTTTCCAATTGCACCGCGAGTACCGGGAATAGCAATCCAAAACTTTGAATACTTTTCAATTACTTCTAATGATTCTTCTCGAGTTGTCTTTGAAAATATTTCTTCTACAACATCTCTAAAGAACAGTCTATCAAACTTTTCTTGTACCAACATGTTTGGAACAACACCTGCATCATACTGTCTATTTGCTTCTTGCACAGCATTGATGTGACTCCATACATTATGACCCATCTGAATAGCATAACTAAAACTATCCCAACTGGTGCGCCCTTCCTTGCCAATCTTATTCAAATCGCCTGGTTTATAAATGCATACATCAGATACTTTCATTTCTGATGTAATTGGACTGTCTTCAAAGTTCTTGAAGATACCGTCTTGCAATACTGCTTGTTTAAAAGTTCTAGTATCGGTTGCATACTTTTTATGGTCAATGCTTGGAACCATTCGATAGGTCCACTTGCCTCTATCAGGTGTTTCATTTTGAATGTAAATCTGTCCATTAGCAGTTGCTAAGAACGGGCTAGCACAGTCAAACGTCAGCATCATAGTAGGATTATAATACTTGCGAATAGCACGTTGTAAGTCTGTAAGCAAACATGCCCACTCTAATTTACTAGTGCCCAAGAAATGCATTACATCATGTACACCGCTTTGTAACAAGCCGTCATAGTGCAGAGCAACAATACGTTTGAGTACTAAGTGTACATCACACATGTTCTGTCCACCCATACTCCACCCATTAAAGTGATTGTCAGGATAGATGTTAGGGTCGCAGTAATCTTTCATCTGCTGATACCAATCTTCTGCATCAGTGTGATTTTCACCTTGCAGAACATTTAAGAACTTACATGCTCCTGTACGATGCTTTAACCAATAGTCATTATTAATGCGTGTTGCTTTAACGGCTTCTTGATAAGTGCTGATACCAGTAGCCTTTGCGCCTTCAGGTGAACGAGCAACCCAGGCTGGGATATCAAGTACCATGCCATAGTCCATATAAGCGTCCATCCAACGCAATACACCATCTCGTTTCTTTTGAGCCTTAGGGCAATTAGGATCTTTCCAATCACCTTCCCAAACACCCTTACCAATCTGGAAGCCGCCTGAGTCACCCAGCAACCAAGTGTTCTGTCTATCTCTATTACGAACCATGTCTTCTTTAGGCACAATCTTAGTTGTATCTAAATCAGCATGTCCTGCAGAGTAAAGCGTCCACTTGTAAGTAAACGCTCCTTCTTGTGCATTAAGATAGTTTAGACTTTCTACACCGTGTTGGAAGTTAGCAGGAATACGAGCATCTTCAATGTAAGGACCTTTAACAGGATCAGGAAAACGTTGCTTGCCCACATAAGTCGCATAGAAACCACTTAGTGCTGGTAAAAAGTGTGCGTAATCGTTTTGTGTCGCTGTTAAGTCTTTATTCATTATTTGCTCTGTGCTGGAAGGATGTAATCGTACTTGGCCAATCCGCTATCTACGGAAATCATCATAGCACCTTGGTCTGAAATGCTTACAGTTGACTCACCGTCTAAATTTAAAATAGCCTGCATTTGACTTACTGGCCAACTCCATGCATGCTTCAAACTACCCGATACGTTGTTTTGGAATACAAACTTACCAGCATGTGTGCTAGCATCACCAAAGTAGAATACTAGATCAGTTACTCCGCCTGTTACTTCAGTCTTAACTGTAAAGATTGGCTCTTCAGAGTGTGCTGTACTCATTAGCTTCATACGCTGAATAGCTGCCATTGATGGCTTAAATTGAACATCCCAGCTAGCACCTTTGAACTTAACAGTCTTGAGCTTTTCTTCAATAATTGCCTTGTTCATAAAACGATAGTCGTTTTCAAAGTCGCCTGTTGCATTTTCAAAGTGAATATGCGTAGGAATAGTTTCACCGTTCCTATCCGCACTAACAACTTCAATCTTTGCATTATCCTTGTACTCCGGATTCTTTAAGTGAAGTGCTAGCTTGTCTAGGTTAGGCATACCAAACGTACCTGTAAATTCAGTTACTGCCTTGTGTGTTGACGATGTAAGAATAACGGAACGATCTTCTGCCATTGCGTCAATAGTAGTTGCGCCATTTTCGCTAGTAACCTTAACTAGGGATAAGAAGCCTAGTGAATGTGTATGAGCTACGATGTCTTGTAAAATGTCTTTCATGGGTTTTCTCCTGTAATATATTGTAGTTTAACGTCTATGCCTTTATTTGTCAAGAAGTTTTCTACGGTGTATTTAGGTTTGAAGCCTAAACTGGTTAAAAATTTTATATCTGCCTGAGTGTGTGTTCTTTCGTGGGGTGTATATTCTTTAATTTTAAGATTTGGTGCGATGCTAGGGATATAGATACTAGTGCCAGTTCCAACATCTACAACACCTTTTAAGTCAGTATTTTCAATAAGGTATAGGAAAGCAGAACAAACATCTTCCAAATGAATAAAATCTCTATAATGCTTAGTTGCATATTCTAATCCTCCATTTAGTAGTTTGTCAAAAAACATGTCTTTACGGGGTGTGTCGCTGTATACAGTGTGTAGTCTAATTCCTAATGAATTAGAATGTTTGGCACCTATATATTCAACTAATAATTTTGTTGCGGCATACGGGTTACGTTCGGGTTCATACGCAGAACTAGAACTAGCATAGATAATTCTAGTATTCTTAAATACTTCAAAGATTCGTCTACTACCTTCTACGTTGTTATACCAATATGCACTAGGATTCTTAAGGCTTTGACGAACGCCGCTCTTTCCTGCTAGATGTATTACTAGATCAACTTCGTAGTCTAAACTACAGGTATTGATATCTTTGCCGTCTGCTAGATCAATGCCATATACTACATGATCTTTTTCCAAGACTTCTTTTAGTCTTGAGCCAACAAATCCTTTATGGCCTGTTAACAATATACGCATATTATTTTCTTATTTTATTATTATAGTTTATTGCTTCTTGCATAACACTTAACTCAACACCTTCTAGTTCTGCGGTGTGCAGTAAAGCAGCAGTGTCTTTAGGAAAACAATGTCCTCCCCAACCTCTTGCAGAAGTAACATCAGTGTGACTAGCACCAATCCTTAGATCTTGACCCACACCAGCAGCAACATTTTTATAATTAACTCCGAATGCTTGGCATAGGTCATAAACTTGATTAAAGAAACTTACCTTGGTGGCTAGAAATGCATTTCTAAAATATTTTACAAGTATTAACTCTTCAGGCTGCATATGAACTGAAATTACCTTAGGAAATACTTTTCTAAAGGTAGCTTCCCAAAATGTAATATCATCTCCTGCATAGTACATATACTGTGTATTTCTAAAATCTCTTTCAGCAGTTTCTGCTCTAAGAAATTCTGGACTATATGTTAAGCTACGTTCTGAAAATGTTTCTTTAAGATAAAGCCAACCTTCTAAACTAATAGTACTGCGTATTAGAATTGGTATATCTTTAGGTGTATCTGTAATAACTTCATATACATTGTTTATGTTGCAAGCACCTGAAGGATGCTGAGGTGTATTAACACATATAATAACGGCATCAGTGGGATTGTCTTTAATTTTATCAGTACTAATTTTAGGATCTACTATATTGATAGTAAAATGTTGCTTCATTAATTCAACATGAGACTTACCAACAAATCCGTATCCTGCTATTGTGATGTTCATAGTGCTATACCTTTTGATTGTAATTCTCGAAGAGTTTTAAAAGTTTCTCTCCAGGATTTTACATAGAATGTATTTGTAACAACTTTTGCAATAGGGTAATCATTACCATTTATATCACATCTATCACCGAAAAAATAAATGTTACTAATATCTTCAAAGTCTTTTAAAATTTGAGATTTATCTAAACCTTTTGGAAAAATATCAATTCCTGTTTCTCCGCCTACTTTTGCTTCAAGTTTTAGAAACAATGAATTAAAATCTTTTGCTATTTTAATTCTTTCATCGGAACTATTATCCCATTTAACATATTCTGCTCTTTGCAGTTTATTGGCACCTCTACCAACAATGCTAAAATTACACATACCGGGACGATGTTCAAAATGAGTTCCTGTTCTAACTTTAAAATCGCTAGTCTTTAAATATTCTATCAAAAACGTTTCTGCTGCGTCTGGTAAATGCCATTCATTTGTATGAGTGTTAATACCTGACTCCCAGATATCATTCCCTGAACAGTTATATACTTTTCTAACAGTTTCACATATTTTTAAACCTAATTGCTCAACCGTTTTAGGATAATCACTACCAGTTACTAGATAGACTTCATTAGCAAAACAAAAGTCTAAAAAGTAAGACTGAAACATTCCGTCAATGCTGCTTCTACTTTCAGTCAAAGTTCCGTCTACGTCAAAAATAAATTGATTCATTGTGAATTTTTCATTTCCCTATCTACTACTCTTTTTCTTAAATCACTAGAGCTGAATCGATGTTCTCGTTTATTGAAATAAAGTTGTATTCCTCTTTTCTTACAGATATCCTTACCTGTAAAATCTTTATCTCTATATTCTTCACCTAAAATCCTAACGTCAATATGATACATTGATAATATATCTTCAAGATCACCTTCTGATGAATAAGGAATTATTTCATCTACATAACCAACTGCTTTAAGTTGAGTATATCTTTCAACTACAGTTTGAATTGGTGAATTTTTAGTTGGCCTATCTAAGCTAGGATCAAACTGTAATCCACATATCAAATAATCACACTGCTCCTTAGCTTCTCTAAGCATTTGAACATGACCTGCATGTAATAGGTCAAAAGTTGAACAAGTAAATCCTACTTTCATAGTTTCATTTTATCTGCTAAATTTCTCAGCGCCGCGATAATTTCCTCAATTACATTAAGGTCACGATCTTGGTCTGTGTCTATTTCTATTTCTATTTTAATTTTCATTTTATTCTCCGAAGTCAAATAAACTTGAGAAAGTATTGTGCTGCTTTGTATCTTCTAAACTATAGTTTAGAACTCCAATCAAGTTATCCAACTTATTGTCAATAATTGTTTCTTCCATAGCACTATCATCAAATGGAAGTTCTTTGAACCAATCAGGCAATCTTAGTTCATCAACTGGGTATGCAACTGAAGTATATCCTAACGGATTGTCCTTTACTTTACATACAATTACCTTCATACCGTCAACAATTTCCATTGAGTATCTATCACCGTTCATACGTTTTAGTGTATTCCAGTTGATACTTGCACGGACATGTCCAGGCATGTTAGCTTTGCCTTTCTTTTGCTCTTCTCTCTGATAGTGACCAATTTTGTTTGCTCTCTTTGGTGAACCTTTTTCCCATCCTGGACGTTCTTTGAACACCTGTCTAAAAGCAGTAATACGTTCAATAACTTCCTTTTCTTCCTTACCGGTCAATACCATTAGAAGTACTTCACTTAGAAACTCCTGCATAAACACAGGAGTATCTGATCGACGAAGATCTAAACCCATAGCTTTTACTTTGCCTGGTTTGCCATCCACATCTTTTCTAGTACCTTCTTGATCGTATACTAATGCTGCATAGCGTTTCTTAGTAATATACAATCCGCTTTCTGCTACAATTTCTCTGCCTGCTGCAATAACATCTGCACGACTCTTAGGACAGTGAAACGCCTTGCCCATAAATTCTGGGAACGTCTTATTAGCTTCTTCACTTACTTGATCGTAAAGCATTGTGATATTTTCTTTACTCCAAGGTATACGTCCTGCATCAATGTCTTCTTTGAGTGTTGTATAAGCACTAAAGTATACAGAGTCAGTATCACCATAGATAACAGCGTTACCTACGTGATCATATGTGCCTGTAATGATTTCATTTACCTTAGAAGCCATGTGCTTGGCAATTTGACGTCCTGTGAGCGTAGTTGATTGTCCAATGCGTTTATCAAAGAACCTGCAACCAGGGTTAAGAATAGCACCATACAAACTGTTAAGGTTAATCTTTTTAACAAGCTGCCGCTTATCCCAGAACGCAATTTCTGTATCATTACCGGCCTCCTGAGCCTTCTTTTTCATAGCCTGGAGTTCTTTACGTTCAGCGTACCAACGCTTTAGTAGTCCAGGGATAACACCTTCATATTCTGTTGTAAAAATAGTTCCGTTGGCACTGAGCATCCAAGGCATGTGACTGTCAAAGATTAGCTTGAATATTTCAGCACCACTTAGTACGTCACTTCTGCCATCTTCCCAGTCAACTGTAATTGCAACATCTTTACGTTGGGTAATTACTGCTTCGTATTCTTCAGAACCAAACCTACCTTCCCAGCTATTAGCAAAGCTCATCTTTTTAAGATTTGTGTCTTCGTGGATACGTGCATCAGTAAGTGTAGAACGTAACTGCCCAACGATTGTCTCTGGTGCCATGTTTAGCGCACGAATTACGGATGGATACAGACTGTTCAAGTCCATTGACGCAATCCATTTATGTAATCCTACTTTTGGATAAGCAACATACGCACCTGCGGCTTGAGTATTCTCGTCATCCTGTTTGGGACGATTAGGAACCTGTAGTCCTCTGTTGTGAGCTTCATTGATAATAGCCTGTTCTGTAACAGCTACAGCACCCATTGTAGTTTGTAGTAGTACAGTATTTGCATGAGCAAGTTCGTTTGATAAATCAATGAACCTTAGCTTCTTATCAAGTTTGTCCAGTAGTGCAACGTCCTGTCTGTTGTATTCAATGAACGTTCTAAAATCGTTGTTGTACAACTGATCCAGTGTGCCTTCATAAACAGTCTTGTTTTCACCAATCTCCATTTCGCCAATGGCATCTAGTCGATAGCTGTGACGTTCTTCATAAGTATACTTGCGATACAGTTCAAGACTGTCTAAGTGTACACGACCTACAAAGTCAAATGTTTCAGCAGTCTTGCCATACTTTTCGTATTCACGTTTCTTAGGTAATTGACCCCACAAGCAGAATCTGCGTGTATCATCCTTGCTTAACATCCTAGCAACACGATTTACAGTATAAGGAACGTCATAGCCTTCTGAGTTCCAACCGCTTACAATGTCTGCATCCTCAATCAAGTCAAGAAATGTTTTAAGCATTTCTCGCTCGCCGTTGCCATCCTTGTCATTCTCAAAGAGAATAATGTTGTCACCCCATTCCGTACACATTTCTCTAGCTTGATCCATAGTCAGTCCTTTGGGTGGAACTGCTAGAGTAATCAATGCATTGAGCCACTGTAGGCATACAGTGATAGCTGTAATGGGCATGAATGGGTCTGAAGGATCAGCGAATCCTCGTTCCGGATCAAAGTCCGTCTCAATATCCCAGAATGCAATGTTTAGCTTTGGTGCATCCTGATTGAGATAGTTCTCACTGAGACATTGGAATATAGGGTTGATATCGCTTTCATACAACTTCTTACTGTTGTTGATAGCTAGTTCTTTGCGGAAGTCTTTAGTGTTTTTACAAACAATACGACTTAGCTGAGTACCATACACACTCTTATATTTGCCCTTGGGGTCTTCATAGTAAAAGGTGTATTTTACTGGGTGTTCTGTAAAGCGTCTTTTACCGTCTTTACGTTCAACGATTCTGATGATATCAGAATCTCTGTCAAAAATTGCATCTACGTAACTCAAATCTGCCTCCCGTTGCTTGTGGCCAACGCTGCCGTACTACATGCTCGTAAAGTGAGCGACTCTGAAATATTTAGTACCGCTGTTACACGGCACTAAAATTATTTGTCATAGCCAAGTGTTGAAACTAGTGTTTCTAGATCTTCAAACGAATCGGCATACTTGTCCCAGTCACGCTTTTGGGCAATCTTAATTGCCTTAGTAATTAGTGCTGGTTTAATGTCTAATTCTTCTGCAACTGCCTTAACAGTTTCCTTAAGACCTTCCTGCAAGTCTTCAATTTCTTGAAGTACAGTAATGCCTTCTCTAACTAGACGCTCTAGCTTTGCCTTTTCTTCTGCACCATAGGTACGATCGCTCATCGGTAATCCTCCGTTAATAGTAATAATTATATAGTGATTTAGTATTTAGAGCAAGAGATATTTTAAAGAGACTTAAGAGTTCTCTCAGCAAATGTCCAGCCAAATATCTCTTTGGCTTTCCAATCATTCTGTTTGAAACCTTCAAGATTGGACCATTCACTTTCTTTTGCTATAATGTGTTTACTTATGCTTTCCCAGTCTGTGCTGAGAATTTTTTCTTGAATAGATTCTTTCATTTCAACTATTTCGTTAAAATGATAACTGTCCCATTCGATATGCACTATTTCCCAAATGCTTCCGCGGTCATCAATATAGTCAAGTGCAAAGTCAAAGCCCCACTTCTTTTTTGATTTTAACAACATCTGAGCTTTTGGATTTTGAGTCATAAGATCTGTAATTTCATTTCTTGCATCATCTGCAAAGTCACAGCGATGTAATAGCATACAATGATCTAGAATAAATTTAGGATGCTGAATATTCATCCATGTGTCTTGCCAACACAAGTGATACAAACATTCAGTAAGGGGAAAATTCATTGCAGCATATAATTTTTTTTCTGCTGCACATAGTTCAAAACCGTCTTTGTCGTACCAACGAAAATCTTCAGGTATTAGATTTGCAGTTTTGGTACAGGTTATATCTTTTGTAAAATTATTGACAACAAGATCAAACATCGTCTTTATTCAACGCTGCCCACAGTCTGTCTTTGATAGATTCAGTAGCATAATCTTTCTTATGCTTTTCTTTGCCTATCTTTGCATCATACTTCTTGTCTTTATGAGTGCCACCAGCGCCACTGGTACGCTTTGCTAACATAGTGCGCCAGTTAGGATCTCTCTGCTTAGGTGCTTGCACTTTCATGTTATCTGCCTCTTCTATGCCTTCATCTTTAACGTATAGTTTTGGATCAGCCTTTTTCATTAGTTCTATGAACTCTCTTTTAAGCTCTCTTTCACTGGTAAAGATTTTTTCTAGAGCATACTTAAAAGGTTCTAATTTTGACTGTAGCTTAGGATGCAGTACGCTAGATGAGCTACTCTGCTTTGCCGTAGCAGGTCGTTTAACGTTGCCGCCTGTAAAGAAATCTCCAACGCCTTTTTCTAAAGCACCAGGGTCGTAATCTTTTACACCCTGTTGTATTTGATCTAGAGGACCTTCACCTACTAGTCTGTCTTTAAATGGATGCTTGGTTCTGCCTGGTTCTGCTTTGGGTTTTGGTTCATTACCTCTAACCTTATCAGCAGCTTTTTGCTGGCTTTCATTAATAGCAACACCTGCTAGTTTAGCAAAGTCTGCTATGCTGTCAATCTCTAATGGCAACGAACCTTTGGAAACATTTACTGTTTCGTTTAGGTAATCTTTAGTTGGGGGGACATTCGCAGGACCTCTAGCTGCTTCCTGCAACTTTTTCAAATCTTCTCTAGGATCACTAGGATCTATTTCAAATAGTTTACGTTGCAGTGCATGGAAGTCCATGATTAATCCTTCTTAACGTGCTCAGGCTTACCTTTGTGCTTGGTAGCAGCATAATCTTTAGCATCTGCCTTGCTCATACCTTTAGCAGCTTTAGCAACATCAGGACTTGCAGCTGGTTCACCTTTCTTAGCAGCATATACCATACCCATGAACTTTTGTTGAGCCTTACTCTTTGCTTTTTCTGTTACTTGAGCGTGTAGTCTTGCTTTGAAAGGATCTTCCTTTAGGCGGCCATCCTTTTCTGCACTCTTGAGCATAGCAACACGATCTTTGTAACCTTTGATACCTGGCTTAATATCTTTAGCAGCCTTCTTCTCGCCTGCTGTTGGATCTTTAACATGCTTCATTGTAGTTTTAGACTGATGGCTAGCAGCTTCGCCTACCTGTATTTCCATTTCAGGACCTGCTCCGCCACCGTCAGCACCAAACTTCATTTCGTAGTCTAGATTGTGATATACTGAGCCAATGTAATCTGCTGACTTGGTGATCTTGCTTTGTACCCAACCTTCAAGACCCTGTTCTTCAGAAACATTCTTAAGCATTTCGTGCAGTTTGATAGCGTACTTGGCAATTTTATAAAGCTCTGCACGAGCCATTTGTACTTCATGGTCTCTTTCAGCAGCGCCAGCTAGATCAGCTAAACCTTCTTTAATTTTATCTGTCATATTTTTAACTCCAATGAGGCATTGATGTAGTATTTATCGTTTAACTAACTTGCCACCAAATAAACTAACACCCTTCATATCTAGAGCATTATCTGTAGGTTTTTGTTTTTTAGGTTTCTTTTTACTGTGAGGGTTAGCTACTGCGGCTACACTTCCTGCGCTAGTAGCACCTGCACTAGCAGTTTCTATTAATTCTCTTAGTCTCATTTGCTACGCCCTGATTTCATATTAGCGCACCAATGAGCCATGCGAGCTTTCTCACCTGAGCTGTTCTTTGCTACACTGCGAAGTTTTGTAACACTTTGTTTACAGTTAACACCACTACGTTTGGCTAGTCCTTTGCGTCCCGGATTCTTACCATCAGCAAAGTTTTCGTGCATGCCAAAGTTTCCACTCATAGGCATCTGTTTAATACCAACATCACTTGCAAAACGATCTATAACCATTGCAATTTGAAAGTCTAACAGTGTTAGACCTTTAACATCAGACGTGCTGGTCTTTACAGTAACTTCTGCAACATCCTGTGTTACTTCACAGAAGTGATCCATTTTTTCGCTGAGCATGTTAATAATCTTAACAAATGCTACAGCAGCTCTATGATCGTCTGCTGCATATTTTGCTTGTAGCGTTCTATGGTCTAACATTTCCCAGTCTGGAAGATATTTGCTTTTTAAATTATCTAGTGCATCATTAGAAGGTTTGAATTCCTCAACATCGTTAGCTCTAAATTCACCTTCAGTCATACCGTCACTGCCTCCATCTCCGCTATAGCCCGGATAATAACCATATAAGCCGTAAGGTCCTGGACCATAAGCTGCACTGCGTAGTTTACGTGTGCTCTTACGTTTCTTCTTACGACTTTCAACATTGTATGTAGGATCTGTCTTTTGACCTTTTTTAGCACTGTGTCCAGCAGGATCAATATCAGTAGTTGTTAAACCAAGTTTTAATAAATCTTTTATAAACTCGTGTTCTATATCTTCACTGCCAAATGATATAATAGCACTAGGAGGCCCCTTGCCAAAATCATGTTTGCCTAGACCTTTTAAATTGCTAATGTGTTGTCCTAGCTTGTACCAATCATACACATCGCTTACATCTATTTTTACAGTGCCTTTGGGCATAGTAGGTTTAGTTTCCGGACCCATAGGAGGATCATTAGGATGCTGATCTTCATTTTCATTACGACCAGCACAGTGAGCACGTTGACTAAACCCTTTTGGATTAGAGCAGTTTATAGAACGCTTGTATTTGTCGCTCCATTTTTCAGGAAGTACATCTTTTGATTTCATTTTTTACTCCCTTTAACAGGTTTTTCTCCTGTCATATATGGAAGGCTAAACCAAAGCTGAAACCATTCAGGTGTTCCTGGCTGTATATTTTTTTCTCTTTGAATTCTACCTTTTTCATTACCAGTAACAGATATATTGCTGCCTTGGTATTCGTGTAGTCTTGCTGCATGTCCTAGACCTGCTAGATACTGCATTGATTTAATTTCGTGTATAGGATCGTTAGGCGGAAGTACACAGTCTTCTGGACTAGCCTGATTTAAATGTTCTGTAGTGATTCTATACTGTTTCATTTTGAAGCAGGCTCTCCAGTTTTAAAAACTTCCCACTTCTTGCCCGTAGCTTGAGACTTCTTTTGAGCCATAGATTTTAATCTATAGTATTCTCTTTCTTCTTCAGGACTGTCAGCATATGCACCGTAAGGTCCTGGAAATACTTTCCACTTTTTACCATTAATATAAACAGCAAAGTTATTTCCGGGCTCTGTATTGCCTTCGTCCCAATCTTCAGGATCTCTTACTCGTTCTGTAGTTTTTCTCATACTCGGTGATACAGCAATAATAGAATCAGGATCAACTCTTGGTTCAACTGTTAAAAATTTCCAACCTGGATCAACTACAATTTCAATATCGCCGCCGCTATTAGGAAATGGTTTGTTGTTTGCGCTTTTAATTTTAACAGCATCTTCGTCAAAGTCAACAGCAGTGACTATAGAAGGAAACTCTTGGCCATTTGAACTTTTGAATATTACTCGTTGTCCAACACGGAAGTCATTGCCGGGCGTTCCTTCCGCCACACCCTCCGCAGGTTCTAATTCTTTTACACCCATACCAGTACGCACAGCACTGTAAACATTCTTAGCATTGTTTTGTAAACCTCGCGGTAGGCCTTGTGCAAATGCTTCAAAGTTACCTTTCATTGCAGCTTCGCGCATCTTACTAGCACTCATTCCTTCTGCACCTTCTGCATCGGGATCACGCTCACCTGCACTGATTACTTTGATTGATTTAAAGGTATAGTCTTTGCCGTTATATTTGTTAAGCATTTCAGAGAAACTATCAAGTCTATCTGAACCTGCTACATATATTAGATTGTCGTAGCCCATTGACTCAATTTTTTGTAGAGCTTGAATAATTGTTTTTACATTTGCATCGCCCACAGTTACATTAGGAAATGCTGCTTGTGCAAACTCTAGTTTGATATTAAAAGGAAGCGGGTCGGTTTTGGGCTTTTGAGTTTGTGTTACAAACAAAAAAGGGTCTGCCTTTTGACTTGCAATAACATTAACTAGCTTTTCATGTCCGATGGTAGGAGGGTTCATTCTACCAAAGGCTATTGCTGCTGTTTTGCCTTCCGCTTCAAAAATCTGTCTTAATCGCATTAGTAAACCCCCTTCTGAATGTTGTTTAACTCTTCAGAATATAATTTCTGTATCAACCCTTTTTTGTCTTCGTTGGTTAATAGATCATCGGGGTGTTTGTTGATTTTAAATTTCTTGCAGTAACTATGTGCGGCTTTATTAATCATTGATCCAAAAATAGATTCAGGACTAACAGATTCTTTTTTGTCATGAGATGCCTTCATGCTTATAATGGCAGGAAACATTTCCTTTCTATAAAACACAGGATCGTTTCTCATATACACAGACAAGTCATCAACTACGTCAAATGGTAACTTGTCATTTTCTATTTTAGAAAATTCTTCAATGCGCATGTTTAATCCTTACCACTTACGGCAGGACCAGTAGCGTGCCTTATGGCGTGGTCCTGGATTGTCGCAGTTGTGACGAGCACGGAAGCTGCGTCTACGAGCTGGATTTGACTTTTTAATCTTCATGTTAGGGTCACCAAAGTTTACCTTAACTACATTGCCGCCCGGCTTACGAACATATACTTTAAATTTCTTAACATCGCCTCTCATAGGCTTGCCTAATGGAACCGAGCGACCTTGATATTCAGCTTCGTCCAAAGCGTCATCTTCATTGAACCACATTACGCCGTATTCTAAAAAGAAATTATCGCCGTCGTACGTTTCTTCGTCTACAGGTTCACCTTCTACAGACATCTCTATATCAAAATCATCATAGCCTTCGTCTTGAAGATAACTAGTTAGATGTTCTGCAAACTTATCAGCTTCTTCTTCTGAAAGCTGACGTGGAAGGGGTATATCTACAACTGTAGCACCCCTGTCTGATTCATACACTAGATTGTTTGGGAAAATTGATTCATCTAACTTCTGCGCTAGATCTGTCTTTTCCATTATTACTCTAATAAAATGTTCCATAGCTGTAGCCTTAGTGATTTAATCTTATGCTGTTGACAGTCCCGTCAGTGAACAGTAGCTTTGCTCTAAGCCATACATAGTTTCCTGTAAAGTTAGCAATTCTACTGCCAGTTTCGTCGTTAGCAGAATATGAATGCACTTCAAACCAATCATCTTCTATTGGATCCAGTACTAGAGTAGCTTGGATTATAATATCACCAGAAAGTCCAGTATATGTATATTGGACTGTGTGCAATCCATCGCTGCGTCCGTAATAACCGTCACCCTTAAAAGGGAGACCCACAACAGTAGCTAAATCGCTGTTAGCTGGCGTATGTGTATATTCTGATAGTATAATTTCACTGTTAGTCGTCATACTTATATTTATCAATATCGCCCTTGTAGACTATTTTGTCTACTTTGCGTATTGCATGACCTATAAGCATCTCAACTAGCGACATAACACGGTCGTCACGTACATAAATGTAACTTCCGTTCGCAAATCCATTACCAATATCCTTAAGTGTTTTAGGACCTACTTTTACTTTGTCAGTGTTAGATTTTAACCAGTTGTAAGCATTAGCATCAAGCCTCTTGTAGGATAAGTGTACTTGATATTGATAAGAACTGGGATAATTTACAATTATTAAGTTTTCTTTGCGCGAAAGAAGATCAACTGCTTCCGGGCTTGGTTCCCAAAACTCCTTAACACTTACACGCATTTTATTAGAAATCTTCATTAAAAGACTTCTATTGCTACTGTATATGTTAAGTGTATTAGATTCGCATCTTACTTTATAGTCACTGGCTTTTTTTAAGATATTGTAAATATCCTTAGCATCAAAAAATGCGTCCTCAGTTATTTCTACTGTAGATCTATATGTGGTCTTAGTTAAGGGTTCACCTGCTTTATGCTGTGCTGTTAGAGTATCTAATCTAACTTTAGCATGAGCTAACTTTTTATCAGAATTTGAATCTGATCTAAAAATTGTAGCCAGCGGATTGGAAAGTACCAGTTTGTACAGGTACTTTCCGTGATGCAGTTTTTTAGTTTCAAACAGTCTCATTAGCTGCTTCATTTACTACACAGTCCAATTTGATTTCGTTTTCACGATAGTCAACAGTTACACTGCCCCCATTCTTTAAATCACCAAACAGTATCTGTCTTGACAAGGGACGCTTAATCTCTTTGTCAATAACACGCTGTAGAGGTCTTGCACCCATCTTAGGGTCAAATCCCTTGTCTACTAGATAGTCTAATGCTTCGTCAGTGATTGAGATAGCAATGTTCTTTTCCTTGACCATTTGCTTGAGTTCTAACAGGAACTTGCCTACAATCTTCATCATAGTTTCCTTGCTCAACTTAGCAAACGTAATTACACCGTCTAGTCTGTTGCGGAATTCAGGTGCAAAGAATTTCTTAAGCTCGCTGTCATTGTAGTTGCCTTCAATTGAATCATTAAATCCAATCTTGTTCTTTTCAGCTTCCTTAGCGCCTAGGTTAGTAGTAAGGATTAGGATACAGTTTCTACCATCAGCTTCCTTGCCATTTGAACCTGTTACTTTACCGTTATCCATCAACTGTAGTAGGATTTGGCTAACATCAGGGTGTGCCTTTTCAATTTCATCTAGCAGTAATACACAGTTTGGATTTTCCTGTAGCTTGGTAATCAGCAAGCCTGCATTTTCTTCAAAACCAACATAACCAGGAGGTGAACCAATCAACTTGCTAACAGCATGCTTCTCTTGATATTCACTCATATCAAATCTTACTAGCTTGACACCGAGATGTTTAGATAGCTGTTTGGCTGTTTCGGTCTTACCTGTACCTGTTGGACCCATAAACACAAATGCACCTACGGGCTTGTCATCTGCTTTTAGACCAGCTTGGCTAACAAGTATCTTGTCAACAATGCTTTCAATAGCATCATCCTGTCCATATACACCCTGCTTGAGGTTGTTTTCTAGATTCACAAGATTTTCTGTTTCTCTTTCTGCTACTTGTTCAGCAGGAAGATTAACAATCTTAGCCAGTTCGTATTGAATTTCAGCAGCGCCTACAACCTTATTGTCCTTTTGATTCTTGAGCTTGAATCTTGAACAAGCAACGTCAATGAGGTCAATAGCCTTGTCCGGCAGCTTCTTATCACTCTGATACTTCACACTGAGTTTGACTGCTGCTTCAATTGCAGCGTCAGTAATTTCTGTCTTGTGATAGTCTTCATAATACTTCTTAATACCTTGTAGGATATCTTTAGTAGTTTCTGGAGAAGGCTCATCTACAGTTACTCTCTGGAATCTGCGCATCAGCGCACGATCCTTTTCAAAGTACTTGCGGTATTCTTCCCAAGTAGTACTTGCTACTACCTTCAAGTCGCCTTTGGTAAGAGCTGGCTTGAGCATGTTAGCGAGATCATTAGCACCACCGCTGCCACCAGCACCAGCACCACTCATCATGTGTGCTTCGTCGATGAACATGATAGTCTTACCCTGCTTAGTTAGAGCCTGTAGCACTAACTTGAAGCGTTCTTCAAAGTCGCCTCGATACTTAGATCCTGCCAGCATTGAACCAATGTCTAGTACATAAACACTGTAGTCCTGCAGAAACTCCGGTACGTCCTTGTTTACAATCTTATATGCAAGTCCTTCTGCAATGGCAGTTTTACCTACACCGGGATCACCGACCATTAGCACATTGTTCTTTGAACGACGTCCTAGTGCTAGTGCAATAGAATCTAATTCTTCACTACGACCAATAATAGGATCAATCTTGTTACGCTTTACTTCGTCATTTAGATTAGTAGTAAACGCTCTCAATGCCCTTCGAGCTTCGCTGCTGATAGAATTATCCTCTTCAACTTCCTCTTCAACTTCGTTATTAAGAAATTCAGCAAACTTGTCTTTTACAATGTTAGCCTCATTAAGATAATATACAGCTATGCTACGTTTTTCAGTTAGCATGCTAAGAAGTACGTCGGATAAATTAATATGATTTCGACCATTAAACAATGTTTGCGTAAATGCTCTATTAAGCACACGCTCAACTGCTTGTGTTTTCTTAGGCTTAAACTTTTCTAGCTCTGTCTTTAAGTCATCACAATTAGTCTTTAAATGATGCTCTAAATTTGTTTTGATAAAGTTAACGTCACTGCCATACATGGACAATACATTGACAAAATTTTCCTCACAGAGCATAGCATAGAGAAGATGCTCTAGAGTAACATATTCATGCTTTAACTTCTGAGCATCTTTAACTGCTTTATCAAATACTAATGTTAACTCTTCTGATGGTTCGACCATATTAATCGTTTTCCTTTTTTATACTTTTATTTAAGTCCTGCAACTTTTGATACACTTCTGGATCTGACATATCAGGCATTATCGGATCAATTTTTACAAATACTTTACCTTTTTTTCTAGTATGCAAATCTGGAATACCATAATCTGCTATACTAAAAGTTGTGCCTGGTTTGGTGCCTTTAGGTATTGTTAGTTGAACTGTTCTTTCATCTAACGTTGTCACTAGTATAACACAACCTAACAAAATGTCAAACAAAAATACTTGTTGAGATGTGTACAAATCATTGCCATCTCTCCGCCATCCATCTATATCAAAAACTTGTATTTTAATAAAAAGATCACCGCGTTGAAATCTAGGATCTCCGTCATCACCTAGTCCAGTATAGCGCACTGTGTCACCGTTTCTTGCACCTGGTGGAATATCAACTTCTACAGTTTCTTGTTTTCCAGAACGAAGTCTATAAGATACTATTAGTTGTTTTCCAAGTATAACATCTTTTAAATCAATTCTAGCGAGAACTGTGAGGTCTCTGTTTTTAGGAGCGCCTCGACCCATACCAAATTGTGAAAATATATCTCCAAAAGGACTGCCATTCCCAAAAGGATTTTGATTAGCCCAGCCAGGATTTTGCCATTGTGTTTGCGGATTATCGTAGTTAGCTTTTTTATCAGGATCGCCTAGTGTGTCATATGCTTCATTTATTTTAGCAAATGTATTGTGATCCCCGCCGCGGTCGGGATGATGCTGCATCGCTAGTTTGCGATATGCTCTTTTTATTTCTTCTGGCGAAGCTGTTCGTGAGACGCCCAGCGTACTGTAGTGATCCATGCTAATACTTAGCTGACCTGTACGCTGGGCGTGGTGTTAGTGAAAGATTAGTTTCTACCTTCTACTTTTTCTTTAGTACGACCGTATGCAGCAATACCAAGTACAGCACCCATAGCAATGTGATATAGGCCTGCGCCCTGAAGCGTTAGCGGTTGCCATTGGCTTGTTACTTGCCCGCCTTGTACTGCCTGTAATAGGCTCCAAAGGATTGGGAATATAACAAAGTCAAATGTACAAGTTCCCATGTACAACCAACCCATAGCTGGACGCCATTTCTTGTTGATCCAATCTTCGTTTGTGTTCTTAACTAGGACGTCCGCGTCCCCTACATTATTACTCATATCTGCCCTCGCTGCTGGCGGGGTATTTCTAAATCCACTGACAGAGTCACTGTCCCCCCTACGTGTTGTAATTACAGTTTCTTCATACTTAGGTGCTGAAGCTGCTGCTGAAAAACTTGATGATGTTGAACTAGAACCAAAACTGTTAGCAGGTTCTAGATCTTCTGGCTTTAATCTAGGCATGTTCCCTCCTTAATTACCCTTGCGCAAGTATTTAGCGCAATTTGGCTAATTTAAATGCTCTGAAAATGCAGAACCACATCCATCCTATATCAAATTCAAACCAACGACGGCTAAGTTTAGGGTTTGCAGGATCTAAATGATGATTATTATGAAGTTCTTCACCGCCTATTATAATGCCCCAAGGACTTACGTTACGACTATGATCCTTAGTGTTACCATTGCGATAACCCCACCAGTGTCCTATACCATTAATAAAGCCTGCTGCCCAGAATGGAATCCATATCATCTGTACACCCCATACTAGAAAACCCCATAGCCCAAATAATAACAGATCTATAATTAGCATTAAAAAAATGCCTAGTCGATGATGCGGAGTATATAATTTTCTTTCAATCCAATCTTTTGGAGTACCAACACCATATCTAAGTACAAACTGCGGATCTTTGGTAGCTTCGTGATAAAGACTCCAACCGCCAAATAATAATTTCCAAATGCCAAATACATGAGGACTATGCGGATCACCGTTTATATCAGTGCTTTGATGATGTTTACGATGTACAGCCACCCATGCTTTAGTAGTCATACCTGTTGTAAGCCATAGCCAAAAGCGCATGAAATGCTCAACAATTGGATGAAATATAATTAATTTATGTGCTTGGCTACGGTGCAGATAAAGGGTAACACATATAATAGTAATATGTGTCATAATAAGGGTCGCGAGTAATAAAGTTATCATCTAGTATTTAGTGCTCACTTCTTAAAACTTAGGGTAGCGAATCCGGTTTTAAAGGCAGCAGCCGCCTAACGCCTTAGGCTCAGATAACTGAGTAACGGTCCCAAGGTGTGTTCTTAAATCATTTTAGTGAGTGCGTAAACTCCAGCTACTAGCAGAGCTTTAACTTCAATGTCATCTGCTTCGTCATCTAGTCTATCTGTGCGAACTAGGTCTTCTAACAGTTCTTTAAACTCGTCAGCACTTAGTTCATCGTTCTCATACTGAGCTGCTAGATCTAGTGCTATCTGAGCTCTTTCAGCAGCCCAGGGTCTATCGCAGTTTGCTAGTTCTCTCAACGCTTTCATGATTTATCTCTTGTGATTGCCGCCGCAAATTGGGCATTCTTCTACTGTGTTCATAATGTATCCTTTTTAAACATTGTCATAAATCTTGCTTGTATATTTTTAGCGAATTGTGGTTGAGGAAAATTCCAACCTACAAATGCCCCTATTGCTAACCAAAATAATGTTTCTAACATAATACCCTCTCCTTTGTAATATTACATGAATAAGAATAGGCCCTGGGCACTTAACAGTAACCCAACACCTGCTACAGCAAAGCTGGCCCAGAACATTGGCATACTAACTGCAAGAATACTTGCAGAAAGAACTACAATAGCTAACTGATATGCTGTACTTGCGTAGCCAATCCACGGACTAGATTTTTTAGCAATCTCACGTTCTGCTTCCATCTTACGTGCATTGATAGAGATTTCTTTCTTGTCAGATTCCATACGCTCTGCTTCTGCACGGAATTCTTTCTTCAATGCAGGGTCGTTGGTTGTCTTACTAGCAATTTCAAAACTGACTAGACGATTATTCTTTGCTTGATATTGTGCCCATGCATTGTTAGCACCCAGTGTATTGTTAAGAACTGTAGAACTTAACTTACCACCATACCATGCATTTACTGCAAGGAATAGTGCAAACACAGATATAACCATACCTGCTTTGTCTTTGATTTTTGCTTCGCGCTCAGAACGAGATCCGGGAGCCGGCTTTGGAGCATCCGGATCTTTAGGTTCTTTATTGATTAATTTTAAAATAGAGTCTTGTATAGCCATCTTCCCTCCTTAGAATCTTGATAGAACTGCGGCAGCTGCCTTTTCTGCTTGTGCTGACATTATCTTTTTCTTGGCTTCGCAATATGCAGGAGAACCCTCTTTCTCTACACTGCGTTTATAAAAATCGTCTACAGTTTCACGCATAGGCTTTATTAGTGTTCTTACGTCAGTCTGTCTTAAACCTTTGCTTTCACTGTACATATCAAACCATTCTAGGTTGTCTGATATTTTCTTAACCTGTGCTGCATGTGGCTGTTTGCAATCCAGCTGTGCTACACTCTGTCTTACGTCTATAATACGTGCAGATTGATTAGAATCACTAAAGCTGGGGATCTTGCTGGTTAAGCTAGCACACCCTGAAAGTGTTACAGCTAGTGCAACTGTTGCAAGTAGTTTTATCATATTAGTTTTCCTTACAGGAACATTTTGTTTCGTAATCGTGTATAGCTGCTTTAATTGCATCTTCTGCAAGAATTGAGCAGTGTATTTTAACTGGCGGTAGAGCTAGTTCTTCTGCAATTTCTGAATTTTTAATTTCTTTAGCTTGTTGGAGTGTTCTTCCTTTGACCCACTCTGTGACAAGGCTCGAGCTCGCGATAGCCGATCCGCAGCCATACGTTTTAAATTTTGCATCTGTAATAATACCTGTATCATTATCAACCTTTATTTGTAATTTCATTACATCGCCGCAAGCAGGTGCGCCAACCATACCAGTACCAATGGAAGCATCACTAGTAGAAAAACTACCCACGTTTCTGGGGTTTTCATAATGATCAAGAACTTTATCAGAATATGCCATAATTTATTTTTTATCTATCTTAACAGCTTCGTTTAGTTTTGAATCAGCTTCTTTATAATATCTTTCATACGCTGCAATAATTGCCTGTTGCTGTTGAACATAGGCTCTAATGTCTGAAAGATTTAATCCTAGATCTGCATAGCCTTTGTCAGTTAGACCAAATACAGCAATAGGTCTTCCTGACTTAGACAACTCGTCAAAAACTTCTTTATAGTTATCTTTAGTAATAACTACCCATTCGATGTTTCTCATACGAACTCGATCAGCTTTGGGTAATTCTAATTTAGGTTTCTCAACTGGAGTAGTTGAGATTTGAATCTCTCTTGGCTTGGGAGTTAGTAAAGCGCAACCACTAACGCTTAACGAGATTATCAAAAAGCCAAGGACACTCGCTATTGAACGAACGGCCATCTTTTGCCTCCTTCTCTGTCTTAGTTAGTTCTGCACCTGACAACAGCTCAAAGCATCTACCTGCTTTAGCACTGGCCGCATTGACTACACGTTGTATAGCTTCTGGTTTTGCGGCAGCAGTTTGTCCTAGGTCATGACGCTCTAGTTTCTCAGCAAGAACTTGATTCTGTGCTCTAATTCTACTAAACTCTTCATTAGTCTGCTTAATTTCAGTTGTTACACGAGCAAAGTCTTTTTTCATAGTATCGATCGTTTGCTCGTTTAATTTAACAGCAGTGTCTAACTTTGCATTGTTCTCAGTCAGGATTCGTATTCTGTCCTGACTGTCTTTATAATACCAGTAGCCAGCACCACCTAAGACGAGCATGACTACTAGCATTATACCTGCAAGTTTAAATCCCATGGAGTTTATCCCAATAAAGCCTGTAAGGTTTTTGGTCCAGCTACTCCATCCGCCGACAACCCATTTTGTGCTTGCCAGTTTTGTAGAGCTCGCTTGGTTCCCGGACCAAAATCTCCATCCGCGTTTAAACCAAGAGCTTCCTGTAGCTGCTGTACTAAAGGGCCTCTTGAACCTTCCTTTAGTACTTGATTGAAATTTACCTCACCACTGTCATCGTGATCTTCGTTATGTGAAGAAGATCCGCCACCGCTGCCTAAAACTTCTATTGCATGATTAAAATGCTTCTTACGATCTTCTAGACCAATAGTTCCGCCATTGATTTTCTTAGTCATGCCTACAATATCGCCAGCATCACAGAACTTGTTAATGTTGTTAGTATCCCAGAACCAAGCAGCACTGTCAAGAGCACCCTTCTTAGTTCCGATATAATCTACAGCTTCGCCAAGATCCATTTCCATTGCCTTGGCAAAACCTGAATAGTTACTCTTACCAGTCAACTGAATCAATCCACGACCACGATAGCGGAAACCATCACCAGAAGCTTCATCACCGTTGCCCATTCTGCTCGAATAGACTACGTTAGCAATTTTCTCTGGCTGGCGAGCATATGCGTTAGCATCTCTACCTGCATTCTTAAAATACTTAGGGAAAATCTTATTCAAACCATCAGCTGAATAGTTTAGATTTTCTGAAAGTACCTTAAAGCCTGCTGATTCGTGTGCGCACTGTGCGACGAATCCGGCTACACGTTCTACAGTATTAATTTGCCAAAGCGGTAGTACTTCACACATAGCTTCGTACCATGCATCAGCTTCTTTATTTCCATGCAGTAGTTCTCTTACTTGATCTACTGTAAACTTAAACTTAAAATGTTCTGCACCCATTGCAATTACCTTCCTTTAAAAAATGCGCTTTAGAACAACGACTTTGTCTTTGTTTTCCAGCGTCAGCTTGTCACCGTATTTGGTAATGTTATAATCTCCAATGTACTTAGTCAAAAATATAATTTCTGCAAAGTCATTAGCATTAAAACCTTCATTAATATTAGTTATTGTTTCTTCAGCATCACCAAAGTCTACAAATCTAAATTTTACAGGATCTGCCCATGGTTTCTTGATAGTGAGTATATCGTCTATCATTTCTACTGATTCAACATAACTTCTATTAAAGAAATTCTTATAATTTTCTAAATTTGATTCTGTAACAGTTAACCCATATTGATCTGGCTCAACTGGGATCATTTCAGAAAGATTCTTTTCATCAACTGCTAGACTGCGCCAATTCTTATAGTATCTAAATTTTAGATTATCCATGTCGCACAAGTTTTTAATACCGTTAGCAATTTCTAAAATTTGACTAGGTGCATCCTTATGTCGTTCAATTTCAACAAACACTTTGTATGTACCGTCACTTGTTTCTCCGCTAGTAGCATCTGCATCAAGAACAAAGCTGTAACCTTTTTCTAAAAAAGTTTCTAAATCATCAGCAGCTTCTTTAGTTTTAACACTAAAGCTCATAGTGATAATATCTTGATCAGACCCCATTTTACTTTTATAACTGTCTATCTCCATAATGTGATAGACTAAATCACGCAGATCGCTTTGTCTTAGTGTCATTGTACAGCCCCTTCTTCAGGTGCTGCTGCAACAGCTTCAGGTGCTACTGCACCAGATGTTAACTCATCAGCGTTTTGAGATGTTGAAGGAATTTTAGTATCCTTAGCTGGTTCAACGGCTGCTTCTTTATAACCTGAGTAAATATCAGCTATAAGAGATTTAGGCATCTGTATTTCTACTAACCAGATAGGATGTAGGTCTAATTTACCTTTTTTAGTACCTGGACGTATGTCATCAGGTTCGCGTATTTTTCTAGGTTCAATTAGATTAGAACGAATGTATTTGACTTTACAATCATAATCTAGCAAACGTTTGCCGCCCATAGGATCAGGCATCTTATCTTTTGGCCACATAAACGTACAAGTAACCCAGTGTCTTTCGATCGTTGGGCCACTAGCAAGCTCGCCTTCTGCCCAGTTAGCATACACATAGATATCTAGCTCATCAAGAACTCTTTCGAAGTCTTTAAGTACTTCAAACGCTGTGTTAGAATCGTATATATTTTCAATGTTGTTTATAATATCAAGAACGTCTTGCATAGCTGTTTCCATAGTTTCCTATACTTATTTATCGTATCTAAAAAGTTAACAAGCGTTTTTATCATTTTTAATGTTTACTAAATAACTGTGTAAGGGATGTATTTTCCCTTGCTGGAAAGACAGTCCTTACACAAAACTACCCTTAAGGAGGACATTTAATGGGTGCAAGACGTGCTTCTAAGAAGCAAAACAGCGCAACTTTCAACTACAGCAATGTAGTAAATATCAATACTTTCCAAAAGCAGAAAACAGTCCACATTATTCCAAGGAATAGAAATCAAGAAGCCTACGTGCTAACATTACTGGATCCAAAGAAAGACATAGTCTTCGGTATTGGTCCAGCAGGAACAGGTAAGACACTCTTAGCTGTGCAGGTAGCAGTAAAATATTTTAAAGAAGAAAAGATAGATAAGATTATCGTCACAAGACCAGCCGTGTCTGTAGACGAAGATCTAGGATTTCTGCCAGGTACACTAGAACAAAAAATGGCTCCGTGGACAAGACCAATTTTTGATGTGTTAAGAGAGTATTTTAACTCACGTGAAATAGAAGGGATGATAGAAGAAGGTATTATTGAAATCGCACCACTAGCTTATATGCGCGGCCGAACATTTAAGAACGCATTTATTCTTGCTGATGAAATGCAAAACGCAACACCCAATCAAATGAAAATGTTGCTAACAAGAATAGGTGAAGGCTCTAAAATGGCTGTCACAGGAGACCTTAATCAAGCAGACAGATTAAAAGACAACGGTCTTATTGATTTTATCAAACAGCTTGAGAATAAGAACGCAACAAGGCTGGACATAGTCCAATTTACACAAGGGGATATTGAAAGACACGAAGCAGTAAAAGAAGTACTCAGCGTCTACGGCGACGAATAAAGGAAAAGGACCTTAATGGTCCTTTTCTACTTTTACAACTTCGATTCCGGATTTTTCGAGGAACTCCGTACCTTCAGAGCTGCGATAAGCAGTGCTATAAAACACACGCTTAATGCCGCTTTGATAAATGAGCTTGGCACAATCCAAACAAGGACTGTGAGTGACGAATAGGTCAGCACCAAATCCAGATTCCGTTCCTCTAGCCAACTTAGCAATCGCGTTAGTTTCTGCATGCAAAACCTCCGGTTTAGTTTTTAAAATGATATCTTCGCCTACTTCAGCTTCTCTCACAATCTCATCTTCACAGTTGTTATCCCAACCAGCAGGCATACCGTTGTAACCAATTGAAATAATTCTGTCATCTTTTACAATGATAGCGCCTACATGAAGTCTACGTGCATGACTAAGCTCTGCAAATGTTTCAGCAGTTTTCATATATGCTTGAATAAATTTATTCTTCACTTACAATCTCCCATGTGCCATCTCCTAATAATCTAACAGCATGTTCGTATACGTAATCAATAGGAACACCGGTACACCAATCATTAGGACCTAAAATAGCTAATCTATAAAATTCTTTTCTTTTGTCCCATATTAGATAATATGTTTTATATGGAACTGTAACAAATTGGTATTCTGACTCTAATACTTTATCTGTTACAGACAATCTATCAATAATTTTCTGTGCTTGTTTTTGTATTAGTTCTGCTTGTTTTAATACTAACTGATATTGCTCATTTAATTCTTCTAATTTTTCATTAGCGTGATAGCGAGCAATATTTTTAGCCTTATCCTTTATAGTAGCAATAGGCAAAGGTTCAAACTTTGGTGCTCCTACATTTGTAGGATAAGGCATTATATTAGGATGATCTGCTACTTGATCAGGTTTTTTATTCTTCATACCGATTGTTTAAGATCATCATTATGTATTCATTTTTAGTATAGATAAATCTATTCTTAAAAATCTTATCTTTTTTCATATACTGATATTCATATGCGTGATACATGTTTAACCAAATTAGTTTTTTGCTCCATGTACTGCGCACAGGGAGCCATGCATATTTTTCGTACCAACGCTCATCAAGTATATTATAGGTCATACAGCCATAGGTGCAGTAATACTGTCCATAGGAAAATAGTTAATTAGTTTATACTGTTCGGGTTTTGTCTTTACTAATTCTTCAAGATCTTTAAACTTAGGCATTTCTAAAGTAGGCCCAGACGCAGGTTCTCTTGTTATTTGCAACTTAACCTGCTCAAAATGATTTTGATAGATATGACAGTCTCCGCCAGTCCATACAAAATCGCCTACCTTTAGATTTAATAACTGCGCCATCATATGAGTTAGTAGACTATAAGATGCAATGTTAAACGGAACACCTAAGAACATATCAGCACTACGCTGATACAGTTGACAGCTTAGTTCGCCGTCTTGAATATGAAACTGAAATAATGTATGACACGGAGGCAACGCCATAACATTAACCTTATCAGCGTTCCATGCACTTACAATGTGCCTGCGACTGTTAGGATTGTAATACATGTTTTCGAGAACTTCAGCTATCTGGTCAACATATCCAATTTGTGCATCCCAACTACGCCATTGGTGTCCATATACTGGTCCTAGATCTTTTTCTATATCAGTATTAGTGTAACCTAAATCTTTAGCCTGCTTGTCAGCATTAGCAGTCCAAATAGTTGTTTTTCCTACAAGTTCTTCACGGTTCTTTCCATAGTGTATTTCAGCTAGACGTCTCTCATCTGAACTTCCTTCAAGCATCCATAGCAGTTCCGAAACTACACTTTTCCAAGCCAGCTTCTTTGTTGTAACCGCAGGAAAGCTCTCACGCAGGTCAAACCGCATTTGATAACCAAATACTCCCCGTGTACCTACACCAGTTCGGTCATCTCTATCTTTGCCATTTTCTAAAATAAATTTTAGTGCATCAATGTACTGTTTCATTTTCTCTTCTTTAATATCTGAAAGGTAACATCTTCATGAACTTCTTCCCAGTCAACTTTGAATAAGGTATCAATTTTTCTATTTGGTAAGAAAGTGTCGCAGTTATAAACACCTGGTATTTTACTAAGATAAAACTCGTCAATAACACCCAAGCATTGTTCAACAACTTTTGCTCCACCAATAATCCAAACAAATTGACCAGGATATTTTTCCTTTAGTTTTAATAATTCGTTTACTAGATTTCCTAAGATGTATTCATCTGCTCCAGGATACGAATCTTTATTATTAGTAACTAAGACATTAGTCCTTAGAGGTAATGGGCGTGGCATGTGAGGATCAATCCATGTAGTAGATCCCATAACGACTACATGGCCTTTAGTATTTTCTTTAAACCATTTTAAATCTTTTGAATTGTGAGGCCAAGGAAGTGTTCCTGAATTACTGATACCACCTGCATCGTCACAGGCCATAATAGCTCTAATCATTAGTCTCCCTTTCCTGGCTTCGTAGAAAAGTGTTCTACAAATTTATTAGGAACTCCGTTCCATTCTTCTGCATCCTTAGGAACATCAAACTCTCTTCGTTTGGTTATGTTTGGCCACAGTTTACTATACTTTTTATTGATTTCCATCCAACGATCTACATCTTCAACAGCAGCTTCAGGGTGGATAGCATCTATAGGACATTCTGGTTGACATACACCGCAATCAATGCACTCATCTGGATTAATCACTAGGAAGTTTTCACCTTCATAGAAACAGTCAACAGGGCAGACTGTTACACAGTCCATATGCTTGCATTTAATACAGTTTTCAGTTACTAGATATGTCATAGTCTTGCTAACCTAATCAGTGTTGCTGACAAATTAATCTCTGGATCAACTACAAGCGTATGATCCACTAATCCCTGTTTGATAACAAGTATTGCGCTATGCTGTCTTTCTTCATCACCGAACAGCTCAATGTTGTCATAGAGCCAACGATAGATTTCTTCCATTTCTTCTGGGCGAACACTGCCACACAGTAGTTTACGTGCTTCAAGGATTTTGCCTGCTTTAAACAGCTCAACCATGTTGATTTTCCAATCTGCTGTACCACTGTCACCTTCGTGCGGTTTGATCAGTACACCATCCTGACTGTTCATTTGCACCATATTAATGCATTTGCGAAGATCTGGATACGATGCTTTAACATAAGTGTCAAGGGTATCTATATCCATTTCAACTGATTCAGTTATGAGAATTTCTGCAACCCTAGCAGTAAATTCTGTTTGATCTACTTTAGCAATATGAAAGCCCTGACAGCGACTGTGAATAGCAGGAATGATTCTATTTGGGTAGTTACAGGTTAGTACAAATCTTGCTGTAGTGTGATACTCTTCCATAACGCCACGCAGGATAGCCTGAGCATTGGGAGTAAGATAGTCTGCTTCGTCTAATAGCACAACCTTAAACGGACCAAAAGGAATCATCTGAACAAAGTTAGTGATCTTGTCACGAATAGTGTCTGCATTGTTTTCGCGGCTTGCGTTAATCTCCATAATGTCTAGATCGTTAATGTCTAGCTCATTAAAAAGAATACGTGCCAGCGTAGTCTTACCAATACCAGCATTTCCACTAAACAGTAAGTGCGGGATCGTTTGATCTTTGATCCACTGCATTACTTGTTTCTTTTGTGCATCATCTCTAAAGACATAACCATCTACAGTCTTAGGGCGATACTTTTCTACCCATAATTCTTTCATGATTTTAACCTCAAATATAAGTTTCTAATAGCCTTAGCTAGATTATAATATCTAGCTTTGTATTTGTCATTGATTATTTCTTTAGCTAGCGGATTCATCATTTTCCTTAGCAGGTGGTTGCTTCTTACGCTTACCATAAAAGCTAGTACTAGAAAGCACAGCCTCTTCCGATCTTTTTCCGTATGGAATTTTTTGAATTACTCCACCTTTATTAAGAAACTCTTGTATTGCTTCTTCTGAAACATTGTCTAATGTTTTTTTTATGTGTATCATAATATCTCTTCTTTGTAGTCTTTAGAAATAGAGTCTAGCAACTCGAAGTTTTCTTCTGCCCGCTTAATGGCTTCTAGTGCTTTCAGCAATGCTGGATTCTTTTGTGCAGCCTCAAGCCTACGCATATACATAGTACGCTGTGCTCTAGCCCATTCTAATAAATTTTTAACATCTGGCGTAAGATCAATAGCAGGGTATGACGGCACTATCTGCTTCCAAGATACTCCGTCACTAACTTCTATACAGTTCATATTAGGGTTCCAACGCATCATACCAGCACCTATTGCACTTGTACTGATGAACGGTGGCGTCGACCCACCGCCTGATACTTGTATATATTCACTACCAGTTATGTTAGTAATCATCTTGTTATCCCTAGCTTTTCGTAAGCAATTTGTACTGCCTTAGCTTGATAGTAAGCATCAGCAAGTGCGTTGTGAAGATCGCTCTGCATACTCTTTCTAGGATCTTCAGATAAACAACCAAATAGTGTGCGGCTGTCCTTGACTTGCCAAAACTGCCAAGGGATTGGGCGTTTAACATTGCGATAAAGGTCTTCAAGGATAGTGATATCAAATCCGTATCCGTGACCCCAAATAACGTCAACACCAACTAGCCATTTGTTTAGTTCTGTTAGAATATCACCTACTGGTAATCTATTCTCTGTATCAAACGCTTCTTCCTGAATAGCAGGGTCTTGTTTACCCCACCATTCAACTGTAGCATCTGACACTGTCCTACCAAGGCGATCTTGTTCGTCTATATCAAACTTTACATAAAATTCACTGTAGGGTTCTGACTTACTGTTAGGATTAAACTTAACTGCTCCTAGTGTTAGAATTGTACACTGAGGGCAAGTATCAAGTGTTTCCAAATCAATCATTGCGTGTGTGGCCATTTTATTGTTTCCTATTTTCCTGTCCAATGCCTGCTAGTATTAAAAAGACATACAGAATGGGCCAGCCCCAACCTGTAAGATAATCGGTAATATGTAGAATCATTAACGCAATACCGGTTGCGCCACTGGTACCTATTCCACTGCTTTGTGGTGTGGGTATTCGCATAAAAGAAAACTCCTTAGTATAATCACAGTATAGCAGATTATATCTAAGGAGTCAAGTGTTTTATTAAACTGGATGACCGACTATATCTTGTTCTTTAGTTACAAATGAATCCAATGCCGGTGGAACCCAACCTTCTGGCTTAAGAACCTTACCGTCTTCGCGCTTGCGCACCTTACCAGTAGTAGGATCAATTTTAGCAAAGTTAGTTCTCATAACTTCGTTCCAAGCACCTTCTCCGTCAGCTCCCATGCTGTGGATAGCACCAATAGTAACAACAAGTATATCAACTAGTGCATCTAGTTGTTCAACTTTGTTGTTGGCTTTAACTGCATCTTGAAATTCCCAGAACTCCTCAACAATTAACTTTTGGTACATACTGTATTGGGGTGTGTTAAAAAAGTCTGTGCTTTGATCACAGGCCTGCATAAATCGTTCTTGATCTTTAAATGGATTTGTCAATTTTGCCTCTTATCGCATAAAATCTTCTGGTCTAATGTCAGTACCTTGACCATTTGAATATTCATTACCTATTTGTACGCCTTCTGGCTTTTCCTTACTGTACATTAATACACAATCAGGGTCAACCATGCGAAGTTCTACATTGCCTTCACCTTCGTCAACATTAAAACTTCTAGTCCATCGACCGTGTTCTATAAGAATCCAGTCACCTATTTCATAGTCGTCTTTGTTTTCAGGACCTTTATTATGTACCTTAGCCCATCGAGGATATATTCCTCGAGTAGTGCCGTCGTCACTTTTAATGATAAGACCACTAGCAGTCTTTTGTTCACCAAAATGCATTTCTGAAACAAGAACTCTATTATGTAAAGCTCTTACTCGGCCTTTTGCAACAGATGTTGAAATTGACATTACTGACCTTTTCTTACAAAGTTTCCATTTTCATCTTCGATCCATTCGTCGTCTTCTAACATTTCTGCTTCGTTCGGCGCTAGATCTTCTTTAGCAATCTTAGATTCTTTAAAAACTCCCGAACCTTCTTTTGCTGTCTTAGGGTGTTGATTATAAAATTCTTTAATTATCTCTTCACGCTTTTTAATAATCTTTCCACCTGGGCCTAGTTCGTCGCCTCGAGCATTGACCCTAGCGTTGCCTACGGCGGGTGTTAATTCATTCTTTTTACGTAACAGTTCCATGTCAACAGGGAGACCTCTCATTGAGTGATACTGTTTACGCCCTACTTGCATTTTAGACATATTGTTCTCCTAATATATACGTACTTATCTCTTAATAGCATTCTCTAATTAAGGTTTGATATCTATTACCCCAACCGTCATATTCTGTAATCCAACGTTCTACACATTGTACTGGATACGAATAATCATACCTTGGCTGAGGCTGATAGTAAACTGGCGGTGGAGGAGTATAGTAATAACTGCGATTTTGATTTGCAATTATCCCTCCAATAACTAGGCCGCCCACTAGCGGTGCTACCCAATTATGGCTGTTATGATAATGATGATGATGGCGGTGTTGTTGATGCCTATTATGATGTCGTCCGTCTGCTAGTGCTACGCTAGGCACTATTAAACTTAAGGCTAAAATACCTGCTGCTATTCTTTTTAACATACACTTCTCCTTGTTTAGCGTAAAAATTCACGCCAGTCTAGATTATAGTTAATACTATTTACCCTGTGTACTCCTATGAGGTATAGCACATAACTTGCTACGCTTGAACCTCTACCCACACCCCAAACTATTTTGTTTTCGCGCATAAAATCTACAAGATAAATCATATAGCGCAGTAGATCAAGTAGTCCACGTTTTTCAAATTCTTCTAATTCTTCTAGAGCTCGAATCAGTTCTTTATCTGTTTTACATTTACTGCTAACGTAGTTATAAACGTCTACGTTCTTATATCCATCCGGCATAAACCATTCTGAACGTAAAGCCTCGTCAAATTGTGCCTTGTCAACGTCTAGTGGAATATATTTGGTAAGTTCAGGAAGTCCCTGCTCTTTCATAGCAGAGTTAAACTTATCAATTTCGTCACTGGGCTCGCAGAGAACCACGTGACATTTATCAATATGTCCGCTATAGATCATATCAATTAAGTCGCGATTAGAGAATCTGGGTATACCTAAATTATCAGTTTTCATTAACATGCTAACAGTTTAACTTACATTTATTAAACTGTCAAGATCTTTTCCGTTTGAGTCCATTTGTTCTCTCTGCTTTTGAGCAGCGATGGATCTTCTAGTGTTTAGTTCGTCTTTATATATGTCCAAAATATTTGCTATTTGGACTTGCAGTTGAGGATTGTTTGTTTTGAAATACTTCCGCTGGAGCTCTTGAGCTTTATCTTCTAACTGCGAATCAGTAAACTCACTGAGATTGTTAACCAACGGATGTATCATATTAGCTAAAGAGACCCTTGTATTCGGCGTATACTGTTTCGCCGCCGTCATAGGACCAAAACTCAAAAATAGTAGGATTAATAGATCCTATAGTAACAGTGCCTGGCCAAGAACTATTTTTCTTTATAGTGCCGCCGCCCTCTGAAGTAAATTCAACAGTCTTACTGTCTCCAGCAGTTGCTAGTTTTATTTCTACAGTAATTTTAGCTAAACGATTTTCATCTTCAGTGGATGGCCAATTAGATAATTGGAAAGTAGCACTGGGCGTTTCTGCAGGGAGAGATAATCCAATAGTTTGGTATCTTCCTTCTGTAAAACTAATTTCACTACCGCTTGCAAAATTACCCTTTGCAATAAAAGATTCTGTACAGGTTTCAAACTGTGCATCAATAATGTGTGATCCTTGGAAATTACTGCTAGAATCTAATCTAGCAGCATTATTCTGAAGGTCTGTAATTTCAGTAGCTGCATACTGAAAGTTCTGCTTTATGATACCAAAATTGTCACGAAAACCCTGTGTATCGTTATCAACACCTGCTACCGGATATGTTGCGTCAATTGTATCGCTTGTAATATTGCTGGCCATTTTTAATCCTCTTTTATATATTTATTTTTCTTATACGTTGAACTGATAATTTGCGAACAGTATGTACTGTTCCTGGCTATTGCCCTCAGTTCTTTGTACTATGTATCTATCTATTTCAAAATCTAAATCTTTGAAATCAAACCCATTATTTTTAATGTTTAGAAGTATTTCGTCTCCTAGACCCGGTTTACAGTACACTATTGGAATAGCACTAACATAGTCTAGTTCTTGGAAGCCTGCTTGCGGAGTTCGCATCCAAAGCGGCAAGTAATTTCTTTCATTTTTTCCAATTTCTTTAATATTTCTACGCATATTATCTATGCTAGATATATATCTTTTTCTATCGTTACCGTCCGATACTTTAACTGCATCACTGTCTGCTTTTACTGTATTAGCGTATACTGGTCTTCTACGCATTGGTTCGCTGTCGCCTACCTGTAAAATAACCTGTACTTCGTTTGTGTTAACCAGTTCAACAAAGAAATCATTGTTATCAACATCAAGTACAACATCACCGTCTCTAGTATTAATTATAATTCTGTCATCAGTAGGAAACAAGAAACTGATAGTGTTTCTAGCATATATTGGCAATTGGTTGTAACCCAAGTTTGTTGATGTCGAGTCATCAACAGCAGGATACAGCAAACTATCAACAGTTAAACGATTTGTTGTGTTAATAGTAAAATCTTTTTGAGTTTTTCCTTTTTTAGGTTTAGCTCTATCTATAACCTCAACATATATAACTTCGTACACAGTGTCTAATGTGCCTGGTTCTCTAGCAATAGCTTTTTTAATTTCACCAAGAGCATATCTCTTTTTCTTATGATTTTTAGCCGATGCAGCTACAAAATGTTGAACCTGTTTAGCCTCAATACCTGCGTATACTAACATTTTCATTTTCTTCTGTATGCCAAATGCTGGATCGTCTGGTCTGTATATATTTTCTGTTGTAAATATCTCTGGTGTTGAAATAAAGTTTCTATAAACATCTCTATGATTTTGTTTCATATACGGAGTAGCATATATGTCAGTATATAACGTATTATCTAAATCTTCTACATCGAGCACAAATTCTCTACGAACTGCTACTAGATTAAATCTGTCTCTAGCCTCGACAGTAAATCTATATTGTCTGTCAAACGAAGTTATTCCAGGAAATGAACCGTCCCAAGTTGTAGATTTAGAATCAAATGTAGTCAAACCAGGATTACCATTTTCGGGAAACTGACGTGCAGTTCCTACAATTTCTCCATAATAATTTAATCTCATTCCAAAAGGAAGTCTTCCATCTACTAAGAAATACAACATCTTAGTGTCAGGAACAGTAGTTGTTGCTTGTACTTTAAGAGTGCTGGTAAAGTTTGCATTTATTTTTCCTAGATAAGATTCTGTAATCCAAGAAATTTTAGAATCAATTTCCCCTATAACATTTAATTCAAATGTTTTTGCTTTACTTGGTATAACAGTTTCATCTGTACTAGTAAGAACAATACTTTTAGAGAAAAAGTCATTTTTAAATAAAGCGATACCAATATTTCTACCAGCATTTAACTGCCTAGATAGACTGGTAGTAAAACTTATTCTATGTTCGTTGTCACGCAGTAATCTTACCTGTATTTGTGTACTACTGCTATCAAGTGCAAAGAAATCTCTTACGGTAGAAATAATTCTTGTTATAGACGTACTAAGAAGTTTTATTCTCCATTTGTTTTCGTTTATTACTTCAATATATGCTGTACCACCAAATTCTGCTTCCAGGGCTTGTTTGGTAGCATCTAACACATCCTCTGACGTTAGATCGCTAATGGTCTCAGCTACTTCTGTCCATTTTGAACTTTCAAAAATAATTTGAGGATTTCCATCTTCGTCTGTTATAATATTGCCGTCAATATTTGTTTGAGGCTGTATATTATGTGCTACTGTACAACGATAAATTTTTCCATCGCCTCCTGATTCTGCAGTATAAATTGCAAGATCATTAGCAAAATAATTTTCATAAAGATCAATAGTTCTTGGAACAGCTCTAGGTCTTATGGGATCGTTTGCAGGAGTAGTCTGTGTAATTTCATATTCAATATAAGGTAAAATATCCTGCACTGCATAAACTTCAGTGTCACTGAATCTAAATTCTCTTCCCTGGTATTTGTTAAGTTCTTGTTCTCCCAACCTGTTCACATAGATGTGATCCTGTCCTATAATAGCAGTTCGACTCATTATTAAAGATATATTTGGACCAATTGTGTCGTCTACATATATTAAATCAAACTCGGGGTCTCTATTATCAATATTAGTTACAGTGTATTCTCTACTATTTAGAAGAATTTTTCTACCACGAAGTTCTTGTAGATCAAGTACATCATCTGTACTACCAGTAAGATCTAACTTATAAACTTTGAAGACGTTCTTACCCAACATGGTGTCTTCATAAAAGTTAGCAAAGATTGTAGCACTTTCTAATGCTCCTTCAAATCTAGTTGCTCTTACTGTAAATCTATAATTTTGAGTTATAGCAGGTTGATAAGGAATGCGTCCTGTTATTTCACCAGAGACACTGTCTAAACTTAAACCAGGAGGAAGTTCAGATACTGTACCGTCATCGTTAACGTCTTCTAGTGTATATACAACTGCACCAGTTAGTGTATCGTTATCAATTATATCTAGATATAGAGTTACATAATTGTTTGCTCTCTTATAGCCTAGATCTCTTGGAGTTATCCATACTGGAGTTCTAACATGAGTAGTATCAGCGGTGAATACACCAGTACTCGATCTCATCACGGTGTTGTCTGCTCTTAGAAAATCATCTCCAACAACATATATTTTAAATTCTCTTCGTTTGAAAGTGTCACCGTCTGTAACAGTAACCGCAAACGGAAAATATCTATTAAGTTTTCTTAAGCTCTGTGTTGCTTCGAAAAAGTCAAATGTTTGTGTATCATAATAAAAACTTCCGTAGCCATTACCTGACAGAACAGCATAGTCAAACGGAAAGTCTCCATAAGGCATTGTATCATACTGTCCGCCTTGGAATCTTTTATCTAAACTTAATATAGGATCTACAGTTCCTACTAATCTACCATCTCTAGTTAGAGAAATGCCTGGAGGTAAATTTCCATCTCCGTCTGCAATAAAGTATTCTAGTTCGTCACCAGCAGGTAAATCGTTATCTGTAGCTAATAATTGAAAATCAATAATTTCGTTATCTAATATAAAATAAGTGTTGGTTCCGCCTACAGGTAGAAGTCCAGAAGCAGTTAGCCACTGCGGTTCGTCTGCTCCTGTAATAATAAATTTGAGGGTTCTGTCATCATAGTGACCTTCCCAATGTGCTCTAATAACGACGGTATATACAGTATCAATAGCAACTTCAAATGGAGTGCCTACTATGTTTATGTCTTGAATTCTTGTACCGGTAGGAAGACTTCCGCTAATTATTTCAAGTTCAATGTTTGAATACCCGTTAGCTACAGGCAATGCGATGTTGATAGGATTTCTTTCTGTTAAGATACCTATCTGATAGCCATTTGGAATATTCCACAGTGATAAATCTGCCATTTAAATCATCCTTTGCAGTATTTATCGGAAAAGAACTTATAAAGATCCAGCGTCAATATTGCGTAAAGAAGGAGCAGTGATAGTTCCAAAATCAAAGTTAGCGTCTGAAATTAACCAATCTATTACGTTGTTATAGGTACCATCAATAGTACCAAGATCCCAATAGTTTGTAAAATACTGGGCTATTGTACGTATGTCAACGCCATGCACTAAACCAGTAAGATTTCCAACAAATGATCCCGATATTTGTGCAGCATCTATGTCGCCTATGTTTGTTAAATCAAAACCCTGCCCGTCTAAAATACCGCCAAGCTGCGGACTAGTATCACCAGATAGTTCTGATAGGCCTGTATAATCAATTACTAAGTTATTTCCTACTACTCTAGTAGTAATATCTGTACCACCAAATACATTAAGCACAGCATCTTCAGTTAGTTCAATGGGGGAACCTAAATCAGTATTAACCGTTACAATCTTAACGCCGCCGTTTGCGTCAATTGTGATATTTTGATCTGTTGCTGTTAGTGTTACATCATTGCCAGCTATTAGTTTTTTAAACTGAAGTTGATAGTTTACAATATTTGCAAATATACCTTCGCCCTGTGCTCCTAGGTTTACAGCTGAAGTTTCTTCGTAGTCGCGAAGATCTAGTTCTTCAAAGTTATTGTTTACTTTGATAAACGCTTCTCGAAGATCGTCTCCGGTTCCGTCGTTAGCCGCAAATCCTATATTAATAAGCTGAAGTGCCATTATTTTCTCCGTCTACTATATTTAGCTTCCAATTATTCTTAACTGTATTGCACTGTTAAATGGATTATATAGGAAATAATTAGCAGATCCTAATAAACTTCTAACGTTAGTATAGTCATTGTTTAGGCCTGTTGACAGTAGTTTATTTGTTCTAGCCTGAGACTGTAACCATGTTTTTAATTGACTAGGAGTTAGATGTGGATTTAATTGCAGATAAAGTGCTCCAACTCCTACAACTTGTGGAGCACTCATGCTAGTCCCACTTATATTACACTGTTTAAAATCCCCGTCTGCAAAATAGCCTTGACCGTTGTGTATATTTGTATTACTGGTGGAACTCATGATATCAGTACCAGGCGCATATATATCTACGCCAGGTCCAGTTTCGCTAGATGCAGCTTTTTGTTCAAGGCCGCCACCGTCTACGGCACTGTCAACATTTCCTACTTTGATTGCTTCATCATCAAATGGGCTAGAACCTCTATGATAATATTTTGTTCCTGTATTTGTAACAGCATAATTGTTATAATCAACACCGCTAGCTACATCTATTTTATGATACTGATTACCTGCTGCAATAACAACATGTACTCCCGCATCTATTAATTCTTGTATGTCAACGTCTACACTTGAAATTCTTGTATTAGTGTAAAAAAAGGCGCCGTCAGTTAGCGGAGGTAATCCTAATGCCCAACGTTCTGCTCCTGTGTCTATTGCAACATCCGAGTACGTTGTACCCCTATAGTTGATGCTTGTAACAGTAGAATATACAGCGTAATATCCCCAACTCATGTTAACAATAGTAGGTCTCTTGAATCCTGTAGTTGAATCTATAGGTTTATTTGCATGCCATTGTTTAATAACGTCAAAGCAATCAGCAACCGATATTCCATTATTTGGATCACTAGCACCTTCAAGTCCTGCTACCTTTATTGAATATATTCTTGCATTCTTCGCCCAGCCGTAGTTTTTTCCTGCGGATATTCCTGCAACGTGTGTTCCGTGGCCATCATAGTCTGTATAGTGTCCACTAGGCATAGATCCTAACACACCGCTAGCTGTGAACCAATCTATTTCTTGTACTCTACTAGTACCATTGCTATCTTGAAATTCAGGATGATCAGCCTGTATACCACTGTCTTGAATTACAACATCAACTCCGGTACCATCCAGTGTGTAATTATATCCGCCGCTAACAGTATTAAGAGCACCATAAGGATTATTATTTTCTATAATTCTACGTAAGCCCCAGTTAACATATGAACCAGAATCACTTGTAGTTTTTGTAAAATCAGATGTTTGTACAGCACGACGTTTCATAATAATGTCATCACGCTGTTCAGGTGGAATTTCAACGTCATAGACTCTAGGATCATTGCGTAGCTGTTCAGCTTCAGCATCTGTTAGAGCATAATGACAGAGTCTTAAACTAGCATCTCTATTATTAACTATGTCTACTCTGCGTGAAGGAACAAATCCGTCTTCTGTTGATTCGTTTTCTATTTGATTCCAAAAAGAATCATAGTCAACGCCTCTATTTAAACTTACAATGTATTCTTTAGTATCACTCATCTTTTTTTACCTTTATTTAATCCCACGATCCGTTATCTGCTTGCCAAGCGCCGTCTGTAAATATTAATGTACTCATGTTCAAATTTAGGTTGGACTATTTGTTCCATATAGCGGTATCCATAACCCGTCAAAACCGGAGTAGATAAACTCTGCCACAACGCCACTTGAAATATCTCTGCCAAGCAGTCCAGGATTTACTGTAAGGGTAGCAAGGTTATAACCGTTGAAAATAACCAAACGTTGTCCAGGTACACCGGCCGGTAGCGTAACTGAAGTAGGATCGGTTCCTGAATACCCTATTGCCGGTGTAACAAACAATAGATTAAAATCTACTGTTGTTGG